TTCTACTCCAAATGATTTTTTGTTTTCGATAGCTTAATCGAGAAGCAAAAGGGCCTGCGGATGCAGGCCCTGGAATGTGCAACGAAATATAACTCTAACGTTTCGTTTAAAAAGATAAAATAAAAATCTTCGTTGAACTTTTCTAACCCTTGTCTGTGAAGGCATTCAATAGAATTTCACGAAATTGCTTATAAAAGTTAGCCACCAAAGTTAACAATTCATTGCCACGATTTTTCGTGGCAGTTTTCGTTGCATTTCGTGGCAATGTTGAACACAAAAATACCCTCGAAAAGTATAACAATTCGAGGGTATTGATTGAGAAAATTTGAGTCGTTTACTTCTTTTCTTTACGCAGGCCTTTGATCTGTTTAAAGGCTTCTTTGAGAATATTTTTTTCTTCTTCATTCAACGCGCCGTAAAGCAATCCTTCATCTGTTGCCAATTCCATAATTTGCTTGGAAAGCGGATAGACACGTTTGGTGGGGAAGTGGCGTTGTTCTTCTTTGAAATAGAGCGGAAAATTTTCTCTAATGACTTTATCTCTGAGCAGATATGGGTCAGCGCGTAATTCGTGAGCGAAGTCATAGATTCGTTCGATTGGCAGTTTCATGCGCCCCGAAAGTATTGTTGTGAGAATGTTCGGAGACTTATAGCCCAAATTCAAGCTGGCGTCAGAAGCGGTAAGACCGTTCTTATAAAGCAAGTAAGCCAAATACTCAGCGACGGTGGCGTTTTCTAACCATTTGTCACTCGGATTGTCAGGAACTTCGAGACTAATTTTTCTCATTTTGTATCTGTGGAAACAATTAACGTAAAACAATATTAGCACAACGAATTAAGTAATTGATTACATGAAGAAAAATTTTTAATATCGCTAAAAGTATGTAATCGACTACTTAGTAATATTGTGTCAGAATTACTCTTAAAAGTAACTTTTGAACTGCCCAAAGTTGGTTTACAATTTCATTATGGCGTTATGATTAAGTAATACTTTTTCCAAAATTGTTCGGTAATTTTTAAGAGTCAAACCATGATCATCAGAACTAAACTCATCTCTTTCGAAGTAAAAAACATTGATTTATCAGACCTTTATGATCTTTATCAAAAGGAAGACAACACCGTTTCTGAAAAATTGAGCGACGGTCAGATGGTCGAATTGATTACGACATCAACTGGCGCAACCTCTCTTATAATTCATGGAAAGGCGGGGGATGTGACTGAGATTAAGCTAGTCGGAGAGAAGGACAATAATAAGTAGTCGCCTACTTAAATAAGATTTAAACTAATGCAGTTAGCGTTTACTTATATTAAGGAGGCGTATGCCCAGTTTGCTCAGTAACTATGATTTCATGCGCTCGACTGAAGTCGTTGGTCAGATGTTGTCAGAGAAAGATGTCGAGATTATTTTTGCGGGTACGCAAGCTCAAACGGGCTATGACAAAGCAGGAAACCCGACAAACATCACTCTGCCTATGCTGTCTGAAAATGTCGATGATGTAATGAGAACTTACATCAAAGGCTTTTTAGACCATGAATCAGCGCACGTGCTTTACACCGACGGCCCGATCTTTAGAAAGAGAATTGAGAAGATCGAAAAAAAGTATGGCGGAAAGGTCGCCCAAATGGTTCTAATGCTTTTTAACGTTGCTGAAGACGCTCGCATAGAAGAGCTGATGAAGAAACGCTATAAAGGTTCTAAAGAGAATTTCTCGAACGTTTTGAAGATGATTCTCGAAAAGAACATGAGCGGGTTAAAAGAAGATTCTTCAGCCGAAGAGATAATCGACGGAATGATAGTTTTCTATGCTCGCTGGCTTGTTGGTTCGGAGTTTGCGACGGAGTTCTTTAACGAACATCAAGAATACTTAGAACTTTGTAAGAAGTACGACGAAGGAATCGACAATCTCTATACGCTTATGAGTAAGGCCAAAAGCTCAGAAGAGATTCTCGACGTTATTGAAGAATTTCTGAAGAAGCATGAAGACAAGATGTCTTTTTCAATGAAAGAATCATCTGGCGGTAGCTCGAAGAAAGATAAAAAGTCAGAGGGTTCGGGAAAGTCAGTTAAGACAGAAAAAAAATCTGAAGAGTCTGAGGAAGAGGAAAAAGATTCTGAAAAACCTTCAGAGAAGGACGATAAGAAAGATGACTCCGAAAAATCGAAAGATTCTGAAGACAAAGATGGTGAACCCGACAAAGACAGAAAAGACAAAGAAGGTGAAGATGGTGACAGAGAAAAAGACGAAGAAGCTTCTTCCGAAGAAGACGAATTAACGAAGGAAATTGAAAAGCTCATTACAGGGGAAGACTTCGGAGACTCTATTCGTGCCGAGATCAAGAAAATCATCAGACAAGAAAACGGAAGCGGAAAGGCGCCTAAGGTCTATAGACCTCTAACGACAAGATATGACCGCATTGAACCACAATCGGTTAAAAGTTATTCCATTCAAAGTTTTTTAGAAAGAAACCCTAGAACTTATAAGGAATTTTTAGAAGAAACGGCTCAATATTCTTCCGTCATTCAAAAACAGCTTGAACGTTACATGAGCGCCTTGTCTGTAAGCGGTTGGGAATATGGGCATAAAAAGGGATGTTTGTATGGAGCGGGTTTAAGCAGACTTATCACGGGCGATGAAAGGGTCTTCAGAAAGAAGATGGAAAGAAAAACAAAGGATGTCGCTGTTAGTTTGCTGATCGACTTGTCGGGTTCTATGATGGGGACTCCAGTCAAGTATGCGTGTATGTCTGCTTATATCTTTGCTAAAGCTCTATCAAAGATCGGCATTAACTTTGAAATTTTGGGATTTACTACTGATTGGAACGAACCGCGAGATAGCTTTTTTCAAACACTGAAAAAAACAGAAGAAAAGGCGTTTGACGGTCAGCCCTCATACACTCGAATTGAACCGTTGAATATGCCGATTTTCAAAAAATTCGGAGATAAATTTTCAATCGAAACGGCTCAAACGCTTTGTTATTTTTCAGATAGCGAATGCCCTATGAACAACAATGTCGATGGAGAATGTGTTTTGATAGCATCTTCAAGACTGTTAGCACAACCGCAGAAAAGAAAAATTCTCTTTGTTTTCTCCGATGGCGACCCCGCTTTTCAAACAAACTATTCGGTTTGGGAAAAGAAGCATCTGCATTACGCTATTGAGCAAGTAACAAAGGCGCACATTGAAACTTTTGGAATCGGAATCTGCTCAGATTCAGTGAAAAAGTTTTACCCCCATTATTCAATCGTTAACGAAATCGAAGACTTAGGCAAAGAAACTTTAACTCAACTAAAGAAGTTTTTAGTTCGCTAAAATAATAAGTAATTAACTACTTAAGAATAAAATCATGACAGACGAAAGCCTCAAAAAAGAGTACATCTCTTGCGCGATGTGCGGTAGCAAAGTGCATAGCATCTCAGCTCATTTAAAAGATTTTCACCCCGATGTCACTATTTCTGATTATCAGCGTTTGTATCCAGATTCTCCGATTTTAAGCGCTTGGGGAAAACTTAAAGTTGCAGAGTTTCAGAAGAGAGTTGAAGAAAAGGCGAAAGTCGAAGCACAAAGGGCCGAAGCTCAGAAAACTGAAGCAAAAGCTGATGACAATTGTCATAAAGAAACTATCAGCAAAGTTTTTAATTTGCCTGCTGAAATTTGCAAAAACAAACTTGGAGAAGAAATCTCAATCTCTGTTCTTAACGACTCTGACAATCCGAAATCTAAAAGCCTAGTTCCCGAAATCTCTGATAACTACATCTATGACATTAAAGAGCTGAAGTTTCAACTTATGGCTTTAGAGCTAAACACACCGTGTTTGGTTTGGGGTCATAAGGGTTGTGGGAAAACAGAAGGTATTGAGCAAATTTGTGCTCGTACAAACCGTTCTTTCATGCGTATTCAGCACACTGCAAATACCGAAGAAGCTCATATTGTCGGTCAATGGATTGTCAAGAACGGTGAGACGGTTTATCAGCTCGGTGCATTATCTGAAGCAATGCTGTACGGCTGGGTCTATTGTGCAGACGAATATGACTTCACTCCGCCTCACGTTTTGTCGGTTTATCAGTCTGTGCTTGAAGGGAAACCGCTGGTTATCAAAGACGCCCCCGAAGAATACCGAATTATCAAACCTCATAAAAACTTCAGGTTCTTCGCTACGGGCAACACGAACGGCACAGGTGATGAAACTGGAAGTTACGCAGGTACTTTGACTCAGAACTCTGCAAACTACGACCGTTTCGGCATTGTCGTACACAAAGATTATTTACCGAAAGAGAAAGAAACAGAGATTCTTACTAAGAAGACGGGTATTAGAGAAACTGAAGCGAAGCAGTTAGTTGATTTTGCTCAAGCAGTCAGAAAAGCATACGGGGAAGGGAAGTTAAACGACACAATTTCTCCTCGTGCATTGATCAATGCTGGTCGTATCGGAATTTTAATTGGCGACCTTACACAAGGTTTGAAACTTGCTTTTACGAACAAGCTCTCAAGTGTCGATGAAGAAGTTTGCTTGCAGTACGCCCAGAGAATTTTTGGAAGTGGGGAAGCGAAATGAGAAACTGCTTCGGACTGATTTCAGCATTTAACTTTGAGTCGGAATGTTGTCAGAAGTGCGAGAGTTTCAACGAGTGTTCCGACGAAGTGATTAAAACGGCTTGCAAGATCGAGAAAGCTATTGATATTAGACCGATTTTAAAAAAGCATTTGGAACTAAAGAAAGGTTTTCCTAAAACCGACGACTTGTCGATTAACTACGAATATCAGCCGATAAAGAAAGTGAAGATGGCGCTTGACAGTAAGGTGTCGGATTCGCTTTCTGTTGAAGATAAAAAGTATTTGCTTGGACTAAACAGAACTCAAAAGTCTTGGGTCTCAACTTTGTTGACTGCAAATCTTCGTACTGGCGATGATTTTTTAGATACAGCCAATCTGAAGAAAGTTCCGAAACTCGGCTTTTTATTTCAAATGGCGCTTCTCATTCATCACGGCTTCAATTCGCCCGAGATGCTGAAGACGAAACTCAAACAATACAACTCAAAGTTAACCGACTCTTCATTCAAGACCAAATACTGCAATGCGTTAGGCGCATTAAAAGCAATGAAGATCGTGACGGGAGAATACAGATATGAATTACAGGTTAGGGATAAAGAGTGACTTTTCAATCGGAAAGTCACTTCTAACTGTTGACAAGATTGTTGCTGGCGTAAAAGAAGCTGGCTTTGACGCTATTGCTGTTACCGATGATATGACTATCTCAGCAATGCCGATTCTGTCTAATAAACTCAAGGGAATTGCTAAGACGGTTTTCGGCGTTACGTTGTATGTTCATGAAGACGCAACTTACAAGCCTCCTACAAAAAGCAGTGGGATTGCTCCGAAAGACAATTCTATGTTCACTCTGAAGGTTTATGCCAAAAGCGAGAAGGGCATTCAGTCCATTTATAAGCTATTAACGCTTGCAAATTCAGAGTCTCACTTCTACTACAACGCTCGAACTCAAATGAGCGAAGTCTTAGAACTGGAAGATGTAATTGTCACGACTGGCGACTTTTTCAATCTTTTCTCGGTTGATAACTACAAAGATCATCTTTTGGCATTGATTGCAAAGTTTGGTATTGAAAACGTTCTGATTGAAATTGTGCCGATCAATTCACCGCTATACGAAAGATGTTTCCAAAGGGCGATTCATTGTTGGCACGTTTACGACAAAAGATGCAAAGCAATTTGCACGCTTCCAGCTTTGTATGAGAAAGACGAAGATATTGATTCTTTAAACGTCTATCAAGCTGTAGCAAAGAATATGCAGATTACAGCAGAGAAGGGAGCGGTTTTAAAGATTCAAAAAATCAAAGGATTAACGCTCAACCAAAAATGGAACGATATCAAGAACAATCTTTTTGACAAGCTCGTTGACAAGTATTGGGGAAAAGGACACGGCTCAGTTGGCAATCTTGCAGAATTCATTTATCAATGCTTCGGAGAATCCCCCGAGTTTCTTTTTGACAATTGCTCTTATGAATTCAAAAAGAAAGCACCTTGCTTACCAAAAATGGCGGAAGACGAATTCTCTGCTGTCGTTGAAGAATGCAAAAAGGGCTGGAGAAAACGCTTTGCAAAGCCCGTGTTAGGTTATCTGCCAAGCAAAGAAAAGCTCCCTGAGTACATGAACAGACTCAAATATGAGCTGTCTGTTTTGCAGAAAATGGGCTTTAGCGGGTACTTTTTGCTTGTGCAAGACATCGTTCAATGGTCTAAGAACAATGGAATTGTTATGGGGCCAGCAAGAGGGAGTTGTGCAGGATCGCTCGTTGCTTACCTTATGGGAATTACTGAAGTTGACCCGATTCGCTTCAACTTGATTTTTGAACGATTTATTAACCCTGAGCGACATGACTTGCCCGACGCTGACTTGGACTATCAGTCAACCCGCAGGCAAGAGGTGATTGAATATTTAGAAAGCAGATTTGGTAAAGAATGTGTCTCTGGCATCTCTAATTACGGAGCTTTGGGTTCCGCAAGTGCGATTAGAGACGCAGGGCGAATTTTCTCTTTGCCTATGAGCAAGTTAGAAGTCTCAAAGATGGTTCCGAAAGAACACGGCTTTTCTTCTAACTTGGAAGAGAGTGCTAAAGCCGTACCTGAAATTGGCTACTTCGCAAAAGAGAATCCCAAATTATGGCATCACTCATTAGCGCTAGAAGGTGTAATGCGAAGTTTAGGCAGACACGCCGCTGGCACTATTGTTGCTGGCGAGCCGTTAGTTAATCGCGCGGTCGTCGAAAGAAGAGCGGGTTCTTCAGTGGTCAACTGGGACAAGCGAATAGTTGAAGACATGGGATTGATCAAGATGGACATTCTTGGTCTTTCAACCCTTGATACCCTTCAAATTTGTCTGAGGTACATTGAGAAACGCTACGGTAAAAAGCTCAATCTCTTGGATATTTCGCTTGACGATAAAGAAACTCTGCAAGCGTTTGGCAGAGGTGAGACAACGGGCGTCTTTCAGTTTGAATCTTCTGGCATGAAGCAGTTGCTCAAATCGTTAGCTTACGGAGGTCAATTAACCTTTGAAGACATTACAACTGCAACCGCCTTGTATCGTCCTGGCCCGATGGATTCTGGTCTGTTAGATGACTTCGTGAAAATCAAACAGGGCTATAAGTCTGTTTTCTACGACCACCCGAACATGGAGAGGGCGCTAAAGAACACCTCTGGAATTATCGTTTATCAAGAACAAGTTATGCAGGTCGCCAGAGATTTAGCGGGCTTCTCAATGGGCGAAGCCGACACGCTACGCCGAGCGATGGGAAAGAAAGACCTTGAGAAAATGACAGCAATGAAAGAAAAATTCATTGATGGAGCATTTACTGTTTCGGGAATGGCGAAATCTCAAGCTCAAGAACTATTTGAGAAAATTGAAAAATTTGCAAGCTATGCATTTAATCGCTCACACAGTTGCGCTTATTCCATTATCTCCTACTGGTCTTGCTACTTAAGAACGCATTATCCCGCTGAGTATTTTGCGGCTTCTCTTTCCATCATCTCAGACGATAAGTTTGAACCTGTTGTAAAAGATGCTCAAGAAGCTGGGATTGCGGTTCTCCCGCCACAAATCAATCATTCTTCAGCTCAGTTTGAAGTATTGGATGAACATCGGATTTTGGCTCCGTTCTCTTCAGTCAAATACATCTCAAGCAATATTGCCAACAAGATCGTCAAGTTAAGAGAAGGAAACGGAGGCTCTTTCTCTTCTATCGAAGAGTTTAAGACGCTTGCTTCAAAGAAAGGCTCTGGCGTTAATGCTCGTGCAGTCAGTAATTTGGAGAAGGTCGGAAGTTTTTGCGAGATTGATTCAACTATTCCGCCCGTTGATGACCCTTCAAGAATTAAAGATCAAAAGGAATTGATGGGTGGTTTGATTCTGCAAGTTGTCAGAAATCCGAAGACAGTCATCATCAATAAAGTGATGAAAGACAACATTGTTTCCATCATTGATGACATTGGCAAGTGTAGCGATTGTGATCTTTGTGAAAAGGTTCATTGCACACCGAGCATTGGCTCAAGAGAAGTCAAATTTATGATCGTTGGAGATTGTCCTTCTTGGGAAGAAGAAAATAAAGGAAAGTTTATGACTGGTAAGGTCGGTGGGATTGTTCAAAAAGCTCTCATGTCGGCTGGACTTTCGGTCAAAAACGGCTATTACACAGCGCTAGTAAAAGCGAAGAAAGAAGGAAAGTTTCTGACTGGTGAGCAAGTTGCTAAGTGCTCAAAGTTTCTTGAAAAAGAGATTCAAGTCATCAATCCCGCAGTAGTAGTCGCTCTTGGCTCAACGACAATCAGAAAGTTCTTTCCAGATATGAAAGCGTCTGAAGCAGATGGTCAAGCGATTTACGACCCTGCAAAGAATATGACGATTGTCTGCGGTATCAATCCTGCTCAGGTTCTTTTCGATGAAGAAAAGATGAATAACCTTATTTCCACCTTCAATAAAGTCAAAGAAGTGGTATTATAATAAGTAATTAACTACTTAAGAGGTTATCGATGCCCTTGTTATACGAACCTGATATGACAAAGTTCGCTGATGAAATTCAGGTGAACGAGGTCAATCTTGACGAATGCGCTTTAAATCAAGCATCTCTTCTTGCTTACTATTTGAATCAGAAGGCTCTAGCAGAAAGACAAGTCAAGACCGCTCAGTTGAATCTTAATATGTATTACTTCACACGAAAAAGAGAAGTTGAAGCCGAGCTGACCGTAAAGGAAAAGAGAGTCACAGAGGGGTCTATTGACTCTATTGTGAAAACAGAAGAGGAATATATAAAGAGGTATTGGACTGTAGTTGAATCAGAAAGAATTCGAGATCAGCTTCAAGCCTGTTGTAGTGCTCTGCACGATCGAAAGAAAACCATTCAACAACTTTTAGACGCCCGTCTTATACAGGCAGGAGGTTCTGTAACTTTAAATTCACGTAAATCTTTTTGACCAATTAGTAACTAGTTAACTACTTAATAAACTAACTTAAGAAATTAAATCATGGACTTAAGCAAACTTCAAAACATTCTTAACAAGAAAAAAGCCGAACGTGCTCGCAACGACATCAAAGTCATGACACCGAAAAAGGGCACATCCCGTTTCGTTCTTTTACCCGGGTGGAACCCCGCTGATCGTGAAACCTTCTGGCATGACTACGGTGAACACTGGTGTAAAGACCTCGGCAAAGCAAATGCAAAAGGTCAGCCTCAAATTGTCGCAAAAGTCATCTGCAACAACAAGACCTTCGGCACACCGTGCCCTATCTGCGAAGCTCTTGGCGAAGCTGTCAGCAACTGTGTGAATGACGAGCAGAAGAAAGCTATTGTCAGCAACTTCGGTTCTGTACAGCGTTATCTCGTTAACGTCTTGGCACTTGATTCTGAAACTCCGAATGAACCGCAGATTTTGATGATCGGCGGTCGTGCTTTCGATCAGCTCGTTGAGCAAGTCGGAAAATGGAGCAAACAGCTCTTTGATGAAGTTAACCCGCAGGTGTTTTCCATCACTCGTACTGGCGAAGGTTTCGATACAACTTACGTTGTTTCTATCAATCCTGAAACCTATCCGATGCCCGCTGGGGTTAAAGAGAAAATTCACGACTTAGACGCTTACTGTCATTCGACAACACCTGCTGAAGTCGGGAAGGGTCTTCAGACATTCGCTCGTTTGGGCGTCAATGTTAGCGCTATCGCTTCGAGCTATGTACCTGAATCACATCAGATTGCAACTCAGCCGAAACCCGTTGCAGAGAACGCTCAGACGGTTGTTTCTCAGCCCGTTGTAAAGCCGATTGCTCCGACTCAGGAAGTCAAGCCTGCCCCTGTACAGCCCGTTGCAGAGCCGAAAATGCCGAGCATTGCTGACGACCTAGATTCGATGTTGGCAAGTCTTAATGCGCCCAAAACAATCGACCCAGCCGATCTTCCGTAATTGAAATAGCAGACAAGGCGGCGAAATGCCGCCTTTTTCGACTATGCGAAACCTCGTACTCATTGACAAAAACAATCTTGGCAGACGAAGCAACGCTCAGTCTGTTCTAAAGACAAGCTCAGGTTTTCAGACTCAGGCGGTCTTCGGTTTTATTCGTACTCTGATCTCTCTCAAGAAAGAATATCGAGACCGAGACTTCATTGTCTTAGACGATGGGAGAGCGGACTTCAGATTCAATCTATATCCCGCTTACAAGGGCAATAGAAAGCCTCTGACACTCGCTAAACAAGCCGAATTGAACGCTTATACAACTCAGAAGCCGTTTATTGATCAAGCGGTGTATTTGCTCGGTATCGCTCGTTTATGTGCGTCAAATTACGAAGCGGATGATCTTGCTGGACTGCTTTGTTCTAAGAGAGGAAATCGAGAAGTTACGTTAGTGAGCGGTGATAAAGACTGGCTACTGCTGATCGATAAAGGCATTGAATGGTTTGACCCGAAGACCAAAGTTCATATCAACCATCTTAATTTTCAAGGGAAAACAGGAGTCTTCACGCCAGAGCAGTTCTTATTTAAAAAATGCTTGATGGGCGACGCAAGCGACAACATCAACGGAGTTGGCGGTATTGGTGAAGAACGAGCAACTGATATGGCTCTGCATTATTCAAATTTCAATAATTTTCTTTTGAATAAGCCCCGCAACCGTTACGAACAACAGCTATTTGACTCAAAGGAGAAACAAGAGACCTTCAAGAGAAATTTGCTCCTTATGAACATAAGGAACCCGCAAATTGACACTTCTAAAACCTATATGTCGAAAGGTAAGTTTGAAGGAGATGCGTTTTACAAGTTATGTGAAAACCTCGAATTCAATTCGTTTCTTGCCCACTTTGACATCTTCGAGACATTGTTCTCTAGAGGAAATTAAATTGAATAAAGAAGACGCAATTGCATTATTGGACAAAAAGATTGGTCCAAATTCCGAGATCATCGGTTACGACAAGTTTATTAACACGAGCTATGAACCGCTGAATAAAGTCATCAGCGGTAAGTATGACGGCGGTCTGCCTTACGGTCGTATTGTTGAAATTGTAGGCGAGAGCGCGAGTGGCAAAACGTTGCTTGCAACCAAGATGATGATTGAAACGCAAGCTCTTGGCGGTGTTGCGATTTTCATTGATTGGGAGCGTGCTTTCAGCATCGACTTAGCAAGAAACTTAGGGCTTAACACCGAACGTCCTTACTTCTTCTACTTCACACCTGAAACATGGGAAGACGGCAATAAGATTGCTATTCAAGTGTGCGAAACACTCAGAGACAATGCGATTATCGACGCAGACGCTCCGATAATGGCGGTCTTTGATTCGATTGCTAGCGCAGTTCCAGCTTCTTCAGCGGTCAAAGACATTGATGCGTACAACATGAACGACACAACAGCATTGGCTCGTGTTGCTTCTACCACGCTCAAGGTTATGGCTCAGAAAGCATGGAAAACGAACGCAACTTTCGTCTATCTCAATCAGGTCAGAACTGTTCCAGGAGCTTACGTCCCGACGACAAGCACGCCTGGAGGTAAAGCAATGGAGTATTTCAGCTCTGTTCGTCTCTTTCTGAACAAGAAAAAGATTGTCGATAAAGACAAGAAGTATCTCGGTCAGAAAATCACGATAGAAGCACGCAAAAACAAGATTACAAAGCCGTTTGGGGTCTGCTCAGTGGATATGTATTACAACGCTGAGAACGTTCCTCAATTCGATTATGTAAGCTCTCTAATAGACCTGTTAGTCGAGAACAAAAAACTCGAAGTATCAGGAGCTTACATTCAGTACGGTGAGAAAAAGTATTTCAAGAGTCAGCTTGTTAAAAAGATCACCGATGAATGTGCTTACGACGAACTTAGTAATCTTTTAAAGGCGTAAAAATGATTTCAGTCGAACAGATGTTAGAAAAATCTAAATCTCTGTACGACCTTCATTTTGGAGACCGTCCTTACTATTGTTACGGCGGTCTCTATTTTAGTCGCTCAATATCTGAACCAACATTGGAATTCAAAGTTGAAACGGCATTGAGCAAAACGGACTTAATGAGGTTCGATATAGAGGCAAACAAATGGCAACCGACGGGCGGAAGGATTCTTGCTTTTGACAAGAACGATGTTGTTGGTTCTTCGGGAGCTAGACCAAAGAGTGTTGCTGATTATTTTTTCAACAGAGAAAAATATAAAGAGCAAGGAACAAAAGTCAAAATACCAATAGACAAGCACGAGTATATTGATTTCAATTGTCTTAATGATGCCGAGTTTTCTCCCGTTGTGAGGTTGTTGTGGTTTCTCGGAAAAACTAAAGATGAAATTGATGCGAAATATACAAGGGGTTTACCTTGGGAGTTTTATCTTTTTTATTATGCGCTTACACGCTCAAGTAGAGACTTAGAAGTTTTAAAAAAGGCAGATTGGCAACCGTGGAATGACGAGTTTATCGAGATTGATTATCCGACGTTCTCAAACTTCAGAAAGTTTTATTACGACCTCTACAGAATGCTTACAAAAACAAAAGAAGATAGGGAAAGAGCGTTGTTTTCCGAGCACCTTTGGTGCATCTACAAAGGTATGAGAGGTGATCTCACTGATGGTATTCCTTTGGGCGGTAAAAGGTTAAGAATCGGCGATGCTAAGAGCGCTCAAGACGCTTGCGACTATCTCTACAACATCTATTGCAAGAGAGGGTTAACCGACGCACAAGCAACAACCATCAGAAGAGAAAAAGGCATTGCTATTCATCCTTTATGGGGGACTTGGTGATGAAAATCTGCATTATTAGCGACACACATCTGCACAACTGGACGCAGTTTTCGACCATCAATGAAAGGGGCGCAAATTCTCGTCTTGAAATCATCCTCAATGAAATGAGACGGGTGACAAAACAGACTAAAGCATTCGGTTGTGACACTTTGATTCATTGCGGTGATCTTTTTCATGTGAAAGGAAAGATTGACACGAGCGTCTTAGTTCCCTCTATTGAATGTTTAAAGGAAATCAGAGATCAGTTCGCTCAAGCATTTTTTGTCACGGGCAATCATGACCTCGCATTCGCAAATGGCGAACAGTATGGTAATTCGATGTTCATCAGTCAATGTAATGCAGATGTCATTACAGAGACTTATTCTCAACATCAGCTCGGCTTTATCCCGTGGCAAAGGAACATCGAACTGTGGAAGAGAGAATTTCAACGGTTAATCAAAAACCCGAACGTTAAATATGTCTTCACACACGCTCCGATAGATGGAGTTATTAAGGGTCTCCCCACTGGCGGTATCACTCAAGACTACATTGAATCAACGGGCTTTAAGGGGAAAATCTTTGCGGGTCATTATCACAATCACAAAGTAGTCAGTGAACAACTGATCTCTGTTGGCGCATTGTGTCATCACACTTGGTCTGATGTTGGTTCTTTATCAGGTTTCATTGTTCTCGATACTGTTGCGGGCAGATGGTCTTGGCATGAAAGCGAAACTCCGAAATTCGTTGACCTCGATCAAACTGCTCGGGATTACTCAGCAGAAGAATACGCTGAGATTTGCGCAGGTAACTATGTGAGATTGACCACAGATGAAGACCTGAAAACAGCCAAAGAAATTCACGACGAACTGATTGAAACTCTTGGCGCTAAGAATGCTTTAGTCAATCTCAAAGCGAAGACTGCTGAGGTTAAACGAGAAACCACGGTAAAAGACATTGAGCATAACCCTTTAAGCACCTCTTTAATGAGCTATTTGGACGAAAAACTCAAAGATTCTTCGACTGAGTTTAGAGAAGAAGTGAAGAAAAAAGCGTTTGAAATCTACAACGAAATCGAGGGCTAATCATGTACTTTGGCAAATTATCAATCAAAAACTTTCTTGTTATCGGCGAAGCCGAGGTTGATCTTCATAATTGTGGTCTAACTCTCATAGAAGGAAGAAACGAAGACGACGAAAGTGCAAACAGCAACGGCGCAGGTAAATCCAGTCTTGTCGATGCGCTTTGTTGGTGCTTGTACGGTGTAACGGGCCGAGGTGTCTCTGGCGATGCCATTATCAATAAGAAAGCAAAGAAGGAATGTGTTGTCGGAGTAGAAGTTTGGACAGAAGGCTTGAACTGCTACTACATTGAAAGAGGACGAAAGAGCAAGAGATTGGGAAACAACTTGATTGTTCAGCACGTCATTGTTGACGGAAATGATGTCGGGTCAGGTTGTGAATTGACCAAGACTACAGTGGCGGATACTCAAGCCCTTGTGAATGAACTGCTCGGTTGTTCTTATGAAATCTTTACTTCGTCCATTTATGCAGTGCAGGAAAAGATGCCTGATCTTCCCGCACTGACTGATAAGAATTTGAAGACTTTAATTGAAGAAGCCGCTGGCATTGACAAACTTCAGAGAGCAAGTGAAATCGCTCATACGAAGCATCAGGATTGTGTACGTTTGACCACTGAGACGCAGGGAAAGATAGAAAATCTGACTTCTGAACTAAGCAACAACAAAAAACTTTTAGACGATGTTGTTTACGAAAAAGAAACTCATATTAGAAATGCCACTATAGAAAGAGCACAACAACTGAGATACAAAGACTTACTTGAATCGGAATTGAAGAAAGCATCTGCGTTGCCTGTCGAAGCTGTAGAAGCAATTGAGAAAAAGAAAGCCGAAATTCAAGCAAAGATCGACGAATACTCCTTTATTGAAGCAAAGGGTGCCGAAAAGCAAAGACTCGCTATGTCTGCACAAAGTCATTGTGTAATGACAAAAAAGGAGATTGAAAAAGAAAAAGAGAAAATCGCTGACCTCAATAAAGAGATAAACAATTTGGAAGCAAAGATCGGCACGCACTGTAGCGAATGCGGAAAAGTCTATCAAGCCGAAGACTTAGAAACTGCTAAAAAGGCGATTGAAACGCAGATTGCTAACAAGACAAAGGAAGTTTTAAAGCAGATTGAAGACTTTAAGAAGCAGGTCGCTGAAGCGAAGGTTCTGGCGAAAGACGCCGAAGACTTTAAAAAGAGTATGCCTAGCGTTACTAAGTTAATGTCGGCAATGAATGAACTAAATGAACGTCTTAAGAAAAATCAAGACGTTCAATTTCAGATTGATACTCAAAAGCGTGAACTTCAAAATTTGAAAAAAACGATTGAGGCTACTGAAGAAGTAACAGTTAAGGGCGAAACCCCGTATAACAAAACAATCAAAACGCTTGAAGAGAGTATTGCGAAGCTCGAAAAAGACAAGAAAGAACGAGAAAGTGAGCACGAAAAATATGCGGAACAGCAGAAAATCGCTGAAGCAGTGGACGAGCTTTATTCACGCAAAGGTATTCGTGCGCACATTCTTGATACCGTAACACCATTCTTGAATGAAAGAACGGCTTTCTATCTCAACGCCTTATCAGACGGTGAAATTACCGCAACTTGGCAGACTTTGACTAAGACGGCTAAGGGAGACTTCAAAGAGAAGTTTTCTATTGATGTGCAAAGCGTCAAGGGCGCAAATTGCTTCGCTGGACTCAGTGGCGGAGAAAAGAGAAAAGTTCGTGTTGCGACTTCTATGGCACTGCAAGACCTCGTTGCTTCAAGGGCTAAAAAGCCGATTGACTTATATATTGCGGACGAAGTCGATCACGCCCTTGATGCCAGTGGTTTAGAGCGCATGATGTCAATATTAGAAGAGAAAGCAAAGCAATTCGGTACAGCTTTAGTTATCTCTCATAACTCGTTGCGTGATTGGATTGACAACTCAATCGTTGTCACGAAACGAGACGGTATCAGCACTGTTAGCAGAGAAGAATAATGGCAGAAGAAATCAACGAAAGCATTCTGTTTCCCATCGAAGAAAACGAGAATGTCAGTAAAGTACAGACAATTGATGTTCTTCAAGCAAGCGCAAAAAAATGGAAGAACTATTTTATGGCTGTATTCAATCAGTACAGAACGGAAAACGAAAGCGAAGTTAGACTAAGTTTTCAGAGTCCTTTTTCTCATTCGCCAGTTCTTCTTAGTGAAGATTTGGAAAAGAAAAGAAACCTTCTTGTGGGCGAAGAACTAGAGGTTAAACGCTTTAATTGCGGAGTTTTAAGAAACACACCAGCAAGCGAGAAACTTGTTTTTAGAATTCAGGTTTTCGGTTCTATCACGGGCATTACAACCGATGTTATCGACCAACTTGAGTTATGGCAGTTTACTTACGATCTTGTTGTAGATTTAAAAAACTTTAAGGCAATTAAACGAGCGGACGTTTATTACGACAAAAACAACGAAATCATCTTTGAGTGCAAAGACAGCTCTCTTCTAAAAGCTAATACAAAGCTGGTTCAAGCTGTATTGAGATCACTGAAATACAAAGGGCCAAAGATTTCTGAAAGAGAGTTTATAGATAACTTCACAACGTGCTTCATTCTTCCCATTATTAGAAACGCTCTGCTAGAAGTCTTTAGACCACAAAAAGAAGAAACGCAGAAAGAGAACGAACTTTCCTATCACGTAAATTACGGAACTTGGTAATGAAAAAGATAAAAATTATAGGTATCGACCCCTCCCTGAGAAACTTTGGTATTGCTATCGGAACTATTGACGCCGACAGCAATGAATTTAACGTGCATGACCTCAAATTGGTCTCTACAGAGAGTTCTAATGAGAAGAGAGTACGTAAGAACAGTCAAGATTTAGAACGCGCTAGAGCGCTATTTAAGGGCGTTTGCGAGGTGATTAAAAAAGAGTCTCCGACTTACGCATTCGTTGAAGTACCGCACGGGTCTCAGAGCGCTCGGTCAATGGCTAGTTACGGTATTTGCATCGGGCTTCTCGCAAGTCTACCGATACCAATTATTCAAGTGACTGCTCAAGAAAACAAAGTCAAAGCAGTTAATCACAAAACTGCCAGCAAAGAAGAGATGATTTTGTGGGCTTCTGAAAAGTTTCCGAATGCACCTTGGATTAAGCGAAAACTTAAGGGAGAAGAAGTTATGGTTGAGAAAAATGAACACTTAGCAGACGCTATCGGAGCAATAAATGCTGGGCTTCAGACCGATGAATGGCACAACATAATGAGTTTGTTAAAAACCATCTAAGGAATTTCATTTATAGGTATCGTAAGTAGTTAACTACTTACGATATAATGCTTTTAGTTAATTCGGAGATTAGCAATGAAATTCAAAAACATTAAGAAGATCATTAAACGACCTTCTTTGTGGTTCCCTGATGGGAAGTACAACAAAAAGGTTGATGATCTTGTAAAAGACATGATTCGGAACCGAGACAAGATTCTACTTCTTGATTGCTCTAGATACGGCATTTGGCTTATCTACAACCAAAAAGTCTATTGGTTTCGCGGCTTCTACTATGTCACTAAGTGCGACATCGGTAGCGCAACGCTTCCAGAATCAACTCTGCGTCTCTTTCCGAAAGGCATCAATACTAAATTGATTTTGCAAACAAGAAATCAAATGTATGAAGACTTGCGCCCGAGCCGTCTCACGATGCTGAAATTCTTCAAGAAAATCTACGAGCCAGCTAAAGATACCTTGCGCTACTTCGGCTTTCGTACAGAAAAGAAAGATGGTGAATTTTACGAAAACGGAGTTGGTAGAGAAGTTGCTCCGACAACAGTGGTTTTCAATCTTTCTCGTTGCATGGGTCGTCTCGAAGTCGAAGACGGCAAGGTCTATCACTACCTTTACAACGAAAGGACAGAACTGAAATGACAATCTACAAAGAAATGGAATATCAATCTCGTCTTTATGAAGCCGAGAAGTTAGCGGAAGGGGAGGTGGGTGAATACAAATGGATGGTGCTGTCTCTCGGTTCTCACCCATGCGGTTATGTTTCTGTCCCTCAAAATCACCCGTTCTACGGCAAAGATTATTTTGAAATCGATAATCGTATTGAAGCGCATGGCGGGCTGACTTTCAGCGGGAAGTTGAGAAACATTGAAGGTCGTTGGTTTGGCTGGGATTACGCACACGCTGGAGACTTCACTTTCCCCTTTGTCATGACGGGAGACAAACTCTGGACAACGCAAAAAATTGTCAATGAATGTCTGAACGTAATTAAGCAATTTCAAAAATATGAAAACCTTCTTTGACTTTCTCTATCGCCTCGTCGAACTAATGGCGGGCGCTGGTGGTCTCATGGCTTTCGTAGTCGGGTTAATTGTCGCTTGGGACAAAAACCATTACTTAGCAGTTTCCATCTTTCTAGTAGCCGTCATCTCGGCATTGGTTGTCACTATTTATTCTCAAAAATTATGAAGCAATGCCTTGTTTTTTTCGAATTATTTATTGATTTCATTGTCAAAGTCGGTGGTATTTATGCCTTTTTTTCGGCTATGAAAATTATTAGGGACGACCAACCAATTTCGGCAATTTTAATTTTTCTGTTGGTAATTATTTGGGTCTTAATCAAACTCTTTTTCTTGAAAAACCATGAAACAATATCTTGATTTAATGCAACAAATTCTCGATAAAGGAAATCATCGAGAAGACAGAACGGGCGTTGGCACGAGAGCAATCTTCGGCGCTCAAATGAGATTCGATCTCAAAGAATCCTTCCCGCTTTTGACTACAAAGAAACTTCATTTGAAGTCCATCATTCACGAGCTGATTTGGTTCTTGAGCGGAGATACGAACATCAAGTACCTGCAAGAAAACGGCGTGACGATTTGGGACTCGTGGGCAAATCAAAACGGAAATCTTGGCCCGATCTACGGTAAACAATGGAGAGCATTTTCTGCTGTCGGAACATTCGCAAGAGTTGAAGTGTTTTGTGATGCTGAAGACTGTGATGACGAAGAAGACCACTATTTTGCGGCCGATGGAACAATCGAGGACGAAGAAGAAACAGATAGCGTAGATCAAATTGAAAATGTTCTTTGGTCTCTCAAGGATTTTCCATTCTCAAGAAGACATATTGTTTGCGCATGGAACCCATTAGTAATCGACCAAATGGCTTTACCGCCTTGTCACTGTCTCTTTCAGTTCTTCGTAAGAGAAGAAAACGGCAAGAGGTATCTGTCTTGTCAGCTTTATCAGAGAAGTTGTGACTTCTTCTTAGGTGTGCCGTTCAACATCGCAAGCTATTCCTTACTGACGCACATTTTTGCTGATTGTTTGGGCTATATCCCTGATGAATTCGTTTGGACGGGCGGTGATGTTCATCTCTATGACAATCACATTGAACAGGCAAAACTTCAGCTTTCGCGCACTCCATTACCCCCGAGCGCACAATTACATATAAGAAATCATCACGAATTCCCTTGGGAATACAAGTTCGATGATTTTGAGATTACGGGCTATGAATCATATCCCGCTATTAAAGCACCGATTGCGGTTTAGAGAGGTTATATGCGGTTTCTAGTGAAATTTGTATTGAGCGAAACGCCGATTGGCTCGACATTTTCGATATGTTCGAGAACGTCAATTCTCACCTGTTTGAAACAGTAAAGAGAGAACTCAGAGAACTCAAAGAATGTGCCCGTACTGACTCAATGGGCTTAGACAAGATTCTCTACTTTCCTGGACATCAATATCCGAAAACTTTTACCGACAAAGAGGCTTAATTATGGCAGTGAGCAAAATTGCAGAAGCAACATCAACAAACGCAAGGTTGATTGCAAAAGCACAAATTGGCAGTTCGACTGTGAAGTTCAAAGCGATTGATAAGCGGGACGAAAGTGAAATCGAACTCGAATTGACAGTCAGAGATTTCAAAGACTTCATCGCTCAGTTGATGGCAATGAAACCGTTCATTCGTGAAAATGTCATCGAAGCTGAATGAGATTCGTAAGACTCTGAAAATACCAATCAAAAAGAAGATTAGACAAGATTGTCATAAGGAGTTTGACAAACTTTGGAAGTACGGGGGAATGACAAGAAAACAGGCTTACGCATGGCTTGCAAGAGAACTCGGCATCGAGTTTGAAGAATGTCATTTCTCCACCTTGTCTTTAGCAGAACTTCAGAAAGCAAAGTTGATCATTCTGAAAAAACGTAAAGAATGGAAAGACAGAGGTAAGAGGTCTTTGACCCGCAGGCGACGGGCGAGTCTTTGCGGTTTTGGCAATACAGAAGATTGGGCTTCGGAGTTTTATGAAGAACAATAGGAAGTCGGTTCGCTGGGTTTAATTCTGCTGGACTCATTTAAAGAAATTTCGCCAAAAATGAGTCCATTACAATGTCTTGGAAATCAATCAGATCAAGAGGAATTGTAATGAGAGTGCAGATTGTTGGCCCGCAAATTTGTTCTGAAAAAGAAGCATTCGCAGAAGAATTAGCCAAAAAACTCAACTGCAAGTACGTACACATCGAGGTTGATAAGTTGATCGACAAGAAGAAGTTTTCCAAGATGACAGATAACGGAGAGGCTTTTCTGAACTTTCACGAGCTGATGTTTAAGCGACTGAAGAAAATGATCGGAAATCTTCCCGATAACGTCGTGATCGACTTTTCCCCGATTGATATATACGTCACTGTTTTAGCAAATTGCTCATTTATCGTTCGCCCCGACGAGCTGACAGACGAGCAATTAGAAGCCCTGAACAAGCGTTTATTCGTTTTTGATGGGAATGTTGCTGAGTTGTCGCGGAGTTTCACTTGGTCGATTCATTTGCCCGCTAGAAAGAGTTTTGAAGCGTTTGACGGCACTTTAGAACAATGCGCATTGATGACCAACGGCTATATTGCAAAAACAGGTTTGAAAGCGTTAGCGGTCTCAAGAGACAGAACGCCAGACCCGATACCTTGCGTTGAGCCTGTCGTTGAAGAGATGGAAAAACTCGAATTACAACAAGCAGAAAGCGAACTATCCAGACTTCGCAATGAGAAGATAACTTTTATCAATTAACACGATCTCGTTACGGTCTTTGCCAACCGCAATAGGTGTGACGAGATTTATCCTTAAAGCACATACATGAAAAACATAGTTGGATTAGACCTTGAAACTACAGGTATTGGCGAAGACCACAAGATCATCGAGTATTGTGGATTGGTATTAAACGATAAATTGTTGGAAGACGAGTCAAAAAGTATCCTACAGCGATTTAATCCACAGAGAGCCATAGACCCGAAAGCACAAGCCGTTCATCACATTTCGTTGGCTGACTTAATGAGCGAGCCAATTTTTGAAACGAAAGCAGAAGCGATTCACGAGCAATTGAAAAACGCCACACTTATCGTGATTCATAACGCCGCCTTTGATACTTCTTTTCTGAACCGAGAATTTAAGCGTCTCGGTATGAGTGAAATTACAACTCCGACCCTTTGCACTATGAGGTCAACCCGCTGGGCGACATTTGATGGAAAAGTACCGAGATTAAAGGAATTGTGCTTTGCGCTTGATGTCATATACAGCGAAACAGAAGCTCACTCGGCTCGGTATGACGTTGAAGTAATGTTGGCGTGTTTCTGCAAAATGCTAAGAAGTGGAAATATCGACAAAAACTACATCTTTCCATTCAACCAAATAAGCGAAGAACTGTACCTGAAAGCTGATGGAATGTCTTTGATTTAAAAGAACATTCCATTATTCACCCCTGTAAACTGCAAGGGTGAATCGCATGAAAGCGGTTTTCAACAGCAAACAAGGAGTTTAGAGTGAGAATAGATAAACCGTATTTTGAACAGGCTTTGGTCAATTGGGCTTTGAGAGGGAATAGAACAAAAACGTTCAGAATGACTGAATTAAAAAACGTGAGTTTTATTTGCACTAAAAACAAAAACGTTGCCAGATGCAATGCCTACTATATTTTCAACCATAAAGGCAGGGGCAACGCTATTCGCATTGGAGATTTCTACAGCGAAGTAGTTGAACAAAAGACCGAAAGTAACCCCGTAAAGTTCAAATTTAATCACCCCGTGTCCGTCAACGAAATTGTAGAAAACTTAAGAAGGGTTAATCTGCTCGGAAAAGATAAACATTCGATATTGTCAGCATTAAAAGTAGCTCTTCCTCAGAAGACGTTAAAAGAGATGTTGGACTTCAGAGAATCTACAACAATTCTTTCTTCAGCTACAAAACCTTCAAAGCATTCAACAATTAAAAAGGTTGTAGCGGGGGCGTCTAACGATACGACAAAGTTGGTCACTCCCATTGACCCGATTAAGGAAGTTAAGCTCAAAAACTTGGAACAAGAACTTGAGCTGATTGACCTCAAAATCCGTAAGTGCGAGATTTTAAAAGAAATTTCAGCTCTTAAGAATGGCTAAGTGATTACTTAACTCTATGTGGGCGCAACCCGCCTACATAGAGTAAAATACAATAATACTTAAGTAAGTAACTACTTAAGAGGTTAATAAAATGAATGGTCTTTCAATAGTCGAATGCAAAGTCTACGGTGTTGAAAAGTTGGTTGAGGTCGGTAAAGAGTCTAATGACCCGCTAACACGTTATCTCGCTGAACGGTGCGAAATTTCAACTGAACAAGAAGATGCTTTTTGTAAAGCACTTTCAGAACTTGACGAACTCAAACTCGTGATTCGTTCACTGACTAAGAGACACACTGACAACGTTAAAGAGGTTGCAAAAGCTCGGCTCATTAAAGACCGAAAAGAGATAGCAGAAAACGCAGAAGACGAATTCAACGAAACAATCGGCTATGCGATTGAAAAGCTTAATTCCGCTTACAACATCATTGAAAACTATTTGATCGAAAAACAGCAGTAGGGGACATTTATGAACTTCATCATTAGCAATCGAGAAACGATTTTCGGTCGTTCTCCAAAATTCAGCGCTCTAATCGAATACGAGGGCAGAGAATTTAAAGTGTCTGTCACAAAAAAGACAATCACGGTCAAAAACAAACTTAATGTTCAACTGTTCACCGAGCCAAATCGCTACACCATCGATGAGCAGGGAGCTATGAGGGGGTTAAGAGACTACATCGTAACTCACAACATCTAACGCATTGACGGTATAGGTTTAGAACCTATGCCGTTTTCTCGTGCTCAAAAATCTTGGAATGAAAATGACACACTTACAACGTGCTTACATCTTTGACATTGACGGCGTTTTGGCCGATTGCTCTCACCGTCTGCACTTTATCCAACAAGAACCAAAAGACTGGAAAAGGTTTTACGAAAATTCGGATAAAGACGAAGTTATTCAACCAAACAAAAACACGCTAAGACTGCTCAGAAACGCTTTGCACGGTTATCAGACTAGAGGAATCTTGTTTGTCACGGGAAGGTCTGAAGCCTATCGAGAATTAACCATGAATTGGCTAAAAAAGAAAGTTTGGGGATGTTTTGGAAACTTTTACAATGATATGTTGTTCATGCGTAAAGATGGAGATTTTCGCCCCGACTGGGAAGTCAAAAAGGAAATCTACGAAAAGGAACTCAAGGACAAATATGAGATTCTTGGAGTATTTGAAGACCGCACACAGGTTGTTCAAATGTGGCGGTCACTTGGATTGACCTGTTATCAGGTCTGCGAAGGAAATTATTAGAAGAATGAAAACAGAAATAGAACACAAAGAAGCAATTGCGAAAATTGCCAACGCTCATACCGAAGAAGAACAACTCAGACAGATGGAAGAAGAAGCCGTTGAATGCGCCTTGGCTATCATCAAAATGCGTCGTCACGGTCACAATCCAATCACAAGAAAGGATTTAGTCACTGAGCTTGCAGACTGTCTGATCATGATCGAACAGCTCGTTTGGCGTTTCGGTTATCAAGATGAAGTTGCCATAGAAATGGTCAACAAGATCAATCGAGAATTAACACGAACAGGTCAGGCAGAATTCTTCACAACAGAAGTATCCATCTAAAAATCAGCCCCGAATTTTCGGGGCTTTTTCATGCTTGGAATGAAGATAAGGTGAGTCTCCCCGCCAATATTCACACCTCTACAATAAGCATATAGAAATTCTTTTGTAATCAAAGAGGTAACACATGAACGAGAAACAAATAGCTGAAGATTTAGATGAGCTTATGAGCACATTGAACACTGAAGATGTCATCGTCATTGACGAACCTGTCGGTATCCCTGAAGTCGTTACCAAAGACTTCGTTGAACAAAAGCTCATCGCTTTAGATAAGGTTGAAAAAGTCGAAAAGCAAGAAAAGACTACAAAACCCGCTAAAGCGAAGAAAGTTGCAAAAGCTCCGAAAGAAAAGAAAGTCTCCGAACCTCGCATCACTTACAAAGACGGTTACGGGAAGATGCTGGAACAGCGTATCAAGAATTCAAAAGATGTTCTTGCGCTTACCAAAGACATCAATGAAGAAGAACAGGTGAAAGAAGTTCGTGAGCTGGAAAAGCTCTTAGATGACAAGACGGTCTTCTCTCAGAAAAAGGTTTGTGAAAAGGTTGTTCAGCTTTACACATTCCTGACGGGAGGTTGCAGTCTTAACACGGTACTCAAAATTGCTTTTGACACTTTCAAGCAAGACGGTTTTCTTGACGGTGGTAAAAAAGGGAACCTCTATCAAGCACTGCTGAAGAAACCCTACAGTCCTGGAACTGCAAACGCTCAGTCGGCTCAAGTCATGAATATGCTCCCTAAGCTCGGTATCGCTGTCAAGGTCGGTCATCGTTTAACTCCTGACCCTGAATCGAACCTGCTCCCGCTGATCTATCAGAAGATGGGAATCTAAAGAAACGAAAGCCCCGCTTTTGCGGGGCTAATTTTTACTCTATTGTCAATAACTTTGGCTTGTAATCTAAGCTCTCTTGACCGTAATATCCAAACGAATTTTCAACCAGCTTTACTCCGCCAATCTCAAGCTCGGCTTTGACATGAGTATGACCGAATACCCACGCTTTAATGTTTGACCGAGAAAGAAACATTCTTGTAAGGTCAGTGCAGAAAGCACTTTGAAGCGGGCTGTCTTTGTACATTGGCGTTGTATAGAAGGTCGGTGCGTGGTGCGTTAAGACCACACATTTTTCATCTTTGTGTATTTCAAGCAGTCTATCAAGCTCAAGCAATTCTTTTGTGAATCTGTCTCGGTAGTCTTTAGCTGTTAAGCCGTGAATGCACCTGAAATCATTAAGACGTCGAATAATCTCAAGCTCATACACAGGGTCAAGCTCAGACCAGAGTATTCCGCCAATGACTGTAGTGTCTTCAATTTTTACCGTGCTGGGAGCGTCGCTAAGACTAAGAAAATGAACATTTTTGTAGTCTGAATAGCGCTCACGGTACTTTGCGACAGGGCTAGATTCTTTATCTAGGCCGAAGAGGTAATAGTCGTGGTTTCCTAAGACACAAACGACGTTTTGATATTTATGTCTAACTAAGTTGAAAAAGTAGTCTGTATAAAACAAAGCGTGTTCGCTGTACCAGTTGCCAATATCTCCCGCTACCAAAAGATTGGGAGCGGTTGGCTTGAGAAATACGCTTTCCAAGAATTCTGTACCCGCTTCACCACTTCCTACGAAGTGATCAAAATGCAGGTCGGAGACTACATCAAACTTAGTCATGTTTAATTACCTGTAAGGATATTCGTCGTTGTCCGTGTACTTTGCTTGAATCGGCAAAGAGGCGTGCTGAGGTTCGTCATTGGCGTCTGAACGCTTCATTGCACGACGTTCAACGACTTCCATAATCGCATAGTTCGCAAGATCAAGCAGAGTGTCTTCAATGCTTTCATCTTTGACTTGACGGTCAGACTTGCGATAAAGAGACTTAATACGTTCAAACTTATCAGACAAGCGAATCAAAATTGCTTCGGGAAACTCCGAGCGGGTTTTAGCGAAAGAATCTCCGTAATCAGTGTTCTTGGCGACGTAAGTCTGATGAAGATTCAGACAGATTTCGTTGTGGATTTTGTATTTATCAATCATTTTTCTTTTTGGTTTGAAGTTGATCTTTGATGTACTCTTCCGCCCACTGAAGGGTGTTCTTGGAAATGTTCTGAATGTTCTCATTGTTGACAATAGCTGGAACAACAATCATGGCGGCTATTGTCTTTTGATTAGGGAGAAAGGTATTGAGAAGAATAACACAGATAAAAGCGCCGAGAATTTTTGGCATCATCGGATTAAACCAGCGACAAAATTTTTCGTTGGTTTCTTCAGACTCTATAATTGCAGTTCCAATGCGGGCGAACAGCAATCCAAAAACAATAAAAAAGCCGAGAACACATAGACTTCCAAATACTCTCTTTACTTCATCTATTGTGCTGATGACGTAAATTGTGGTCGGTGTTAATTCAATCATTTTTCTTTCTTGGGATTAAGCTGTTCTTGAATGTATTGTTCTGCCCACTGAAGAGCGCCCTTGGAGATGTTCTGAATGCTTTGGTTAGCAGAGATGGCGGGGACGACGATCATGGCTGCTACAGTGCTACGTGATGGGAGGAATGTTGAGCCGAGAAAAGCAACAAACACAATCGGGCCTAATAGTTTATTTGTCTTGTCGGTTACAAATTTGATTTTGCTATATGCCTTAAGCTCGTAAGTTGTTTCGGCGTCACAGTAGGAGACCGCTTTAACAAGGTTGATAACCACTAAAGCGATACCTCCGAAAACTAAGGTGAGACCACAGGCGCCATTAAACGCGTCAAGTTGCCCAATGAAGTAAATAAGAAGAGGTGAGATTTCCATTATTCTTCCTCCTCGTCATCATCTTCTTCGTCTTCGTATATATCGTCAGCAAGAGTGCTGACTTCTTCCATGTAATCCCAAAGATGTTCAAGAACATCGCCTTCTGAAAGAGCTTCGTCTTCCGAGATTTCGTCGATCTCCTTAAGATCGGAAATGTCTTTTTCCCATCTGTCTGCAAGTCGCTTGAGTTCAGACCAATATCCGTCTAAACGTTTCTTGTGATCGCATTGAATTACTTTCACCGTCATACTATTCGTCCTTTGCCTTTTGAATGTTGTAAACAAGAAAGTCAATCATCGGAGTTACATTGATTGGTTTGCCTTGAGTCAATTTTCTGGCTGTATCAGCTCTGATACTCCAAAGAGTTTCAATTAGATCAATCAACTTTTGTAAACGTCTTACCGCATCAAGAAGAAACTCGGCTTGCTCAATCGTTAGTTCAATTTTCTTCATTGTTATTTCCAGTGACCGTGAACCCAAGACTCGTAATACATCTGCACTAAGTACCACACGCCTAAAAGAGCAACGATCGGAATCGGCATCCAAATTGCCCATTCTTGAGGAACGATTTTTGAAATCGTGTAACAGATCGCACAAGCAAAACTGATGGATAGCGTGAACTTCACGAGATTAAGGAAGAACATCCAAAATGGTTTTGTTGCATTGACGTAAACTTTTTCTAAAGTGTCAGTCTTTTTATCAATCTTGATTTCTAAGCTGACCAACTCTGCAATCTTTTCATCCAACTGAGTTTTGAGAGGAACTTCCATATCTCGTTCTCTACCGTCTGAACTATGATGTGCATCCGCTATTCTCTTAAATAACGGTAGAAGCTCTGAGGACTTTAATCTCTCATAATCCGTTGCATTTGGGTCTTTGGCAATTTCTTGTAATTTCTTTGCAAGAAACCTGCATTCAAACCAACTCAGTTTCATTTTCTTTACTCCACATATTTTTCAGGTAAAGCTCTAAAGGCGACGACTGTATAACAGACAGCGGTAGGGCCTTCCCACCATTTTTCGCACCCTTCGGGGCCATAAGAAGCATGAAATTCTTTGACACTGAATTCCCCATCCTTGTGTTGCACGAACCAGTCACCTTCGCTGGGAGGTGTGACGGAAGGGTAGGGATTCCAACCGTTAGGGTTGTAAGCCAGTTCAAACCGATCTAATCGCAATTCAAAAGTCACATCTTCGCTACCCGAAAACCACTTATGAAAACGAACATATCCCGACCCATCTTTAGATTGTTGACGGTAAAATTCGTCAATCTTTTCATCTGTAAAGAAACAACTAACTGCCTTTCTAAGTTCTTCGTCTTTAATCTTCCACATTACATAACCCTCTCAAAGCATTGAAACTTGAAGCCGAACGGTCGGTCTTCAGTTTTTGAATGTTCTTCAACCCAAACGAGTTTCCATTCGTTTTCATCTAAAGCGTCAAAAGTCGCATCACCTTCAAAATCCGCATCGATCTCGGTAATCCAAGCTCTCTTTACATAGGGCAAAGCGTGCTTGTAAAGTTCAGCTCCGCCAATAATGAACACCGTTTCATCAGAATTGAGACGCTCTAAAACATCTTCTAAAGAGGAGCTGACAAAGGCGTTCTTAGCTTTGTAATCAGAATTGCTCGTTAAGACGATGTTGCTTCTTTCTGGCAGAGCTTTTTGACCGATGGACTCCCAAGTATGGCGTCCCATAACGACGTGATGACCGAGTGTTTTTGCTTTGAAAAATTTCAGGTCTTCAGGCAATCGCCAAGGTAATTTGCCGTCTTTGCCAATCACGCCGTTACGACTGCGTGCAACAATGAGATTAACGAATGGATTGGGCACGATTAGAGACCTTTTGTATCCCAAAAACCGTCCAAATGAGTAGGGTCAATCGGATATTCTCTGAAAGAAAGAACAGCGAGGGTGTTAGAAGGATTCCACTTCTCACCATCCCAATAAATCTGAAAGACTTCGGAGGGATAATCGTTGATCTTGAAATTAGAAACGCAGTAATAACCAGGCCGAGGTGGTTTCACTTTAGAGAAATCGTTCCAAGCTCTTGGGTCGTATTTTTCAACTTCCTCAAACTCTTCTTTTTCAACTTCGAAACTGACTTCATTAAAGCCAAGACAGTTATTCTTTCTGAAGATGACATAAGAAAATTCATCGTCGATCTGCCCTTTGCAGGCTAAATCAATTTCTTCTTGAGTAAAGAAAACGAGAATTTTCTTCTCGATTTCGGGATTCTTAATTTGCCACACTCTCTAAATCTCCTTTGTCATCCAAATGTGACCTTCTTGAGGCGAATGCTGATAAACGTTTAGTCTGCGAAAGCCTTTGTTTTCGTACCAGCGTCGAACAAACGAATTAGAGACAACTTGCAATACAACACAAGAAACACCTTGTTGTTTGGCAATTCTTAGCGCTGTCTCTAATAGTTCGTTTCCGTGCTCTTGACGACGATGTTCTTTGAAGATTTCAACGTTTGTTAGATAACCTCTAGAAACATCATCTAAGTAAATCAATAAACAACATTGACCAAACTCAGTCTTGACCTCAATTTGTTTAATGTTGTTCATTCAAAATCTGACTATTAAAATTGTCGGAGGGTGGGACTCGAACCCACGACACACCCTTATTAAAGGTCGCTCTTCCCGACTGAGCTACCTCCGACCATTCGTATTTCCATCAATTAAAGGCGCCGATTGACGGTCACACAGGTACACCAGTGGCCAATCTAACGTACCCTTCACAAACTCGTTCGTCCTACGAATTTGCACACTTCAATGACTCGACGGGTTACGCTTTACTGCCGGACGAGGAAGCTATTGTCGAGGCTTTATATACCCGCTAGTGGAGCCGGACAGGAACTCTCTCACAGAGAGGGCACTGAATGTTCCATACAGCTTGTCAGTACATCTTTTAAAACCTGCACGAACTCCAAACACAAGCCTTAAGACGTTATGTCTTGGATAGTGCAGGTCAACTCTGTTAAGGCTTTTCTTTCGCTTTAGCTAGTCAGCTTGAGGTTATGCCTTAGAACCCCTCGAAACTCCCTGAGACAACGTTCGCTGACACGCCCTCTCAGATCAACATTTAATCAGCACACCTGTTGCTGATTTTGGCAAATGCGGAAGAAATCGAACCTTCAACCTACGGTTTTGGAGACCGTCGCTCTGCCAGTTGAGCTACGCACTTAACAAACTTGGAGCGGGTAGAGAGACTCGAACTCTCGTCAACGGCTTGGAAGGCCGTTGTTCTACCAGTTGAACCATACCCGCAAACTACTTGGTCGCAGGGGGGTTGGATTCGAACCAACGTGTCTCGCTCAGAGAAACGGATTTACAGTCCGCCGCTTTCAACCTCTCAGCCACCACTGCGATAAAACTTCAAAATCATCTGTTTACCAAATGACTTTGAGGCGGAGTCTGTCGATCTTTAACAGACCCCTTGTTATTTTTCCGCCACGACCCAGCGCTAAACCGTGTTGAATTGGCTAACCTCACCAAAGCCTTAATCAGAGTAAAAAGGCTTAAACTCCGCAAACGCTTTTGGATAGTTGCGATAACCTTCTTCGTTTAAGGTTCACCAAGAATAGAACCGCTACAGAAACCCTGGAGCACGGCATTCGTTGCTTGTAGATCAAACAAGCAAACTGAATTCGGTGGCTCTCCGAGTTGGACTTGAACCAACGACCCACGGATTAACAGTCCGTTGCTCTACCATCTGAGCTATCGGAGAAGCATTTAAAAGATTGAAGCAGAACCCACAAGCTCAAAGGAATTCTTCGCATTGCCGTGCGTACTCTCATTCGAGAACCCAGAGGGACGCCTTTCATCAGGTTCTGCTCAACCCCGTTCTAACTATCAAAAAAAATATGCGATTTGGGAATAGAAGGGCGGAATTGCACCGCGTTCACTCAGGTTATGAATCTGAAAACCTTGAGGAAATCTTCAATCTCTAACAAGCGTCCGTTGTCAGAGCTTCTTATTTCCTACTACTTCTCGGTCACGCTTCTAAGTCATTAAGTACCAAGTCGCAGATTGTCTTAAGAGACCAATGAAACTCAAGACAATCCTTGTTTTACATAAGTAATCACTTACATCCTATAAAAATGTTGCGAGAGTCGGTTTGTTCCACAGATTTGAGAAAATTTCGAGTAATAAAACCACCATAAAACCAACTCTCGCTTTATCAGCTAACTTTAAGGAGATCTATTTTTAAAAGAGCAATCTTTTTCTTATTTGTTTCTCATTATAAGCAATAATTAAGTAAATAACTACTTATAAATGGATTAAAGCATTAGGATTTACCCGAAGAACATCACGTCAATTAACGATTATTTTTCTAACTAATTGATTTTAAAGGATATTATTATTTTATTGACTTTTCCAAAAATTCACTTCTTGGCTACGATTTAAAGACCGCTCCCCGCCAATAACCATCTCTCTAATATGTAGTTATGTTCAATAACTCATTAAAAGAGGTAAACAAGATGATTTATGTACAAAGAAGTTTAGACGGGAGCGTCGTTCAGAAAACTTTGGTTTTCAATTCTGAAGAAGAATTCACAGCTTTTGAAAATCAAAGACGCAAAGAGTTCGGTAAAAATTGGTGTTTGTTTGATGAAAGTGGCCCTAGTTGGGATTTTTGTGCGCAAGTCTATTTCAATTTCATCAACGTAAAAGACCCCGACGAACAATACCCCGAACTTGAAGACCTTTTTGCGGAGTTTGTGCTTAGACATAAACAGTCGTTAATGTTCTATCACAACTTATCTTGCTGGGAAGATGACGATAATCATTACGGCAATATTCCCGAATTAGAGAAACTTACCGATGAAGAACTTATTGATAAAGAGTGGGAAGCGTGCGGAGAACCGAGGGTTCATAAGGTAGTGCATTACCCCGACCCCACTGTCGTTGAAGAAATACTCGACAAGCCCAAATCACTAAAAGAGTTCGTCTATATTGCAGACTTTGGTGATTGGGGAGCGATCGCGAGACCAGTAGAACGAATCGCGCCCGACGGTTCTAAAGATTATGTCGTGACCATGAATTGCGGTGTATGAGCAGATAATTCAATAAGTTAATTCTTGGTACCCTTATCAATGAGGGTACCAAATTCAGTTAATCTAACACGTTCCAAGGCTATTCTAACTAATCTAACACGTTGATTAGTTAGATTGTTGGAATACATCGGTCTGCATTCTTCCCGCCAGTAACCATCTCGGTATTATGTCTATATCGAAACAAACTCAATAAGGGAGTTCGCAAGTGAAACGCTTTACCAAATGTGCGTCAAAGTTGGATTTTGCGATAGATATTGACTACGCTTTGAACTATCTCAAGAAACACAAAAAGCTCGATCATCTTCTGTATGTAATAGACCTTGACGGCACGTACTTTGAATACGTTCGTAATTGGAGCGATGACTTTGATACTTATCTGGCGCTCAATAAGCTCACAGAGTTTTCAATCGCTTGTCTGTTGCAGGAAAACTTTATGTACTTCGTTGTTCAAGATGAATACGATTGTGATTTGGATGTCAAAAGCCCCGAATGCCCGCCCAAACTGGAGGAATTTATCAAAGAAAGATTCAAACTCAATCCCGATGATCTTCTTTTTCAAGAGATGATGTTTTTGTACTTAAAGACCATCTTACCGTCGGTTTCTAAATTCATTAAACAGGCTATTAAAGACGGTAAAGTCTATCAATACGTAAAACGCAACACTTGGCGACAAATGTCGAATGTTAAAGAAGTCAGACGAGACAGTTGGTTCTTAAAAGATAGAAGCGGTTTCTATCGTGCAAAAAGAATCAATTATCATGACTTCACAATGAAGCACGACGGATTTGATGCTTTAGATTATGAAGATGATTAAAACCGACATAGAAGAGCTGTAAACGAAGATAACGTACAGCCCTCATAAACTACCTTCGGCTCAGGCAATCGCTTGATAGAGAACGAATACAAATCAAAGAGAGATGTACTAAAGAAAAACGTAGGCGTTAGAAAGAAATAAAGGAAAGAATCAATCAATAGGTGTAAAAAGAAACAGAGGAAAGAGAATACGGGCGTAAGACAAAACAGGGGAATCAATCAATAGGTGTAAGAAAGAAACAAGCGTAATGATTAGGTGTAAGGCAGAAATAGGGGGAGGGATTGATAACCCAAATTCATAAAATTCCCTAATTCATGTCTTTTCCACATAATGAAATTCCAAGCAAACTTTGTAACAAACCCTCTTCTAAGGAAGTCTTTAAAATCAAGGCGTTACAGTCGTCATTGCCAAGGCAACAGTCGTTTGTTCACAGGCAACCTTCGGGGTCTTCTTTTCCTAGGCAGTTCCTTCCTTATAGACACTAAAACTTCCTTATCCTTTAGGCAAGAAGTCCTTTGTTCCAAGGCAATGAGTCATTGAATCCAAGGCAATGAGTTCTTAATTCCTAGGCGCTGACTTAGAAAATCCGAGAATCTCTCGGAATTTATTTATACAGTAATTTTACTGTATTTATACAGTATTCTTATCCCTTGAAAATTGAGCATCTCATAGAGGGTCTGACTATGCTCTAAGTACTGTCAGTATTGGGTTTCGGAAAATCATCAATTTAGAGATTTGAACAGTTTATTTATACAGTAGTAATTCAAAAAATGAATAAATTACCTTAGAATCATCAATTTTATGAGAAGTTACGACGATGAAGATTGAGAAAATGGAGTTCGCAAGCATTGCGGTAGATGACAAATTTCAAAAAAGAGTAGCGGTTTATGCTTATGACGAGACTAACAAGCGCTATTTGCTGATTAGAAGCTGGCTGGAAGACAGAATTGTTGATTCTGACGATCTCGAGCTCGTACAGGAATCAGTAGATGAAAAAACATTCATTGAAGTTAATGAATACATCAATGAAATCAGCAGTGCCGTGTCAAAAGCGCTGAGAAGAGTCATTTAAAAGGGCGGTCTGACAAAGCAGTGAGCGAAAATTTTTGAAAAAGACGAAAATGAAGAAGTCTTGAGGCTCTTGGAGAGTTGCTTAGTCAGACCCTCTATGAGATGAAGAAAATCATCTACGAAAAAATAACAGCAAGGATTTTTGGCTGAATAAAGCAGTGGAAAGAAGAAAGAGAAGGGCATACCCGAACGAGATTTATCCTTGAAGCGTCATGTGAGAGCGCCTAGGAAGGAAGCAAACGCCTTGGCAGAGAAGAAATGGCGAAAAATTGAAGATTTGAAAGCTATTCCTTGGCGGGATTTATCCTTAGAGCAGAAGTACGTGTGCCTTGGAGGGAGAACAAACGAAAAGCCTGAAAACACGTGACTAAAATGAGAAGAAATATATCCTTGGCGCAGACTTTGTAACAAAACGGGAAATTTTCTCATAGTTAATAAGAGGACTATGAGAAAATTTATCAATATTCCTAGAAAAGATGGGAAAATATTTCATAGTTATTGGAATCAAAACCCGGTAGAAGACCCCGCCAATAACCGTCAGCGTAAACTTCTAAGCATCGAAACAACGAACTAAGGGAGTTCGCACTATGAAGAGAATTGATGCTTACAACGCTTACGCCGTTAATCGTGATTTTCGTTACATCGCTAATGCGCTCGGTTTTACTGGGTTTGATTATGACCATGAAGATGATGACTTCAAAGCAAAATTAGAAAATGATGACGAATTAGGTGATTTGCTTGAACAGTTTGAAGACATCGAGTCTTCTCAGTTTTTGATTTACACCTGCCCAAAAACCAAATTTTACAACCGTCATGAGTACGACATTCTTGCTTATCTCAGAACTTACGGTTATGACGATAACGATAACTTACAAAGTATTGAAGATATTATGTGCAGTCGTGTAACGGCTTATGTAACTGGTGTATTAGCTGAGTACGGTTACTAAAAAGAGAAGGGCGGGAGAAATCCCGCCCGTTCAAATTATTTCCAGACGAATGAAATTATTGCCTAGGAAATAAATAAATTCCAACACTGACAGAAAACTAATTCCTAGGAATTAGAAAATTATTTCCAATAAAACAGAAACAAATTCCTTGGCTCTGAGTTTGTAGAACCGCAAACATAGGAATCGAATTAAAGAAATCTCCCCGCCTACGTTCGTAAGCGTAAACTGTGAATTGTCGAAACAAACACACTATGGGAGTTTAAAAATGACGAAACTTGAAAATCTTGCAAACGCTCTTTCTGACGCTATCGGTGACTTAAGCGTTACCAGAACCTTCGGTAATTTGCGTGTTGAACTTCATGCCCCGTTCGGTGTGAACAAAGAAGATGAAGTTTGCGCAGAACACCTTCCCGTTGATCTGTACCTCTACAACATTGACCCTGAAACAAACGAAGAAGGGAGTGCCGTTTCTTGGTACGCAGTCAAGCTGTTCTGTGATGAAGAATGCAAGCAGTTTGAACCGATTTATTACCCTGATAAGCGCATGACTTACAGTTACTCAGAAGATGAAATGGGTCAAGAAGCCCTCAACAGGTTGCAATATCTCATGTATCGGCCCGACTTCATCAAATACATCAATTCAATCGCTAAAGAGTTCGTCGAGAAACTTCAAACCGAAGTAGCTAAACTTTAACCAAGAGATAAGCCCCGCAGAAATGCGGGGTTATTTTTAAGCTGCTTTCATTGGAATTTTTATTTGAATTTATTTATAGCCTAGGAATTAAAAATTTGTTTCCAACGATAAAAATAATTTATTTCCTAGGAATTAAATTTCTCGGTTTAAATCATTGGAATTGAAAACATTTACAGCTCCCGCCAATAATCAAAAGACTAATATATACATAACGAAACAACGAACTAAAGGGAGTTCAAAAATGTTAAACAGCAAAAACATTCGCAAGTTATTTAAAGAAGATGAATTTGCAAAACTGTTCGATTTCTTCGGTTACGATAAAGAAAGCTCAAAAGACGAATTGCAGTCTTTAGCAGAAATGCTCAATGAAACTTATGAGCACGGTTGTGCTTCGGGAGCTTGCGGGCCGTTGATTTACTACTCTGACACAAAAGAGTTTTATCAAAAGTTTGAAGATCAAGTTGATGAATTTGTTGAAAATCTTTGCGCAGAACTTGGGTGGGCGGATTTTCAACAAACAATGAGACTTGAAATCTATGAAATCATTGAAAAAACAGACTGTGCTATCAATAATTACGTGTGGGCTTATGTAGAAGATGTGATTAGTAGAATGATTGATATGGTTGAAGAATAACCATACCGAAGAGCGGGACAACTCCCGCTCATTTTCAATCAAACAATTGTAGGCATTTAATTGATATGGTATTTATTGCCAAGGCATTTAATTATTTAATTCCAACAAAACAATTCCTATTATTTATTTCCAATAAAAAGAATTCTAAATCCTAGGAATTGAGCTTCTAAATCATTGGAATTGAAAATAAATTAACTCCCCGCCAATAATCAGTAGCGTAAACTTTAATCATCGAAACAAACTTAACGGGAGTTAAAAGATGATTGTTATAACGATTGAAAGCACGCTCAATATAAATGACTGCTTCGGAAAAATTCTCAGATTAAAAACCGAAAGTGCTGAGAAAGTCTTCACAACTGAAGAACTTCTCAAAATTTGGGATAACGAAACATTTAATAAAAAGATTCTTGCTTACGTCGAAAATGAAGTGCTTGATAGCGGTCATCAGTTTCTTTATGAAATCGGTTTAACTTTCAAAGACATTATCACGTGTACCGACAAAGCGAAAAGAATTTATACAGCGCTTTACCTCAACTGGTTAGTTGCTAAGTTGGTTGATGATGCAGAACAGTAAAGGGGCGAATTATGAACTTAGATGATTATTTAATCGGTTATTTTCTAGAAGCACACATGACCGCTTTAATTAACAATGACTTCACGGGGCTTGATTATGAAAATCCCGAAGAAGCCGAAACAGTACGGGAATTCATGCGACACAATAACGTACTCACAACGGTTGACCCTGATGATGAAGGGGAGTTTTACCGTGATGACATCTTAGGTGTTTGGGGTACGTGCTACAGGTGCTATTACAAACCTCTTGATTAACGAAAAGAGACCCGCTAAAGAAGATTGGCGGGTCTTGTTTAACAAGATTAAATCCTAGGAAACAAAACGCTATTTGTTGGCTGAAATTTATATCCAGCGCCGAATGCGCACACGTTGCCTTGGCATTGAGCAAACGGAATCCAACGAAAAAGAATAATCAATTCCTTGGCGCTACAAACTCGGAAGTAAAAACGCTTCAATCTTGGAACTAACTTCATTCATTCTCCCCGCCAATAACCATACTAGTAATATGTACATATCGAAACAACGAACGAGGGAGTTCACAAAATGACTGAAAAACTAATCGCGATTTATTACCCGTATGCGCTTGCACTTTCTTCTCACGATTACAGCGGTCTTTACACCGATGATATTGAAATTGTCGGTGAATGGTTAGCAAACAATCATGTGAAGTCTGTAGAGGTTCTAAAAGATGAAAAAGGGAATTTCATCTGCTCCGAAGGTTATTGCTCAGTATGCGAAGATTATGCAACTCGTATGCTATGTAAAGTAATCACTGAATAAAATTTCAGCCCGTGAGCAATCACGGGCTTTCGAGCGTAAAATAAATAAGTGATTACTTAAGAAAAGGTATTATGAAATGCTTTATTTCTCGCTCGAAAATGAAGAATCCAAACCCTTCCGACAAAGATTGACCAGCGTTGGCGTCTCTCCCTTCGGCTTTGGAAAGAATGTCAACCTTGTGTTTGATGACGAAGGAACCGCTTTCTTGGAATCTCGCGGTGACTTCTTGGCTTGCTATACGAAAGATGGAATTGTTCACAGGTTGGCAGAAGGAAAGACTGGCAGACAAATTCTTCATGTCATGGCGTTTATCTTCAGAATGCGATTATTCCATGGCAGAACGTACAGGGGAATAGAAACGGAGGAACAATGGTTAGAGCTACCGATTGAACCATATCGGTTTAGGTTTCTCTGCGATATTGCTTAAAACACCTTCTAAAACCTTTGTAGCGCTCTTCTGAGCGCTTTTCTTTTGTTTTTTGAGTACCGAACTGCGTTGAAAAGAAAAACCTCTCAGAAAGCGATTTTGAGCGTTTCTGAGAGGTTGAATGTCAGATGAGCAAGCTATGAGGCGATGGCTTTATCTGCAAGCTCATTGGAAAGTCTTACGCACTTATTACGCAAGGTCTTGATGTCAGACTCAGAGGCGCCCGATTGGGTCAAGGCAGAAAGCATTTCACGCAACTCAGATAACGCTTTGGCTTTTGCTCTGATTCTTTGACTTTCTGCACGTTTCTCAAGGCGTGGTTGACGCTCTTTGTTGATCTCAGAATTGATTGAAGCGGTCATGGCATTCTTTTTACGAATGTACTCTTTGGCGGCTTTTTCAAACATCTTTTTCTCCAAACGATGTAAACAAAATGACGAAAGCGATTCACTTTCAACAATTCTCATTATACACAAATAAATAAGTAGTCAACTATTTACAAAAGAAGTATTTTGTGATACAGTCATGTTCATGATATTTTGTGACGAAAGTCACACCTTCTTTAGGGCTTTTCTGGGAACTTTTGCGTTTTCTTTGGCGAGGTTAGAACTAAGCGGATGTTGATCCGATCGGTAACCTGTTGAAGATGGAAAGTCTCTTAACCATTACAGTGCTTCTTGGATTAGTAGTACCAAGTTGAAAAAATGGGTAAGGGAACTTTTACCATTTTCTTTTCAAGGTTTTCCAATCGGATGTGTAAACCCTTAAGAAAAAAGAGAAATAGAGAATAAAGAATTAAATTTAATTATTCTTAGCCTTAGCCGCATTGCGTCCAGAGAAAACGCAAAAAGAAAAACCTTCGAGACGACACAACATCCCGAAGGGAAGAAAAATTACATCTGAACTAAATCAAGAACCGTTATCATTACCAAACTGAGAAACCAAAGTAAGGCAACGAGCATCTTTCGATACTCTTTTAGTTCTTTGTGTGATATAGTTCTTCTGTGCTTTTTATGCTTCGTACTCATTTAAGCACTTATGGAATTATCAGCCCCGCTACTACCAATAGCGGGGCTTTTTAATTATCACTTACAAGTAAATGACAACTGATTTAGCGCCCGCATAAATCTAAGCGGATTGTGCTTTTGAGTGTTCGCTTAAAAAAGCAATTTCATTATAACAAGCGGTAGAGTAGGCGGTCTTTTATTAGCAGGCGGTGAGTCTTTCAATTCAAGGCATTCAAATAACCAGTTCTTCAAACTCTGGCAACAAGTTTGAGTCTTCAATGCCAAGGCACTATTCATAGATATACAAATTCGTTGGAAACAGTTGAAATCAAAGGAATTTACAGACATACAACATCTTGTATGCGTTCCAACATAATCAATATCGATAAAACAAACCCGCTGTACTTTGAGCTAAATAGGGTAGCTCTGAATACAGCGGGTTTCTTACTGCTTAAACTTCGATTGAGTCAATTAGATAGCCCTGATCGCTGTAACTGATTCTTGCGTAACCGTCGGCTTCACCGCTCAAGACCTCGTATGCACCCTTGTAACCGTTTTCTTTTGCATACAACTGTATGGTTGTATATTCAATGTCGTTAATTTCATCAATCGCTCTTTTGACGAATTCACGGGCTTCTTTTTCGCCCTTTACAAAAGTGAAAACGACGGGGAAACTTCCCCAGAGCCAAAAACCAAGTTCTTTTCTATGAGTTTCGACGAACTCGACTAATTCAGCAGTCTCACCTTTTGAAAAACGTTTGAACTCTTCAAAATTACTGAGAACAACACAATAATTATTATCTTTTGCGGTGTGATCGTACTTCTTGAATTTTTCGATCTTCATAGTGTGAACTCCCATAGTTCGTTGTTTCGATAACTATATATTAACTGTTTGAATGTAGGCGGGAAGACTCAACCAAACTCATTCCAACGAAATAAAACAAACCGACAGAAACCTTGGAAACAGTTGAGAGAACAAAACGATTGCCTAGGCACACGAAATTTATCCTTGGCGCGAATTTTGCACATCAGGCAACAGAGTCTTACAGGCATTGGCAATTGTTATTGGCGCGCAAAGAAAATCCTTGGCACGAGTCTTTGCGGTGTTGGCAAACAGTCTTTTCAAGCTTGGCAAATGGAGTCTCTGGAGTCTTGGCAACAGAGGCAGTCAATTGGATCAAGGCTAGGGTATGTGGCTTGCAGGCGGATCGTGGACGGTCAGACAACTTCAAGCGAGCAAAAAAAGAACCCGCTATTCTTTCTTTTTCACTACAAGAATAGCGGGTTTTAAGGTACACACTATGAGTTATTCTGTACTACTGCTTTAATCAAATAACGGGTTATCTAATAAATATCCCTGTTTGGTGAAACTGAATCTTGCATAACCGTCATATTCACCAGTTAAGACACCGTAAGCACCACCGTCATAATGATCTTTATCGGCGCATTGTTGTATGGTTATGAAGTCTTCATCGCCTGCTTCAATCGCTTTTTTGACGAATTCGCGGGCTTCTTCTTCGTTATGTACGAACTTGAGAACGCACGGGGCACACGGGGCGTCTCTTTCGTCTTTGAAATATTCTTTGAAAATCTCACCGTCTTTTACTTGACTGATGAATTCACCGAAAGTGTCGAATACGACAGCTTCATCTTCAGGTTCGGCCCAATCAACATATTTACTGAGTTTTTCAATCTTGCACATTTTTGAACTCCCTATTAGTTCGTTGTTTCGATATGTGCATTATAGCGTAGTTACTTACTTATGAATAATGACTACAAACCTGTTGCCAATGTTCTATAACGGAGTTTTATGCAGTAACCAACTAACTACATACGACATAACACAAAAGACGCTCAGAAGGGCTGGAAAGTGCTTTCTTGAGCATCAAAAATCCTCGGAATGCGCATTGACTCAGCAAAATTTATCCTGAACGCAAATCGCTTGAAGCGCTTCTTGCCGAGGAATTCGTTTTGTGTTAAAGTGTTGGCACGCTATTGACGAGCGAATTTTATCCTCCAAGCGCACGTGCGTTTCGCCAACGTGAGAGTCGTCGGTTTCGACGAAAAACGTTGGATTTGAAAGCAGGGTGAACGAGGGTGATGAAAAGCGGTAGCAGAGGGGTAGTTAAAATGCTGGTACCGGGTGGGATTTGATAACCACCCTAGGGTAAATCTCTAGAAAATTCGCTTGACAAGAGTAAAAATTTATGAGTGAGCTAGGGAGTAGTGACCTGAAAATCTAACAGGTTTCCCGTTAGTATTGAAAAAAGGGGTTAATTTGCGAATGGTTAACCCGCTCATAGTGTGTACTAATGTACCTTACCTAGTTAGACCCGCTCGCTTTTACTTTACGGTGCTTAGGGCTGATTACCTGAAAAGGTTAAATGTAAATAGTGAATACCGCATTTAACCCCCGCACCACCCATCTAGGGACTTACCCGAATTAGGGTTTGTCCCTATTGGTATTTGTTGACTTTTCTAGAAAATAGCGTAAAATATAAACCATCGAAAGACTTAATCAACCTTTCGATAATTCAATAACTAATCTAAAAGGTATTCACTATGAAAAAGAACGTTTTTACATTTGCAACTGCAAGCGAAATCGCTCAATTCAACGAAAAGACATCTAAGACTGCTCGCAAAGTTAACAAGAATTTTTCTGAAGAAGAAAAGCAGCACATCACCCCGAAGCAGGTTAAAAAGAATGTTTCTAAGCAGACTAAAAAACAACCCGCAGAGGTTTATTTAGTTGTCGATCTCACAAGCGTGAATGACCCGAAAGTTAAAGAATTTACAGAAACTTGCACAAATAACTATAAAAATCGCTTCGTAGAATATTGCAGAAAACACCGTCTAAATTCTAAAAAATCGATCTTTCTCGAAACTGGTTTCGGTTCTGACTCTCATCATTTTATTGATAACCTAAAACTCAATCCCTCTCAGGTTTACAATGATATGATTCAGGTTGCGGGTTATATGAGTATTGCGAGACCTCATGAATTTGCGATGCAATTTGCAAACAATATCGCTATTCTGAATGAATCAGATCAATTTTATGTTGCTCAAAAAGAACTGAATAAATTCTGTGAGACCATTCACGCTCTTGCTAGTGGTAGAAGGTGCATGAACCTTTATGTTAGACTTTTTGCTCTCGCAATGGTCTGGGGTTATTGCACACTGACAGATCTCAAAAACTTTTACAGCGGTTTAAATAAAAATTCTAAGCTCTCACAAGAATTAAAAGACGAAATCGCAAAAGAGGGGGGCGCTGGTTTTACAGTTGGTACCGCTCTTGCACAATCAGGTCAATGTAAGAAAATTTGTAAATTCTTGGGTTTATTGAACTTTAAAAAACGTTCGAACAATACACCGATTGACGTTTTCGACCGTGCGTTACCTCTTTTTAAAATTATTGCAGGTTTAAGTAAGTAAACCATGAAATCCCACCCGCGCACGGGTGGGATTAAAACACCTTATTAAAAAACTTACTACATTTAAAGGTACAAATATGTTAATCAATAAAGAATCAACTATTAAATTATCAGAAGAATTAAAAGCTCAATTCTCTGAAATTGCTCAATTCACAAAAGAAAACGAATTTATCTTAGAAGGTGATTTTGGTTATATAGATGATACCATTTCTTTTCAACGCTGTGAAGTTGTTTATAACATTGATTGTCTATCTGGTTTACTTTCTTACGGTGAATCTAAATATTTACCTTTTGAAAATTCAAAAATTGCTGTGGTCAAATTTGCGGTATTGAATAATGATGTAACGTGTGAAGATTTTAATATTTGGTCTTTATTTAATACTGCTATATATGATAAAAACTTATGTCATGTTGTTTATAAAGAATATTATGAGCAGTTGATTTTTGATCTTTCTATACCTAGACACTTAGAACTATATAATAAGTTCATTATTGAAGCATTAAAATTTATTTGTTAAATCTTTAAATAATCACTACATTTAAAGGTACTAAAATGTCAGAACAATTTATTTTTGATCTTTTGCTTAATTTGTGTGCTCTCATTCTTGGTTTTATTTGGTGTTTAATTTGGGTTATCTACACTACTACATACCCTCACGCATTATTACATAAATGGTTGTGTAGATTATTAGAGCACGAAATTCTAAAAAAGACGTGTTAAATAAATAAACAAATAAACCGCTTGATTAACAAGCGGTTTATTTTTATTTATACAATTTATTTAAATTGTTTTATTTATTATTTTTAATTCATTTATTGTAAATAAAATAAAAATATTTATTTCAGCAGCCGATTATAAATAAATAGAAAATATTTAGAATCGAAGTCTAAAATGGGAAGTGAATAACCCCCTATCCCTCTCTTAATTTTTTCCAGCTTTCCCAAACTCGTCCTTATCCCATAGGGCAGGGACTGACAAAAGACTGTCCTTATCCCCTGATTACTTTCTCAAATTGCCTTGTACAGCGCTTAGAAGAGTATCGCATTCTTTATACGTCGGGACGCACCTGATGTGCTTCTCGTAACTATTGTTCATAAGCTGATAAGAGGTAAAGTCGGCAGGCAAGTCAATTCCCATTTGTTTAATTCCTTTTAGCCAAATTTGTCTGTAATTGATAACAAGAACTGCCAATTCATAGGATGGATTGATTGTGACGGAAGTAGTCTTGTTGTTTATCTTCTTGACTCTGATGTTTAGAGTAATGCCAACTGCCATTTCTCTTCTATAACCACCGCTTCTGTGTGTAAGTTGAGTAACGGGTTGGGCTAATTGCCCATAGGAAGAGTCTGTTCCGCAATCGACAAGACTGCTGATATTCTCGGCGTCTTTCCCTCGCACCACAATGTATCCAGAGGACTTATCCATATTGACAACTGGCATACCGAATTGTGCGATGGAATCTACAAGAGCTTCCCACACCTTGTCATAGCTGGCGTTAAATTTCTTTTGAGTAAGGGCGCTTGGGTATGTTGCTGGCAGAGTGTACTTGGTGAAGTTGTACCAACCTCCATAAGGACTTGAGGACTGACCTGTTGTGTGACAGCCTGCAAGCAAACCTAGGGAAATGAGAAGGGGAATGAACTTTTTCATAACTTGCGCTCCTTAGATAGTTGAAGTTGTTTTGTGAATTATTTTAGAAGCGAATAATCAAAATCTTCAACAATATGTTCTTTGAAGCCGTCTGTATGCTGAATAATCGCTTTTCTTTGTTGGGCATGATTCTTCAGGTACTTATTAAACGGGTCATCAAAGTCAACCACAAAACAGATATTAGCTTGATTTTTCTTGGCACGCAGACCTCTGCCGATACGTTGTCTGAGAGCGACTTCAGCTTTGCCAGCGCTTGCGATAATCACCATACCGACCGCAGGAACATCTACTCCGACATCAAGAATGGTTGAGCCGAGTAAGACTTTAATTTTGCCGTCTTTGAGTTTGTTAATTGCCCGTTTTCTTTCCGCTTGATCATCAGCGCCGACAATAAGCTCATTGGGAATACGAGCGTCATCAAGCATTTCCTTGAGCGTTTTACCGTGGGCAATTTGCTTGAAAAGAATCATCACGGTAAGACCGTGAGCAACAGCACGTTTTGCTTCATAGATAATGGCTTGATTACGCTCTTCATTTTCAACAATGCCGATGCGATAGGCGGGTTGCCAAGAAGTCTTCATCGACATGGTTGTAGGTTTCTTAGTCAGATGAACAAACTTGAAGTAAGGCGTCGCAAGAATCCCGCAGTCAATGAGTTGCTTTTCGGTGACAGTGATGGCAACTGGGCCAGAAGATGCCATTAAACGCATATTCATTTCTTCAGACTCTTTCATAAAGGGAGTACCCGTTAAAGCAAGTCTGTAATAAGCGTTTTTGCAGTATTTAAGAAGTTCAAACCAACCTGAAGCAGAAGACTCATGGGCTTCTTCCAAGATGACAAACTCAAACTTCTCAAGAATGGACTTCATAAATTCTTGTCGTTTCTTTTGAGCAGTGAATTCATAAGCAGAATCAGTGGGATTTGGCTCTTTGATATAGGAATGAATTGTTTGAACGGTAGCGACGGTGAATTTTTTGAGTGATTTAGAGCCGTCTGAGTTTTCAAAACCTAAATTACCATCTCCGATAACCGCTACATCAATGCCGAGATTGTTTTCGACATTTTCCTTCATCTGATACATCAGAATGGAGCGAGTAGTAAGAAACAGAGTAGGGCGGTTGATGGTTGCAAAGGCAATTTGCGAAAGTAAGGATTTTCCGCCACCGGTGCTCACTCGACAAATTATTTGTCCGTGCTTCAACAGCTTTTCTGTTGCCGTGTACTGATACTCATATCTTGGGTCGTACTCATAATTACCGATTTTCGGCCTGAGCTTGCCCAATGGTTTAGGTAACGGCTTTTTATAGAACTGTACATCATAGCCTTTTCTCTTCAGACAGGCTCCGACGTAATACATAAAACCTGCGGGGAATGTACATTTTGCAAAGTTGAAGAAAGAGGCTGTGCCGTCCCACGTGTGCATTTTGAAAGCAGTTGATTGTTCATAGCCATCCACAAAATAAGTCAGACAGCGATTGACTTCGAGCTTTACGTTTCGATCTTCAGTATCTACTTTGCACGTTACAGCATTCGCTAAAATCTTTATCGTATTGTTTTCTATTGACATTTTTAATCCATTGTTCTACAATAATGAAGTAGTTAACTACTTATTATAAAAGTTTTAATGCGGGACGAATTAAAAATAGAACAAGTTCCAATCAATCAACTGACCCCTAATCCCTACAACACAAACGTCGTTTCTCCAGATAACGAAGAAAAGATAAAGGAGAGTCTGAGACGATTCGGTCAGTTCAAACCAATTCTTGTGCGTGAGCAAGATGAAGGTTTTGAAATTATTGGCGGAGAGCATAGATGGAGAGCCGCCAAAGAACTGGGATTAGATAAAGTCGCAGTTATTAACCTTGGCGAGATTTCAGATGAAGAAGCCAAGAAAATCTCTCTCATTGATAACGGACGTTATGGCGAAGATGACGCTTTCAAGCTATCCGAACTACTTTCGGGCTTGGGTGACATATCTGATCTTTCGTCTTATATGCCGTACTCTGATCAAAGTCTTGAGACGCTGTTTTCCAACACATCTATCAATTTGGATGAATTGGAAGTTGATGAAGAAGAATTAGAAGAAAGCGCTCCCGCAATTGAACGACCGCCTCAAACACACGTCGTGATGCGTTTCAAAGTTGCAATCGAAGATTCTGAAAAAGTGCAAAAGCTAATCGAAAAGATTATGAAAGAGCAGGGCTACACAGAAAGCGATTCTCTGACGAACGCTGGCGACGCGCTTGTTTACCTTTGCACAAATGCCAAAAAAGAAGAATAAGAGCGACAGAATAAAGCCGCCTGGAATCCCAAGAGAACTCGAAATTGAAGACTTAGAACAACCCGACGAGTCAGAAGATCGAGAAGAATTAAGAAAACTTTTCGCAGAAGAAATAGAAGAACGAGAAAAGGAAAATGAGTTCTACAAGTACGAATGGCGAATTGAAAATTGAATGGTGGCCGATAGAAGCCGTCAAGCCATACGAGAACAATGTCAAGATACATGACGAGGAGCAGGTCGAAAAGATTGCTCAAAGTATCAAACAGTTCGGATTCGATCAGCCCATTGTCGTTGACAAAGACGGCGTGATCATCAAGGGTCACGGACGAACTGAAGCATCCCGCTTTTTGGGGCTAAAAAAAGTTCCTGTCTTAGTTCGCAGAGACCTGACCGAAGAACAGATCAAGGCGGCTCGCATTGCAGACAATCGAGTTGCTATCTCTGATTTCGACACTGTCGGATTGCAAAACGAAATCGCAAGCATTGACTTAGACCTCAGCGGGATATTTGATAAGAAAGAATTGGCTTTCTTAGAAGCCGATTTGAGCGAGTTCAAGCCTGAAGCTGTCTCGGCAGACCTTTACGCAGATATTGAAAAGAAAGCGACTGAAACCGAAGAAAAGATTGTTGAAGTTGATGAAGCAGAAGTGAGAATCGCTGATGCTCTCGGCTTTAAGACGATTAAGGGAGCGCAGGAAAGAACTGTTGCTCGCTTCATGGCAAAAATTGAGGGTGAAACGTCTAAAGCTGGCGCAGAAGCCTTTGTTGAATTTGCTCAAAACTACATTAAATAAGACATGAAGAAAAAAGAAACTCAGCCCACTGAAGCCATTGCCCCTATCGCAGTTGTTGAGATGCCGAAAGTTGTCAAGATCGGCTATCAATATTACGAAATTAAGAAGGTTGCAGACCCCGACCACTATTTCAAGAACATGGAAGGTCAGGTCTTCGGCATGGTTGACTACAAAAAGAGCGTCATTTATATCGACGACGGTCTAAACGAAATTGACGAAGCCAATACTTTATTGCATGAGGTTCTCCACGTCATTCATTTCAATGCAGGTTTTGGTTGTCAGGATGCTACTTCTCAGTGGACAAACGAAAACTATGTCGTTGCAGGCATTAACGGTCTTTGTCAGGTGTTTCAGGACAATCCTGATCTCGTCTGTTTCATTCTGAACAATCTTCATGTTACGGGTCTTGGCCTGCAACACGGAACACTTCAATGATCGGTTTTAAAGAATTTTTGAAGATTTTTATCTTCATTCTGTTTGTATTGTCAGGGGCTTACTTAGTAACAACGGCTATTCCGACGATGCTCAATAGTTCAAACATCCTTTTTGTTTGGCTTGCATTTGCCGCTCCTGTTTCTTTTGTGGCGCTTTGTCTGTATTTCACTTACCTTTTTCTTAAACGATGAAAAAATTAAAAGTAGCTGTACTTCTCGGTTTTCTGTTGGCTTGTGTAAATTTAAACGGTTGCTCTGTTGAAACCGTTCCAGCAGGTAACGTTGGCATTAAGGTCAATCTTTATGGCGACTCAAAGGGTGTTCAGCAGGAAGCTCTGAATGTCGGTCGTTACTTCTTGACTTGGAATGAGCAGATTTACCTGTTCCCGACATTCAATCAGCTTCATTCCTACAATTCTCCGTTTATCTTTCAGACTTCGGATGCGATGACGGTTCAAGCTAAGATCGGTATTGAATATCGTGTTAAGCCTGAGATGACAGCGACGGTTTTTCAAACATATCGCAAGGGTGTTGAAGAGATTACCGCTACAAACGTAAGACAGAACATCAGCGACTCTTTGATTAAACACGCTTCCAAGATGGACGTGAACACACTGACGACTTCTGGCAAGACTGATTTGCTGGAAGAAGTCACTAAAGACTTGAAAGCTAAGTTAGACCCTATCGGCATTGAAATTGTGAAGGTCTCTTGGACTTCAGATATGCAGTATCCGCAACAGGTCAGAGACTCCATCAACGCAAAGATTGAAGCAACTCAGCGTGCTCTTCTGAGAGAAAACGAGATTGCTCAGTCTAAGGCCGAAGCTCAGAAGCTCATTGAAGCCGCCCGTGGTAAGGCAGAGTCAATCAAGATCGAAGCTCAAGCAGAAGCAGACGCTATCGCTCTTAAGGCTAAAGCGCTTAGAGACAATCCCGAGGTTGTACAGCTTGAAGCGATTAACAAATGGAACGGTGTTATGCCCCAGTTTATGAGCGCAGACGCTCCTATGCCCTTTGTACAAACAAAGTAATGGCAAACAGAACCTATTTAATCAACAAGCACTTCTCCACCGAAGTCTCAAGAACCAAGCGTGTTCTTGAGATTGCCGAAGCATTTGGTCTTGGACTGGACGAAAAGGACTTCGTGGTCTTTGACAATCTGAAGTTGCAGATCAACGATGGAGACGTTGTTTACATTACTGGTCAATCAGGCTCGGGTAAATCAACGATTCTGAACGAGTTGAAGAGTCTGATGAAAAAAGAAGGTCTGAAGGTTGCGGATATTGATGAAGCAACCTCTACAGACGAACCAATCATTGATCAACTTTGTCCGACCGTTAGCGAAGCTCTTCAAATTTTCTCTCTCGTGGGTTTATCAGATGCAAACCTGTATCTCAGAAAGCCCAAGGAGTTATCGGACGGTCAGCGATACCGATTCAAATTGGCAAGGTTGATTGAGTCAGGCGCGCAAGTTTGGTTTGCGGATGAATTCTTGGCGGTGCTTGATCGAGTCACAGCGAAAAACATTGCCTTCAATCTGCAAAAGATTGCACGCAAATGTGGCGCAACCCTCATCGTTGCCACAACCCACACCGACTTGGTGAATGACTTGGCGCCTGACACCTACATATTGAAGCGTTACAGAGAGCGCATTGACGTAAAAGTGCGCACTGAAGACGGATACAAAGATATTACGAGTGAATTCGATGGTCAATAAAGAAGTCTATATTTTTTCGAGCGTTACGTGTTCGCCTTGCAGAATGTTAAAGCCTTTGCTGACGGATTTTTGCGAGCGTTTTGATGTCCCTTTGACTGTTTATGACATGGATTCCGCAAGAGAAGAATTTATTGCTCATAACGTTCGTGGCGTTCCAACAATTCTGATTGTTGAAGATGGCAAAGAAGTTGATCGTGTGATCGGTCATCAGACATTCTCTTCAATCGAAGAATTGTTCAAGAAGTGGGGACTGACAAATGCCTGATAAAAGTTTTGCCGAAGTTTGTCAGCTTGTTAGAGATTCAAATGTTCTCATTCTTTGGCTTTGTTGGATTGTCTTTCCTCTGATGCTTGTCTTCTGGACGTTTGTCGGAATTATCACGCTGATCATTCGCATTTTGCTGTTCGTTTTGGGTTGGGCGTTCACCCCTTTCTTCTTGATTTATCGAGCAATTAAAGAATGAAGCAGGTTATCTCCGACACCCCTGATATTCTGATTGAGCGTTGGGATGTGCCCAAGAAGCCAAGACTGTCTCTGCTGGACAAGATTTATGTTGAGAGGGGCACGGTTGAAGATTGGAACGAACTTCACGCTTTGCATTACAAAGCTGAAGTTTTGGGCATTTGGCCTCGTTTCTATCGCTGTATGCTCGAAGATCAGCTCATTGGCGTCGGAGTTATGACCGTTCCCCGCATGACGCTTGCGGGCAGAAACGAGTTGTTTAAGCATCTGAAGCCCAATATCGGGGGTAGAGATACACGCATTATCAACCGACATCGCGCTATTTGGATTAACGCCCATTCATGCACCAACTCTCGACTGGTTTTAGATACTATGTACCGCGGAGTTGGTATCGCATACAGAATGCAGAACATTATGATGCGTATGACTGGAGCCGACTTTGTTGAGTTTCAAAGCTCAATGTCTCGCTTTAACCCTTTTGCTCAGAAGGCTGGTATTCAGTTTGCACCACCGAAAAGAACAGTTAATTATCAGGCTGGTTTGAAGTGGTTCCGTCGTTGGTTCAGTTGTATTCCTGCTGATTTTGTTGCAGTTTATCAAGAACTCAACGAAATGAGCGAATTTGAACGAAATAAATGCATTGAAGAGATGCGTACTTTCTACTGGAAGCATTCTTCAATGGAAAACAGCGGAGATAATCGACTCAGGGGACGCTCAAGAGTTGATTCTTTGCCGATTGCAAAACTAATCAAGAATACTCAGCAGTTAGTTTTTGCTTTTCCCCTGTACGGCGTCTATTTCAACCCTGACAAAGGTAGAACGGACTTACCGAGTAGAATTCCTATCTCTGCGTTTGATTGTCACAGACTCGATGAATCGCTGAGATTAGAGACATTAAAAGAACTTTCGGAGAAGCTCTAATGTTTCACAATGAACTTTCTCCGAAGCAAAAAATAATTATTGAGACGATTCAGACGTTCAAGAAAGCGAACGGAAGAGCGCCTTATAAAAAAGAATTAGCTGAAAGGTTACCTTGGAAGCCGTCTATTCATGCGCTTGCGTTTTCGGTCAGATATTTGATTCGCAAGGGTTGTTTAGAAAAAGTTAAGGTTCCAGAAGGTACGAAAATCGCTCGTATTCACAACCAAGAAAGTCAATGTCAACTAATTGACGTTACAGCTTATGGCGAACATTGCTATGTGAATTGCGATTTCATTTATGAAAAGAAAGCTACCGAAAAAGAAGCCGACAAATTTATTTACTCGGTAGAAGAAGACGAATTGCTGACCACCATTGATAACGTTTCTTAGACAGCTAAGAAAGAGACATCTATAAGAATAAGAACAATAAAATGGAAGTCGAAAAAGAATTAGAAGCAAAAGAAGAGCCGAAAAAGCGAACTTCGACTCGATCTTTGAGCGCTACAGAAAAAAGAAGATTAACGGCACTTTATGAAACTGGCGAATTTACACCCGCTCAAATTGCTAAAGAGTTGGGCGTGCCAAAGTCTGTCGTTTCCAACTTCATTAGTAATCACGGAATTAAGAAGGGTGCTTACGCAGACGAAGTACAAAAGTCTGCAATGAATAAAGCTAAGACAATGGCAGAGCAGGAAGCAACACTTGTTGCATCCCGCATTCGTGAGACGAAAGAAGACCATTACAAGATGGCGATGGGCTTGGCAAAACTCACGTGGGCCGAAGTTGCCCTCGCCAAACAGAATGGGAAACCGTTTGCTTCTATCGCAGGTAACTTAAAAGCCCTTGAATCTGCCGCAAGAACTTTAGCAGTAACACGCCAAGAACGCTGGACTGTACTCGGCTTGGATAAAGACGATAAGAACACCGATGCACTGCCAGAACTTGTTCTAACTGAACTTACAGCCGATCAGATCGAACAGATCAGAAATTATCAGGAAGAAGATTCTCTCGAACTGCCCGACGAAGAATTGAACAAACAGTTTGCAGAAAGAAACAGCGTGATTGATACCGAGGCTCCAGACGACATTATCGGAGGCGAAGAATGACTGAAGAAGAGTTGAAAGTCAGAGAAGAAGCGCTGAAAAAGAGAGAAGCGGAACTGACTAAGCAAGAAGAAAAAAGAATCTTGCAAGAGAAGTTAGACAGAATAGAACTTCTCTTAGCAGAATACGAAGCGTCTTTGTATCTTCAGCGTCCTGTTAGGAAGGAAAGTCCGCTTTTTGGCGAATTTGTTGAGACGATAACTTACCCGTTCAAAGGTATTTTCTGATGGGTAAGGAAAAACGAAGAATAAGTCTTTCGCTTCATCCGAAACAGATGGAGGTTTATCAAGACACCCATCGTTTTAGAGTTGTGGTTGCGGGAAGACGTTGGGGCAAGTCGTATCTTTCTCGTATGGAAATGATTGCCCATGCGACCAAGCCTAATCAAAAAATTTGGTATGTAGCCCCCACGTATCGAATGGCTAAACAGATTATGTGGGGCGACCTTCTTGACGCTTTGCCAAAAGATTGGATTTCAAGAATGAATGAAACCAATATGATGGTGGAGTTGGTCAATGGTTCGAGAATCGAATTAAAAGGCGCCGATAAACCTGACTCACTTCGCGGTGTTGGTTTGCACGGTCTGATTCTCGATGAATATCAGGATATGCGGGAAGAAACGTGGACTCAGGTTCTTCGTCCTACATTGGCTGATAAGAAGGGTTGGTGCTTATTTATTGGATGTGTTGCTCCGACCACAAAGATTCTTACGAAAAGAGGTGTTCAAACAATCAGCTCTTTAAGCAAGGGAAGCCCTGATAAAGTTCTTGACCCGTGTGATCTTGATGTTTATGGTCTCAATCACGAATTTCACAAAGCCGATGGGTTTTGGAATAACGGCATCGTTCCGACGAAAGAGATCACAACTAAGTTCGGTTTTTATCTTGAGGGAAGCTATCCTCACCCCATATATACGATTAACGGCTGGAAGAAAATAGAAGACATTAAAGTCGGAGATCGTGTTGCTATTGCCCGAGGCATGGAAGTTTGGGGCAACGAAGACGTTCTTGCTGGTTGGGACGAACATTACAAAGAGTGGAAATCCAAACAGAGAAAGACACGTTGGGATGCTTTAAAGCCTGAATTTAAGCCTGTTATGAATGAAGACTTGGCTTACTTTTTGGGTTTATGGCTTGCGGAAGGTTCCATTGAAGAAAAAGTATTCCGCCTGACGATTACTTGCGGAGACGGTCGTGAAATTGGTGATTTTCTTACGAGCGGAAAGGTTTGTGGTTTAAAGTTCAAGCCTTCTTCCAAACGTACTGATCAATGGCGCGCAAATTCTAAAGATTTTGTTGAACTGATGCGCTTTCTCGGAATGCCGTTGACTGTTGCGCCCCGCAAGTACATTCCTGAATTTGTTTGGAGATTGCCTAGAAACTTAGCTCTTCAATTCATCTCTGGCATGATTGACGGCGATGGTCATGTAACAAAAGGAGAAGGGAAGCGTTCTATAGGATATTCAACAAGCTCTGGAATGTTAGCAAGAGACTTCCAGCTTTTGCTCACCAACATCGGCGTTGTAGCAAATAAGAATTTTCTGATCACAATGCCTACGGAGAAAGCAAGAACTGTCTCTCAAGAGTTTCAGTTGAACATCACAGGCGACGACGTTCTGATTCTTAAACAGAATTTGAAGCTCAAAATTGATAGAAAGCGTGAGATTCTTGAAGCCTATCCAGATTCAATTCGTTCTAAAAGAGATGGCTATCCCGCTTTAGAGTTACTTACAGCTTTAAAGGCAAGGGCAACAGGCGTTAAAAAGAAGATTCTTGCTCAAGCACTGACGGCTTCGAGATTAGGAAGCGATACGGCTTTTGAAACGTTAAGAACCATTCTTGAAGAATCAATCGAGCTTTTCGACACCGAAGAATATCAGGCGATTAAGAAGATTGTCGATGATGGTTATTATTGGGATACAGTAGAAGAGATCAGAGAAAGCGAAAGAAGAACTTACGACTTCACTATTCCTGACACTCATAGCTTCTGGTCAAATGGCTTTATTAGTCACAATACGCCTAAGAGTTATAACGTTCTTTATAAAGCCTACAAATTAGGTCAGCCTGGAGGTGCTAAAGACTGGAAGTCTTGGCAATTCCCGACTCTGACTTCTCCGTTCATTCCTTTAGCTGAGTTAGAGGCGGCTAAAAAAGATATGGACGAAAAGTCGTTTAGGCAAGAATTTTTGGCAAGTTTTGAATCTATGGCTGGTCGTGTGTATTACCCATTTTCACGAGCCGTACATATCAAGAGTTGTCCCTTCAACCCAAAACTTCCTGTTTGGATTGGTATGGACTTCAACATTGACCCAATGTCCTCAGTAATTCTTCAGCCTCAAGCAAATGGTGAACTTTGGGCAGTTGGTGAGATCGTAAAGATCGCCTCTAACACTGAGGAAATGGCGTGTGCTATTGAGCAGAAGTATTACCGCTGGCAAGACAGAATTACGCTTTATCCCGACCCCGCTGGCGGGGCAAGACAGCACGCACGTGGCGAAACTGATATTGATATTTTGAGAGAACACGGTTTTAGTCGTATCAAGTATCGCAGACAGCATCCGGCGATTGCAGATCGTGTTAATTCAGTAAACAGAATGCTTATGAGTGCTGAAGGAAAGATCAGACTGTTTGTTGACCCTTCCTGCACACACTTGATTAACGCTCTTGAGCAGACGCTTTATATCGAAGGTTCAAGAGAAGTCGATAAATCGGCAAACATAGAACACTCTGCTGATGCGCTCGGATATGCGATTGAGATTGAATACCCGATCAGAAAGCTCAATGTCGCAGGTTACTCACGATAATAAGAAGAATAAATGACGAAAAATTTTGAAAAAGCAGGCAGTGTTATGTACATTGACCCGCAGGTTGATTCAAGTTCTACAGCCAACCCCTTTAAGAATCTGATTTCCCGTCGTCATCCTCTATATGACGAGATGGTTTCCAATTGGGATTTTTTTGAAGAAACTTATCACGGCGGTAGAAAGTGGTTTGAAGATAATATTTTCAAGTACATCAAAGAAGGTTCAAAGGATTTTGAAGATAGACGTGAACGAGCATACCGCTTCAATCATTCCAGAGAAGTTGTTGATCTTGTTACTAAATACCTTTTCAAACAGAATGTTGAGCGTTCCGAAGACGCTCCCGAGGGTGTAAAGCACTTCTGGAAGAAAGCAACTAAGTTCGGCTCCGACATTCAAGACCTAGCGAAGCAGATTGCTAAGAACACCTCTATTTACGGTCGTATCGGCATTGTGATTGATAACGAACGAGTTTCAAATGGGGTTTTGTCCAAAGCAGATGAAAAGTCTTTAAAGATTCATCCTTACGCTTATATCGTTACACCTCAGCAGATGCTCGATTATTCGTTTGACGTGAACGGAGAGCTTTCTTGGATTTTGATTCAAGAAGTTGTGCGTGATGACGACAACCCGTTTACTTCCAGCGGGAAAGAACGTGTTCAGTATCGTCTTTGGACGACAAACGATTGGTTCGTTATTGCTTATAACAACTCCCGCAAGATTTATGAACTGATTGATCAAGGTGAACATGGTTTGGGCATTGTGCCTGTCGTTCTTGCCGATCATCTTCTTTCTGACGAAGAATATGGCTCTCCGAGTATGCTCAATGATATTGCATTCTTGGATAGAGCAACCGCAAACTACCTCTCTAACCTTGATGCAATTATTCAAGATCAGACATTTTCTCAGTTGATTATGCCGACATCGGCTTCTGGCGCAGACAGCGATGTTCAGGATAAGTTAATTGAGATGGGCACAAAGAGAATCTTCACTTATGTGACAGACGGTTCTTCGCGTGCTCCTGAATACATTTCACCTGACCCCAAGCAAGCTCAATTGATTCTTGAGGTCGTAAACCGCATTGTTTCTGAGATTTATCACACGGTCGGTCTTTCAAGCGAAAGAACTAACAAGGACAATGCGGTCAGTAAAGATAACAGCTCGGGCGTTGCGAAAGCATACGACTTTGAGCGTGTTAACGCCTTGCTTACAGCAAAGGCAGACAGTCTTGAAGTAATCGAAAACAAGATTGTCAAAATTGTGGCTCTTTGGTGCGGAGAGAAGATTGACGAGGAAAAGAACGAGCACAAGAGATACGTGCTTTATCCCGACAATTTTGATACTCGTGGTTTGTATGACGAGTTCGATATTGCCTCTCGTTTAATGCTGATTGATGCCCCTGACGCCTTAAGACGCGAACAGATGCGTGCTCTTATGGACAAACTTTTCCCAATGTTGAAGAAAAGCGTTCGTGAAGAGATCGAAAAAGAGTTGAAGAAGTGGCCGATCTCTATTGAAGAGATGATGGCTAATCCGACAACTATGAGAACCGCCTCTAACAATTTGCGAGACCCAACCCACACACTTTACAAAACACAAAGCGGTAAGGGCGACGCAACAAAGGGAGCAGACGGTTCAAATTCCGATAACAAGCGTCCAGTTGCGAACAGACGACAGGGACAAGTAACCAAAGATACTAAATAACAATAAGTCAAAGAGAATTGACAAGGAAAACAATGATAACCAAATTCAAAATTTTTGCTGGCAGTGACGGCACTTCTTCCGAAAATCAGAAAGCCGAAGATAACGACAACAACAAACAGGCCGAACAGTCTAAAGAAGACCCCAAACCTGATGACGCTCAGAACAAGAAGGAAGGTGAGCACGGAATGTCTGAAGCAGATCACAAACTGCTCAAAGACATCATGAAAAAGAAAGAAGAGCTGAAGACTGCTCAGGCTCAGATTGCCGAATTCAAAAAGAAACTTGAAGAAGTTGAAAACCTCGGTGGTATTGAGAAACTTTCTGCCATGCTGAAAGCCGAAGAAGACAAGCAGAAGAAAGAGCTTGAGGCCAAAGGCGAGTGGGAAAAGCTCAAAAAACAAATGAGCGACGATCACGTCAAAGCCATGACTGAGATTCAGAAACAGCTCGAAGCCGAAAAGGCCAAGAATGTTGAAAGCGAAAAACGCATTATCGAACTGACCATCGGCGCAAAGTTCGCAAATTCTCAGTACATCAACGAACAGTTGACCTTGACGCCGAGTAAAGCTCGAGTCATTTACGACGACTATTTTGATTTGGTTGATGGTCAGGTCGTTGGTTTTGACAAACCGCGTGGTCAGAAAGACCGTGCTCCTTTTGTTGATCAGTACGGCAACAATCTTCCGTTCGATTCTGCAATGGAAAAGATTATCTCTGCTGACCCCGATGCAGATTTCTTGCTGAAATCCAAGATCAAGAGCGGAGCTGGTTCTTCTTCCAAGACTAAATCTGTTCAGGAAACGACGAAGGGTCTGACGACAATTGAGCAGATTGCCAAGGGTCTTTCAAATTTAAAATAAAAACTTTCTAGTTTAAATACCACTTGACAAAATGTCAAATTTGTGGTATAGTGATGCAAAAATACGCCAAGAGCCGTTCGGTCTCTTGGCTCTACTCAGACAAAGATTGTCGATCAATTTCAAAGAGTTAGACAATCTGAAAGCATAAAAACAACAACAAACTTTCATTGTCTCGCAAATCCTAAAGCGACCTAGGCACGAAGACAAAAAGTCTTTAAGGAAAATAATAAAAAATGCCTTTACTTCGCGCAGAAGCCGAGAGACTTTCTAACAACACACTTATCTCCGGCATCATTACTGAAATTATTGATCGTGATGATCTTTTCTCCATTCTTCCCTTCGTAAAAGTAAACTCTAAGGCTTACGTTTACAACCGCGAAAACACTCTTGCTGGTGCTGACTGGCTTGATCCGAACGACACCGTTCAGGAATCTGCCTCCACCTTCACTGAAGTCGTTGCCAAACTTCGTATTCTGATTGGCGACGTTGACGTTGATAAATTCCTTCAGGCTACTATGTCTGATCACAACAATCAGCTTGCAATTCAGATTGCTAAGAAAGCCAAGGGAATGGGCCGTGAATTCTCCAAGGTTCTGATTCAGGGTAACTCCACCACTAACGCAAAACAGTTTGACGGTATCGCCAAGCTCGTTACGTCCGATCAGACCATCGACGGAAAGGCCTCCGCATTGAACTTTGCAATGCTTGACGAACTGCTCGATAAAGTCCCGAACGGTGCAGACGTTCTCGTTATGAACCGTCCGACAATTCGTGCGTATCGTCAGATTCTCCGTGCCACCTCTGGTACTGACGCTGTCATGCAGATGCTTCCTGCTTTCGGTCACCATATGCTTGTTCATCAGGGTATGCCGATTCTGATGAATGAATTCATTCCGATGGCGGATGATGGCACTTGCCAGATTTTTGCTCTCCGCGCCAATGAACTTGACGGTCTGCATGGTCTTTATGGCGGCGAAAACGCTGGTATCGTTGTCGAAAACATCGGTACTGTTCAGAATAAGGACGCTATCCGTACTCGCTTGAAGTGGTACTGCGGTCTTGCTCTGAAGTCCACCAAGTCTCTGGCTTGCTTGAAGAACGTTCAGATCGGCGCCAAACCGACAACTGGCGGTTCTGGTGGTACTCAGGGTGGTACAGGCGGCGGTAACTAAGCCCCAACTCACTTTTTGAGTTAAATCAAGACACGGGCGGGAAACTTCCCGCCCTTATTTGAATAATCTCCATGAAACTTAAGATTAAACAAGACGGCTTGTGTAATTACACGGGCTATCTGCAAACAATTCACTTTACGAACGGAATCTCTGATCGTGACGTGAAACACAACGAAGCAATTCGTATTTCTGTAGTCATGGCTTGCGTTTGGGAAGACGGCTCTGAAGTTTCAAGAATCGTTGACAACACTCAGATTTCCGCTCCTATCGGGCGCGTTACCCGTGATGTCTTTGTGAAAACTGAAGTTGTTGCGGGAAACGACTCCGATCATCCCGAATTCATTCATCACGAAGAGAAGCCTAAAGATGCTGTAAGCAAGACAATCGTTGAAGTCTTGCCTCCCGCAGAAGAAGTTCCCGAGATCATCATTCGCTACACCCGAGATGAATTGGAAAAGATTGCGGATGAAAAGGGCATTAACGGACTTCGAGATGTTGCCACCCCGTTGGGCATCAGAGATACCTCTATTCGCAGACTTATCGAAAGAATTTACGCCATTGCGGGCAAAGAAGAATGAACGTTTTTATTTCAGGAAATGTCGTTGAATCAAACATCGCACTAAACGATGACGCTGGCAATCCTATTGCCGATGTTGTCGCGGTTACTTATCGTGTGATTGATTCAGAAAACAACGAATTAGTTAAACCGACGGTCTATGTCCCGAACGGCGATGACTATCCTGAAGAAACGGAAGAACCCACAGACCCTGAAGCCCCTGAAACGCCTGAAGAGGCTTTGACAGACGAACCTGGACAAGAAGAACCTTCGGAACCTGTTGAAGAAGAGACTATTTCAGAGGTAATCGTTCAAACTTCTGAAGAAGTCAACACTTTAAAAGAAGAAACTTCGAGAGATATTCGCATTATTTGCTTGAAGGCAAAGACTCGATCAGGTGCGGTTTTTTCTCTTGAATACGCTTATGGATTGACTATCGCAGACCCGCTGACTGTCGGAGTCAATTCTTTTATGACATATCGACAAGCCCAAAAAATGGCTATGGATATGCCGAAACTTAACAACTGGGAATCCATGTCTCAGTCTCAAAGAATCTCTGCATTACTCGAAGCGAAACAGAGAATTTGCAGATTAGCTTTTGACTTCGGTCAGGTTCAGCTTGATATGACAAAACAAGATTATGTTGTTCAAGCCGCTGGCAAGCCAAGATGCGTTCAAGTCGGAGAGATTTTTGGAGTTTATGGCGGCTCAGTGAAGCTGGAAGACTTGTCTGTAGAAGACTTTGAAGCTCTTCCGACAAAATTTAGAACCGCTTTGATGCAGGCACAGCTTGCAGAAGCCAATGATGTATTGGAAGTTGACTCTATTGCAGAAAGACGCAGACAGGGCTTGATTCTTGAAACCATCGGTGAAGTTAAGCAGATGTTCTCAAGCATTATTCCCGCTCAAATGGCTGTTTCTTCTAAAGCTATGAGTTATCTGTCCAGATACTTAGCAAGCGGTAAAAAGATTGGTAGAAGTTAATGACTAAAATTCTTGGTGTCTATTTTCCTAAAGACGCAGACCTCTACGCTCAAAGACAGACGAACATTTACGAACAGTTTTTGAAAGCGTTAGAAGCAATCATCTTCGGCATTCGTGGTTCTAATATGCCGATAACACCGAGCGTCATTAAGAAAGCGGAAATCGAATTTGAACGACATAAACAGATCGCTATTGATCTGTTGAGCGAAGGTGACATGTTGTATCCCTTCGAGAATGCAAAGTTCTTAGAAGCTCTGTATGTGCGTGAGAATAGGTTCTTTGAAGCGAATAAAGCAACCTTCTTAAGCGCTATCAAGTTCGGAAGTCTTGAGGTTTATCACCTCTTTGAAGCTCATGGCGGTTTCGGACTTCTTGCACAGCAGAAATCAACTGAGATCAGATGGACGATTAGAAGCGCTAACGGTTCAAAACTGGATGCTTGTAAGGCTTTCTATGTTGATCACAGAGACTTCGCTTATCAAACGTTTATCGACATGATCGTCAAAGAAAACCCCGATGCAACTGAATTCGGCGTTACGTTTGAAGACCCGATAATGCTTGCGTTTAATACTGAAGCGATTAAGCGTAACGACTTAGCAGATCGAAACAACGAACGCAGAAAGAAGTTCTTCCACGTCGGTTCAAATAACTGGATTTCGGGAGCAGGAAAATGACGCTTTTTGTCCCCAATCAACGGTGCGTCATCGTAAAAATGAGCGCTATGGATATCTACGGACAAAAGCACGTTGATCGAAGAATCAACGAAAATTGCGCCATTTTGAAGTCTAAGAAGAACTCCACAAAGTCTTCAGTACGTGCGGACTCTTCGGCCTCACGAGGCAACGCACAAGAGATTACAGCCGATTATTGGCTGATTTTAGAAAAGAATACACAGGCTGAAATCGATGACCTGATTGAATTCAGAGGTCTGAGATTAAAGATCATTGGTCTTCATCCGAGATTTAGTATCCGAGGAGATCACGATCATACAGAAGCTACGTGCAAAATTTGGAACGAAGCGAGCGACGAATGATTGATTTTTTGGCATTAGCAAAGCGACTTGAAGAGAAGGGTTGCGGAAAATGCGCAAAAGATATTTTCGTTGACACCTTACCCTCAGAAAGCTCGACGGGAATCGTACTTCGTTCATCAATTTCTGGCGACACAATCGACTATGAGCTTCCAGGATTTATGAAAGCGACTTTTCGATTGATCGCAAGAGCGGCGAATCACGGCATTGGACAAGAGATGCTTCAAAAGGCTACTGATGCGCTTTACATAGAGCGGTCGGAGGTTGTTGGCAGTATGAACATTCGCATTTGCAGACCGATCACAACTCCAATGATTTTCCCTTTGTCAAATGGTAATTTGCGTGAGTTCTCGGTAAATATGCGAATTATCTATGACGAACTTCCGCCTGAAAAGGTAGAACCACCTTCAATTTCAACAACAAAAACAAGAAAGAAAAATGGCAAGTAATACAAAAAATGTAAAACTTGGCGTATGCCGTGTTTATTTCGGTGACAAAGAAGAAGACCTTGGCTATACCAAGGGCGGTGTTGACGTTTCTATTGCAACAGAAACACATGAAGTTACCGTTGACCAACTCGGTAATACTCCAATTAACGAGTACATCACTGCTCGTACTGCTGAAGTGACTGTTCCTTTGGCCGAAACAACTCTTGAGAATGCTGTCAAGATTATGCCTGGCGCAAAACTTCTCACTGACGCTGAAGACACTACGAAGCGTTATGTTGAAGTTCCGACTGGTTGCGGTCTGTCCTTGCTGGACTTTGCTCAGAGACTTCGTTTGCATCCGATTGCAAATGCTGAAGATAATCGTGAAGACGATTTCATTCTCTTCCGCTCTGCCACTCCGGGTCAGATGGATTATTCCTACAATGTTGATGAAGAAAGAGTCTTCTCCTGCACCTTCAAGGGTTATCCTGATGAAGAAGGCAAGCTCTTTGCTTTAGGTGACGTTACCGCTATGGCAAGCGGAGAAGCTCCCAAACCCGACGAAGGAGACAAAGGAAATTTTGATTCTGCCGCCACTTACGACACCCCCGTGACGGGCGTTTATACAGGTATTCTGCATGACGCTTCTAATACTGTTGAAGACGCAGACATCTGCTCGGGTTATTCGGTAGTCGCTAAGAGCAATGGCGGCAATCAGGTCAAGGTTTCCATTAGCGCAACTGATGTTGTCAATCATCAGAATGGTCAGGGCAAGATGGGCCATTGGGTTGGCTTTGCAATTGTTGCTCCGACGGGCGTTGACGGCTTTAAGTATGCCAAGGGCGTTGACGGCGTTTTAGGCGCAGTTAACCCGCTTGAAGAAAATGTAAAAGATACAGAAAGCGGTTTTGCTATGTATGTTGACCATACTCAAAACGGCATGGCTGACTCTGTTATCAAGTTGCAGTGGACTAAGGGCGGTGCAGACGAAGGCGCTATGACTTATTACATCATCGACACTTCTGGCGTAACTAACGCTTAACTTCAACAATTATGGCGAAGACCCCCAAAAAGATCACCTTGAAAGAGGTGAACAAAGATGAATGGGGGTCTTTGTATTTGCAGTTAGAAAAACTCAAACAAAGAGTTCCTCAAGCTGGCAAACGACACCTTTATAGAGAAGCCGAAAGAGTCAGAGATATGGCTTTCAAAATGGCTCCGCACGATGAGGGATTTTTAGAGAAAGCCATTCAAGTTGAATCTTTCAATAGAGAGGGTGGAAAAGGTCAGCTCAGAAACGCTAAAGGTCAGTTTGAATCCAATACCTTCGTGATTGGTGTCGATGCGAATGCTATGGCGGACGATAATATGCGCGTCGGAGATTACGCTGTTGAAGTTAATGAAAGACTGCCACCCGCTCCTAAAGCCGATTGGGACAAAGGCAAAGGAACGTTAAAAAAGCAAGATTCCAACGATGGCATTGAAGCTGGCGGCACGTACATAGCTCGTGCTTGGGACTGGGCTATGGCCGAAGGTAACATCGTCGGAAATCTCAAACAAGCCCTAAAGAAGAGAATCAAAGATTTCATCCGACGCAGAAAGTAATTGATTTTATTTTAAAAAGATGCTAATATAAGTAGTTAATTACTTACTATTAGTCAGTACAAAAGAACAACAATAAATGGCTGGCGTTTACGATACAAAAAACATCAAATTAGGCGTTTGCCGAGTTTCTTTCGGTGGCGTTGATCTCGGATACACCAAAGGTGGTGTTGACGTTTCCATTACTACAGATACTCACGAAGTAAACGTTGATCAGTACGGTGATGCTCCTGTAAACGATATTATTACTTCCCGCAGAGTTGAAGTAACGGTTCCGCTTGCAGAAACGACGCTCGAAAATGCCATTTCAATCATGCCTGGCGCATATCTTGTCACCGATAAAGAAGATGCGACCAAACGCAGAATCGAGGTTCCTACTTCTATCGGAACTTCTTTAATCGACATTGCTCAAGAACTTGTTCTTCATCCCATAACCAACGAAAGCTGGGAAAGAGAAGATGACTTCGTGCTTTACAAGTGCGCAACTTCAGGCTCTGTCGAATTCAGCTACAAGCATGATGAAGAAAAGATTTATCCAGTGAAGTTCAAAGGTTACACAGACGATAGAGGAAGACTCTTCGCTATGGGCGACATCACTGCAACTGCTTAAATTTTATTGTGCAGGTTGCGATAAGAAGAAAGAAAAGGGCAATCTGCACATTTTTTTAACAACCTACCTTTTCACAAAACAATGACAAAACTCTTAAACATTGACACCATTGCTCCCCTTGAAAACCGTTCCATTACGCTGAACGGCAAGACTTACAAAGTTTCCGAAACAACCGTTAAGTTGTTCTTGGAAATTGCAGAATTTGAAAAGCAGAATGCAAACGTTGAAACACTTCAAGATCAGATCAAAGCCATGACGACTTTGATTAGCAAATTCATTCCTGATCTTCCAGAAGAAGTGTTGATGGAAGCAACGATTGAACAGCTTGGCACGATTGTTCGGTTTATCCGCAACGACATCCCTGACGAAGAGTTAGAAGGTTCTGTCAAACCTCAAGAATCTCCCGAAGTTACTGAAGAGGCGACAGCAGAGGGAAAGTAACACCACCGACAATCGAAAGTATCGACTTCGGATACTTCTTTTGTCGGGTTATGCACTTTTATGGAATCGGCTATAGAGAGTTACTTTCTGTACCGATTCGTTTTTTTTGGACGTTAAGTTCAAATATCGACCGCATACAAGCGTCGTTTGATGTCAGAAGCCTCAGCGTTCAGCACGTGGCGGTAGCTACGGGAATGGCGGGAGGAGAAGGGGTCAAGAAGTTACGTGAAAGCCTTGAAATGCAAATTGGCGAAACACAGAAGATTAAATTTGACCCAATGAGCGAAAGATTAAATCGCTCTCAGTTTAACGAACTGAAAAACACGATTCGCAGACAAAACAACAAGAATAAGAAATAAGGCGAAAGATGTCAGATATTATCAGCTCACTGTCCGTATCTTTAAACTTAGATGCGCAGAGATATCAAAAGCAAATTGACGAGTCTAAGAAAAAGACCAATCAATTAGAGAAGAAGTTGCAGGATGTTCAAAAGAAAGGACAAGAAGCGGCTGATGCTCTGGCGTCTAGTTTTCAAAAAGGCTCTGAGAAAGCGGCTTCTTCTATCGGAAAGATTGCTGAGGAAATAGCAAAGGTTAGAGATCAAGCAATTAAGACAACTAATGCCAATTCGCTTGCGTCCCAACTTCACGGTAGAACGACCAATCCGTATCTAAAAGGCGGAGCGGGAAAACAGATAAAACGACTTCAAAATTTAGACGGTTCGCTTCAAGTTTTTGAAAGTTTATTTGGTAAGTTCTCTGGCGGGAAAACAAACTTTACAGGGTCTATAGCAAAAGCAGTTGCTTCTTTGTCTGGTTTGACAAATGAATTTAATAAGCAATTAAAAAACCAAGAAAGTCAATTAAAAGTCTTTAATGCGGTTAATGCTCAAATCCGTGCTCGGAAAAACCTTCTTAAAGAAATCGCTAAAGACGAGCAAGCCATTGCCAAGATTCAAAAGGTAACTCCTAAATATGCGAACAGGGCTGATTATCAAAACTATTTAGCCAGTTTAAATGCTAAAAAGAGAGAGCTTCTTGAAAGAACGGCTTATATTGACCGCTATTACAACGGTGACGCTTATCAGTCTGCTTTAAGAAACGTTAAAAGATTTAAAACAGCAAGAGACCCTGCTACAAAAGAAATCTCTTTTGTTAAAAACGATGTTGACAATGATCGGTTAAGAGAGCATGACGCCCTTCAGTCTGCCTTACTTATTCGCAACAAAAAAGAAGCAGTAAAACTTCAAAAGCAACAAACAGCCGAAGCACAGAGAACTGAACGTGCGGAACGAAATCGTCTTAAAACGCTTGAAAGACAAAATCGCTTAGTTGAAAGACAAATAGAAAAGACTGAGCGTCGTCGTCATTACCTTCAGCAGGACATTAGAGGTGGTCTTAGTGACGTTTTGATGTTTGGTGGCGGAGCTTTCCTCGGCGACCGTATGATTCGTGGCGCTTTTGAAAGCGTTGCTAAACTTCAAAAAATGGAGTCTCAGGTTGATACTTGGGGCTTAAATAAAAAAGATCGTCTGCAATTTGATGTTATTGCCGATCGAATTCTAAAATCATCTCCCCTTCTTTCTCGTGCCGAAGCCATTGATGCAACTCTTGCGGGCATGACATCTATGGGCCACTTTGACCCCAATGCCTTGAAGATGGTTCTTCCCGAAGCAGTCAAGTATGCGCAGGGCAGTAAGATTCTCGGCTATACCGACGATACGATTGCTAACGTCATCAAGAACTACTTCGGCGTGGTAGAAGCTAGACAGCAGACCATGGACCCTGGCGCCATGCTGAAGACATTCAAAACCCTTTGGCAGGTTGAAAATGTCACGGGCGGCAAAGTCACGGTCAAAGACTTTGAAACGATTCTGAGAAACCTTGGCCCAGGCGCTCCTTTGATGACCGATGAGGGTTTGCTGAACCTCGTTGCTTTTGCTGAACAGATCAAAGTAGCTGGTCACGGTGGTGGCGGTGGAGCCGGAGCAGGTATCTCCACTGTCGGTAACTTGATCAAGATGTTGCAGTTAACTGCCTCTGGTAAACCGACATCTATCAACGCCAAGAAGACGATGGCAGAGCTATTCAACATCAATCCTGATGGTTCCATAAAGCGTCTGCTTGATACTGATGTTGACGGAAACGCAACTTCAGGAGGAGTTACCTTTGTTCAAGCTATGAGCAATATGAAAAATATTGCCCAGCAAACAATGGAAATCCTTGGCGGAGCGGACAAGGCTATCGCAAAAGCTGGTTTTGACGACAAACAGGGTATGTGGGACGACCCCGTTAAAACGATGGGCGCCATGCGTGAAGCGTTTTTACGAGGCACCTACACGGATAGAAACGGAAATTGGGACGAAAAGAAAGCTCGTACCTTTTACCGAGACGATCAGATTGATTTTAAGAATAAGAAACTTAAGAACGTTAATGTCTTAGATGAGCAGAAAGCAATTACCTCTTTAATTGCTCAAATGGGCTTCCAGCACCGTACCACAACGGCTATGGCAACCTTCATGAACCCGTTCTTCTTAAAGCGTTCGGGTTACACCATTGAGTCTGCAAAAAATCAAATTAGTCCTGGCGAATTCTTCTTGGAACAATATAAGAAGGGCAACTGGAATGTTGCGTCTCAAGAATTCACGACGGCAATGACTCGTTTAGGCGAGTCTATGAAGCCGTTGGTTGCGGACTTCGCTGATCTCACAAGAACAGTTTCCAAATTTATTACAGCCATAGCTGAATTTAATGAAAGTCATCCGCTTTTAACAACCTTAAACGGTATGCTGGCGGCTACTGTAGCGCTTGCTCCCGCTGTTGGTATGGTTGCAATGGCTTTCGAGCGTCTTAACGGTGTTGCAAATAGCCGAATGGCTTTAAAAGCCCTTGAGACTGCTGAAAAAAGAAAAGCATGGGAAGAGGCATCAGGTTGGGTTTCTAACGTTGGGCCAAAAAGCCCTCGTGAAAGAACCGAAACATTAAAACAGCATTTCAACGGGAAAATTGGTTTTAATACTCAACTTCCGACCGCTTATGAAGAATTAGATGGATTTTGTAAGAAAGTAAATTCTCGTTTGTTCAGACTTTATACGTCTGTCTCAAGCATCGTTACTAAGATTGGCGGACTTTTCTTGAGAATGATTCCTGCTGTCGGTACGGCTTTGCTTGCTTTTGACTTAGGCTCAATCGTCGCTCATTGGTTTGCCGATCTTGAAGTTAAGGTTGATGGAGAAACCAAACGTATTGGCGACATCATCGACGAAAAACTTTCAGAGCTGAAAGCTAAGTGGGAAGCTCATGGTATCTTTTGGGAAAAAGAAAAAGAGACCATTAAGAAGGTTCAGCAACAGCATCAAGCTGTCGATGACATTGAAAACATAAAACTTCTTATTGGCGAATTTGCTGGACAAGCATTTACTGAAAAACTCAGAACCCAAATAGTCAATGGTCAGGTATCTCCCAGCGGTTATATCGAAGACCCGCAAACAGCAGTTGTTGGAGCCAACGGTGAAACGGTTTCTGAGTTGGTTTCTTTACTGCAAAACAAAGGGTTCCTTCGCAACGACTTTGATATTACGTCGTCTGTCAATCGTGACGATATGCTTAAAGAGCTTATCAACGCCTTGATTAAGCTCGAACAAACCGAAGGTCTGTTGAAAGATGAAATTGCCAAGGGTTATGGCAAGCCTCTTACAACTCACCTCAAGCAAGATAAAAACGGATACGTACAGTACGAAAGAACTGCTGAGTTCGAGAAAGGCGATCAAATTTCTGCCTTATTTAAAGACTATGAGAAGAAGTTTAAAGAGGCTGAAGATCGAATCTTAAATGGGAAGATTTATTCCACGTATTTCAATACGCAAGGAAACGATCAGCCCATTGAATTTGCCAATCTCTATAAGTACCGTGAACAGGTATTAAAACACGACGCTAAAACAGACGAAGAGAAGAAGAAAAAAGCAGAAGAATTAGCTCGTGTTGATAAGCAAATTGCCGATGCAAGAGCAGAAGAGTATGACTCTCTTACAAACTTGTGTAGTGTTATAAAAGATAGCAAAGAGGCCATTTTTGCGTTCTCTAATTTGCTTAGAGGCTTGACTAACGAACAATTCCGAAAGATGGGATTGACTTCTTTAGCCGCCGATAACATTGGCATGAGCAATTGGATTTATGGCGTGATTCAACAAACAATCGCTAATAAAGGTGGTTCGGCTGTAGATGAAGCCTCAAAACTTTATTATGCGGGCGAAAATAGTCATGTTGTAACCGACAAAAACGGCAAAAAGGCTTGGAAGGGTTCTCCAAATACTCAGCTTGCGGATAATAAGAAGGGCGGGACTCCTCCAACTTATTACGTTCCTCAAAATGTTAAGTTCTTAAACACCCTGCAAGCGCAAATCGACGAAGGTAAAGCCAACACATTGTCTCTGCTTGCGGGACAAGGCAAGAAGGGTATGGGTTACGCCAAAGCCTTTGTCTTGCAGAAACTTCTCAATGGTGGACTCTCTTTAAGCAATAAGAATCCGCAAGACTCTCCTTACCTTATTGATAAGAAGAAGGGGTTGTCGGCTGAAAATGTTGACTGGAACAAGAAAGACCCAGTTACCAAGAAGACTCTTGGCGAACTTGCTCAGATGAAATATCTGGCAGAGCAGTTTAAGTTAGCAGAAAACGCCGCTTCTAAATTTGCTCAAAGTACAGCAAAAGCCGAAGAAGATTTAGACGCCGCTTCTGAGTTGGTTGCTAACGGCGGAGTTGAAAAGCTTCCGACAGCTATTTCATCTTTGAATAGAGAAGCTGCCAAACTTCTTAGTCAAATTGATAAAAACTCTCCCGTTTACAAGCTAATTGAAGAAAACGCCAATCATGCGAAAGCAGTTGCCGCTCATGCCAATTTGAAATCCAGTACGGCTTCGGATATGAAGGAGATTAAGGCTCTCGAAGCTGAAAGATTGGCTTATGGCATGAATTCAACGAATGCAAGCTGGACAAAATATCAAGCGGAGAAGAAACAACAAACAGATGACTTTAATTTCAAGATTGCTAATTTAGAAAAGCAAAAGGCAAATCTTAAAGACGCCAAAGAAATTGAAGCTATTGATAATAGCATTGTCGAGGCTCGTAAGACTTTCACTCAGAAGATGTTTGAGCTTGATCTCAAGTGGATTAGAGATAATGCAACAGCAGGTCAGCAGTTGGTTCTTCAGTGGACTGATCTTTCCAAAGCATTAGATGATCTTCAGTCTGAGATGATGAATGGATTCATCGACATGACTGAGCAGATGCTTGACGGCAATCTTGATTCTTGGCGTGATTATGCATACAACCTTTTGAATCTTATTAGAAGACAGATTCTTCAGGCTTGCTTCTCACCGTTGCTTTCTGCATTCACGGGCTGGCTAAATACAGGCTTGGCAACTCTATTAGGCGATACAGCAGAAGCGCGACGTCAACAAAGCAGTATCGGACAATCAAATAACATTGGAGCGAGCATGCTCAATTCAATGGCTAATCCGCTATTGCTTGGAGTTTCTCAGCTTATCGATTACTTTAAAATTCCTTCTGTTAATTCTCCGTTTAATCTCGCAACGAAACCTAATGCTCAGGGGCTTTATGTTTCCCCAACCAATGGTAACGTTTCTGTTGACGGTGGTTACGGAATGTCAATTTCGCCTAGCCAATATCAGCAGTTTGGAAACTATAACGCCTCTTCAAATGCTGGTTATGGCTCATCTTTAAATTACAGTTTGACGGGACAAAGTGCCATTACTCAACCTACATATGAAGCGGGTTCTGGTTTTGGTATAAACGCAGAAAAGGCTCTTAATAGCTTTAGCGATACTGCTTTAGTTGCTCAATCTAGTTTGATGGGGTTGGACACTCAAGTGGTTTCTAATACAGCTTCTACCTTTGCGGGCATAGGCATTCAAGAAGGCTTAAACGCTTTAAAACTAACAGAAACCGCCTTATCTGAAACCGATAATTTTACACAGCTTACAAGCTCCACAATTCTGCAAGGCTTTAATGCCATGTTAACCAACGCGACCGCTGGACTTTTCACTTTTGCGGCCGCGTTGAAATCCGCAGAGCTTGCTTCTACGATTGGTTCGGCTTTCGCTAACGGCGGAATTATGACTTCCAACGGCGAAGTCAACCTTCATAAGTATGCTAGCGGTGGTATCGCGACTTCTCCCCAGCTTGCATTGTTTGGTGAAGGCTCAATGCCCGAAGCCTACGTTCCTTTACCCGATGGCCGTTCAATTCCTGTTTCTTTCAGAGGCAACGGAGCAGGTGAGTCTGTTGGCGGAAACAACATCAGCATTGTTATCAATGTAAGCAATACAAATAACGGTTCTACCGAAACTAAAACTGCCGACGCAACTCAAGCAGGCAAAGATTCTTCTGACATGACAAAACTTGCAAACAGAATCAAGACGCTCGTCAGACAAGAAATTATTACGCAGTCTCGTCCTGGCGGACTTCTTGCGGGAGCATAAATGGAATATCCGAAATTTACTTGGAGTCCTGACTTAGGGGCTACTTGTGAGGAGCAACCATTCGTAAACGTCACCAAATTCGGTGACGGTTACGAGGCTCGTGTAGGTTATTTAATCAACACAACTCCTCGAAACTGGTCTGTAACTTTTACAACAAACTTAGAAACGCACACTTCAATCAAAAAGTTTTTGAGAGAGCGGGGCGCTTCTGAAACTTTTGAATGGAAGACGCCAGAAGGGGAGACGCTTCATTTTGTTTGTAGGTCTTGGACTGGCAAACAAACAAGTTTCGGCGTGTTTGAGCTATCTGCAAAATTTGAACAGGTATTTGAATAATGACGATTCAAACAGAACAACAAAACTTAGCCCCAACAGCTTTAATTGAGATGTATGAGCTGACATTGCCAAATGCTAAAGATACCGAAGAGCCGTTTCGTTTTCATTGTGGCACTTCGGGCTTTAGTACGAATTTGAAGTGGAAGGGGAAAGAGTATATTGCCCTACCCATCGAAACAGAAGGTTTTGACATCAACACGCAAGGCAGTCTCCCGAAGCCAAAGCTCAGAGTTGCTAACGTCAACGGCATTTTTTCTGCCTTGCTTAGAGAATGTGATGACTTAATTGGCGCAAAACTTGTCAGAAAAAGAACATTCGCCAAATACCTTGACGCTGATAACTTCCCAAACGGGAATGATTCGGCAGACCCTACTCAAGAGTTCCCCGCTGACATTTGGTTTGTTGACAAAAAGACAACCGAAACTCGGTATTTGATTGAATGGGAATTAGCCAGCGCTTATGACCTTCAAGGCGTGAAACTTCCGAGAAGACAAATTATTCAAAACTCTTGTCAGTGGCGTTACAGAGACGGCAACTGTAATTATCAGGGTGCCTTTTACGACAAGAACAACAAACTTACAACTAACGCAAAAGAAGATACGTGTCCTAAGACTTTAAAAGCGTGTGAAGTGCGTTGGTATTCCTACGGCGGTCAAGGGTGCATTCTGCCCTTCGGCGGATTTCCTGGAGCAACGAGAAGCTAAATGAAAATAACTAAAGAACTTTTTAATTTGATGAAAGAAGCGGGAATTAGAAACTTTCCCAAAGAATCTTGCGGTTTGATCTACAAAAGAGGTAAGAAAGGCGTTCCAGTCGAATGCAAAAACATCTCTAGCGAACCTGAGCATAACTTCTTAATCTCTGCCTCAGAATACGCTGAAGTGCTTTGCAAGGGAGAAATCATCGGAGCGTGGCACACGCACTGCAACACCGACGCAAAACCGAGCGACGCAGATAAACAAGGATGCGAAAACACCGAGATGACTTGGTTTATCGGAGAGGTGCATAAGAATGAAAAAGGTGAAATCTATTTTGGTGAGAACATTGAAGTTCTTGTACCTTCTGGTTTTGTACAGCCTTTGGTCGGAAGAAATTACTGCTATGGCACGTTTGACTGCTATACCCTCCTCAGAGACTACTACAAGCAAGAATACGACATCGACTTAGGTGAATGGGAACGGGACGAAGACCCTTGGATGAATGAAGAGGGCTACTTTGAGCGCAAAGCCTCTGAGATCGGTTTTCAGAAGATCAACGGCACGCCGAAGAAAGGCGACATTTTCTTGATTCAGATGGGCACGAATGGCGCTGATCATGTAGCAATCTATGTCGGAGACGACAAGATTCTTCATCACATCAACAGTCGTTTGTCCAACACTGACATCTACGGCGGTTCTTACTGGCAAATGCACACGCTTTCTCATTGGAGACACAAAGATGTTAACGAAAATCTATCTTGAGGGAGCGATGGGTCGAAACTTCGGCAGAGAGTGGACGTTAGATATTCATACTCCTGCCGAAGCATTACAACTCATTCAAGCAAATATTCCAAGATTTGGACAATGGATTAGAGACAATCTGAAGCGCTATGAAAAGTGCATGATTATCTGCAAATACGCAGATGGAAGAGTTGAAGCATTGGACGAAAAGACGATGCTTATGAAATGCGAACCTTCAGAAATTCATTTTGTACCGACGGTTTATGGCGCGGGTAAATGGATGGGAGCGATTGTCGGAGCCGTAATGATTGTTGTGGGCGCTATTGCTTGCTGTTTTGGACAAGCGTGGGGCGCCTCCTTGATCGTTTCGGGCGCGGGTATGTTGGTCAGTACCATTATTACAGTAATTATGGGGAGAACAAGAAAAGACGACAATGACGATTCTGGAACCTCCTACTACTTCAACGGCGCTCAAAACACAACTCGACAGGGCGTTCCAGTTCCTTTAGTTTTTGGTCGTTGTAAGGTCGGTTCAGCCGTTATCAGCTCTTCTATTAACGTTTCAGATCAAAGCGTTACCCCAACAGGCAAGCCTGGAATTGTTGAAGTGGTTAAAGACAGAAAATGAAAAATTATGTAGCTGGTGCTGGTGGCGGTAGTAAAGGTAACAAACAGTCTAACGACAAAAACACTCTTTTCTCGATTGCTTCTCTTCAGGTCTTGGACTTAATCTCCGAAGGTCAGATCGGAGGTCTTGTTGATGGCGCAAAATCAATTTATTTTGATGACGTTCCTCTTCAGAACCAAACAGGCTCTTTTAACTATGACAATGTTTACGTAAAAGAAGCCAGAGGAACGCCTTATCAGGACATGATGCAGGGATACGAGAACACCGTCATCCCCATTGAAGTAGGCGCAGAAGTCAAAAACGGCTTTCCCGTTGTTCGATCAATTACAGAGATAATCGCTGACAAAGTTCGTTGCGCAGTTTCTATTCCTTACCTTTATCGAGTTGATAACGGGCTAAAGAAAACCTCGATTGAGTTTAAATTTGAAATTGCCATCAATAACGATGACTTCGTTGATTACGGCACGCAAAAAGTTGAAGGCAAGACCTCTTCTCAGTATCAAAGAAGCTACACGTTTAACCTTCCTCAGCGGGACTCTAAGGGCAAAGCGCCCGAACGTTGGCTAATCAGACTGACTAAGTTATCTCCCGAAGCGGATGATGACTATGTGGCGGCGTTGAGTTTTACAACGATGTTTCTGATTTCAGAAACAAAGCTCAATTATCCGAACTCTGCCATTATCGGTATCTCTGCGACGGCTGAGAATCTTTCTTCTATTCCGACACGCTCTTACATCGTTGACGGCTTGATTCTTCAAGTGCCGAGCAACTATGACAAGAAGACCAATACTTATAACGGAATTTGGGACGGCACCTTCAAAATGGAAGTTACCGACAATCCCGCTTGGATTCTCTATGGTTTGCTGACTAATACCCGTTGGGGTTTGGGCGAATTCATTAAGCCCGAGCAGATCAATAAATCCAAGCTCTATGAGATCGGTCGTTATTGTGATGAATTGGTTGATGACGGCTTGGGTAAGAAAGAAAAACGATTCTCAATTAACACTCAAGTCACTGAGCGTTCTGAAGCCTATGAGTTAATCAACTCCATTACCTCTGTCTTCAGAGGTATGACCTATTGGGCAATGGGTCAGGCCAACTTCACGTGCGACAAACCCACTGAGCCGTCGGTTCTTTTCACTCAAGCCAATGTTGTCAACGGAGAGTTTCGTTATGCTGGCTCTTCCAGAAACGAGCATCATTCTGTTGCTTTAATTACTTGGAATGACCCTGATCAAAACTACAAACAGGTTGTCGAGTACGTTGAAGACCGAGAGCTTATTGAAAAATGGGGCGTTAGACAGTCTGAATTAACGCTTTTCGGCTGTACCTCTCGCGCTCAAGCAATTCGTGCTGGTAAGTGGATTCTTTACACCGAACAGTATGAATCCGACATGATCTCATTTACGGTCGGATTGGACGCCGCTTTGGTGCTTCCTGGCGATATTATTAAGATTCACGACCCGTATCATGCTGGCAGAAGACTTGGCGGACGCTTAAAGTCTTGCACAACTACTTCAGCGGTTCTTGACGCAGTAACACAGTTAAAGAGTGAAGCTAATCCGAAAATTTCAATTCGGATGCCCGACAACACATTCGTCACGAGAACGCTGAAAATCTCTGATGACGAACCAAGAGCCGAAGTCTTTTGGGACGAGCCTCTTCCTGAGCTTCCCGTTGACTATGCAATTTGGATTATTGAAGAAGAAAATCTCGTACCTCAGATTGCACGTGTCGTAAACATTGCTCAGGGCGAAGATAAGGGCACTTTCAATATTGATTGTATTAGCTACAACAAAGGCAAGTACGATCTGATAGAGAAGGGTTGGGAGATTCAGCTTCCCAATACGTCTGAAATTGACCCGTATGATGTTGGCAAGCCCAATAATCTCAATATCTCGGTTTCCATTTCTAAGTCTGCTACAGGTATTAGAACAGGTAATCTTGAGCTTTCTTGGACGGCTGGCAAGAACAATGCTTCTTGGGTTGTCGAATATCGAACCGAAGACAAAGACGGTAACGGAGACGAATGGACTACGGTAGAAGTTAATTCTCCTTACTACACGATCTCTAACGCCCAGAACGGTCTTTATCACATCAAGATTTACGCAAAAGGCGTTCTTGGTACGCTTTCTACTGAGCTTGAGACTTATTACGACGCTGAAGATTCTTTACCGTCTCCTGACGATATTCAAGACTTCACGATTACTAAGCGCTCGACTTACTTACAGCTTGACTGGACACCCGTTGAAGGCGCGCTCGGTTATGAAATCAGAATTGGTGATTCTTGGGACGCTGGCGAAGCGATTATTACGAACTTTGCAGGTAACTCGTTTGTTCACTATCAGGATAAAGCGGGCATTTATTACTACCATATTCGAGCGATTAACTCTGACGGCAGTCTCTCTAAGCACGTCACAACGACAAGACTTGATCTGCATGCTCCGATTACACCTGAGAACTTCCAAGTTGTACGTTCTAATGAGCGTCTTGAGCTGAAGTGGGACAGTAACCCCGAAACAGATATTACTTTCTATGAAATCCGAGAAGGTATTAACTGGACGGCTTCTACACTTGTTTGTCAGTCAAAACTCAATCATGCGACTATTCCGGTTGGCGCACAGACAAGAAGAAAATTCTGGATTAAAGCAGTCTGTATGCCAGGAATTTATTCTGAGTCTGCTGACTGGTATGAAATCGGTGTAACCAACGACAAAGACAAGAACATCATCATCGAAATGCACGAGCGTGGATTAGGTTTCTCTAACCACAGAGTGTATATGTCTGATCGAGGTGACGATCTTGTCATGGATGATGATAGAAAGCGTTCGGAGTACATCATCCCCGTCGATCTCTTCAAGAAGCATTATGCGCATAACTCTTTCTCAACCTCTGTCACAACGATTGCCTGCACAGGTGAAGATACAACCACTTGGGAAGATTTAACGTGCGACTTTGAAGCTCCTGGCGCAGAGCGAGCTTGGAATTTAGAAGGAGACCAAGACGGTATCGTTGCTTATAAGCAGATTGCTCTTGAGTACGGTTTAGGCTCTTCAGACATTGAGGGAATTTCTCTCGAAAATACAACCGACACATTGTCAGGTAAGCAAGCGGTATCAGCGCAAGCGCATTATGAACCTGCCCGATATGCTCTTGGAATGACCATGAATTTGATCACAAGCGCTAAGTGGCAGTTAGTTGATGTGCCAGAGCACTTTAAATTCAGTTTTTGGTTTAAGGCAAAAGATCAGGGGCGGAATAAGTGTGCTGAGATTCTGATAATGCAGACTCAAGACGGCACTGGCTGGTACAAGATTTACTACAACACGGAAGAAAAGACGCTGAATCTTGCTTGCAGTGACGGTAAAGACATCTCTTTTGAAACTGAGTTTCTTGCAGATGATTACTTCTGTATTGCGTTCTATCAAACAAACGTCACTCGCGGCTTTGGTTACGGCATTCTTGGCAAGCAGGTTGAGTTTAAAACAACACCCGCGTTCCCGCAGGGTCAAATAAAACTATTGTCAGTGGGGAATGCTTAATTAACCACTTGACAATATGGCAAAATTTTGCTAGACTTTTCAAGTTGAAAAATAATAATAAAAATGATTAAATCTGACACCTTCAAATTAGTAGGCTCTCTCACAGCCGAACTTCACAAAGCAGACGGTTCCTACGAAGTTGTTCATAAGCACAACGCCATTCTTGATGTCGGTTTTGACTTCATTGCCGACGCTATTGGTAACGCTTCTGCCCGTCCTGCTGTTATGAGCTACATCGCTGTAGGTACAAGCACTACTGCCGTTTCTGTTGATCAGACAGCTCTTCAAACTCAGTTAATGGCAAAAGCAGCCACATACGCTCATACCGCTGGCACAAAGACATTTACTTTTGAGACGACATTCAATAAGGGCGAAGCAACAGGCGCATTGACTGAAGCAAGTGTGCAGAATGCGGAAACGGGCGGTATTTTGATTGACCGAGTCGTGTTCCCCGTTATCAATAAGGGCGATGACGATACCCTTAAGATGACATTTACTTTCACAATGTCTCAGCCGTCTAGCTAATGACAACCATTGTTGTATCACCTGCTTCGACAAGATACAGAACATGGATTAGCGAAAATTCGGGCTTAGGGACTTGGGATGATCAGCGAGACTGGCTCTGGCATCATCCCACAAACTACACTGCATCAATAGATGAAGCCCTTGCGGTAAGCAAAACGTTTCGTTTTGACATTGAAAGCAATCTCAAAGAACTGCTGACTTTCTTAGAAGTTAAATCAGCACAAATTCATGTTCCGTTTAGCGAAGCAATCGAGTTTGAAGACGCTCTGAACACTCTTTTAGTTCTGGTAAAAGAGTTCGAGGAGCTTTTTGTCGTTGGAGAGACGAAAACCGAGAAAGACATCAATAAAAATGTCGAAGATAAAATCTTTTTTGCTGAACATTTGGCAAAAGATGCGGAGCACATGGTCTTTGAGGCATTGCAACTGCTCGATCAATGTGATCGACAGATCGCTTGGATTAGAAATCACTCAGAGAACTACACGGTTGCAGAGACAACGGTCGAGAAAGAGATTGGCGTATTTAAATCACAGTCACTCAATTTCTATGATGCGATTAAGGAAGTAGCCCGAGGTGTTATTTCCGATTTGTTCTTTCAAGAAGGGATTTGGACGAAAGAAAGTCTGGATAAGTTCATGCGCAACGGCGGTCGTCATGTCGGATATACGACATTTAGAGAATTCATCACTGGTGACTACGAGTATCAGAAAGCGCTCTTCAGACTGGCTTTAGAGGCTACAACGGCTGACCGAGCATTGGTTGAGCAAATTGACGTGGCTATTGACGTTGATGACGTATATGACCGAGGTTCTACAAGCGTTACGGATAAGAATTACGGTGCAACCGTTCACTTCTCAAGAGAATTTAGTGTTGCTCCTGAAGTGACCGTCACTATGAGAGGCGGAAATGCTTTAGAAGCTATTCGCCCGATTGTAAGTAATGTCGGCACAACTGGCTTTACCGTGATGCTCTACGACGTTGAAGGAAACAAAACAACAGGCACGTTTACGTGGACTGCGGCAGGATACTAAATGAGAAAAATAATATCGGTATCTGGTGGAAAAGACAGCACAGCCGTCGCTCTAGTTGCAATGGAGCAAAATAAACCCGAGGATGTAATTTTTATTTTTTGTGATACAGGTAATGAACATTACAAAACTTATGAATATTTGAACTACCTTGACGATTATTTTCAATCAAAAGGTTTCTCAAAAATCGTAAGACTGAAATTAGACAGCACTGAAAAACTGAAAAGAAAGGCTGAAAGGCTCAAAGATTATCCCGAGATTGCAAAACACATCAGGCCAACGGGCAGTGCGTTCTTAGACCTTTGTTTAGTCAACGGTAGATTTCCTGGCTTTACAAGCAGATTTTGCACAAAAGAACTAAAGCAAAAACCCGCAAATGATTTTATTGCTCAGTTTCTTGAGAACGGAGAGTCTGTTGAGGTTTGGACGGGCGTTAGAGCCGACGAATCTATAAAACGTGCAAAGTATCCCGAAAGAGAGTTGAGAATTGAAGATAAAAAAACAGGAGCTCAGGCTTGGGACGTAAGACCGATTTTAAATTGGAGCGTCGAGGACGTATTTAAGAAGATCAAGAACAGCGGAATTGAAGCTAATCCATTATATGCAATGGGCTTTTCTCGTGTCGGATGTACGCCCTGCATTTTCGCTAATAAGAAAGAATTAAAACTTTTAAGCGAATTGTCTCCCATTGAGTTTTACAAGATTGAAGCATGGGAAAAATATCTTCAGAACGGCTCAATTAACGGCTCTTCTACTTATTACTACTCTGAAAACCATGAGGGCGTTTGGGCAAAAGTTAAGTGGGCTAACACCTACATAAAACGGGGCAGACCCAAGAAAGTACAGGTAGAAAATGGCGGCACAAGGTTATAAAGAAATTCAATTAACGACACCGTTAAAAGACTCGTTGCCGTTAATTTTGCACAATGACGAAGCAAGCATTACGTGTAGTGCGGGAATTGTTTTCCCCGAAGACAATCTCAAAGAGGGAATGCTTTGTTTCAGATCAGATTTGCAACGGCTCTTTCAGCGCAGAAAGGGCGTTTGGGTCGATATTCTCGAAAGTCTTGATAACGACATCATCGAACTCGGTGAAGCGATTGTAGAAGCGTTTGATGAAGTTAATGAGGTTGTTCTACAAACGAAAGCTGATGAAAGTGAATTTCAAGCACTAAAAACAGCGTTCGAGGCTTTTAAAGCAGATGTTGAAGCTAACTATGTGAAGAAGACAGAAGCAACTTCTACTTACTTGACTAAGAACGACTTCCAGACTCAGATTGACGAGGCTTACGCAAGTCTTGAATCTGCTTTAGGCGAAGAAACTGGTACTGAAACAGAAACCGAAACAGAAGCAGGTAGCTAAATGGCAACGATTAAAGAGTTAATTGAAAAAGCAGGTCAGGTTGCAGTATTGAAAGCGCATCCTGTAGGTAGCTACTTCATTACTGAAGAAGATAGAAATCCTGCTGAAATTCTTGGGTTGGGGGGGGGTAAGCACTTGGGTCAAACTCGAAGGTAGAGTTTTACTCGGAGCAAGCTCGGCTTACCCAGTAGGAAGTGAGGGCGGAGAAGCAACGCACACATTAACCGTTCCCGAAATGCCTTCACATAGTCATAGCTTGCCTCCTAATCACTTTGCGGGATGTTGGGGAATAGGTTCGGTGAGTGCTCAAGGAACTTTGGTCACTTCTGACACGTGGGGTACTGCAAAGGGCTATACAAAAGAAACTTTTGGAGCACAGGGGCCGAACGTATCAAACCAATTATTTTTCGACCAAGCCCAAGTTGCTATGACCGCTAATGGAGGAATAGAGGCTCACAACAACTTACAGCCTTACAGAAGTGCATACATTTGGCGAAGAACAGCATAAATGAATTTAGAACAACTATTAGAAAAAGCAATCCAAAAAGCAAAGTTAGAAGCCCATCCCGTGGGCAGTTACTACTTTTCTGATATATCTACCCCCCCCCAAGTGAGATTTTTGGCGGAACATGGGCACAAATAAAAGATAGGTTCATCTTAACCGCAGGTGATACTTATCAACAAGGACAAACGGGCGGTGAAGCAAGCCACACTCTAACGGCATCAGAATTGCCAATACACAGTCACTACATAACCAAACAGATTTTTATGGTTAGTAATCCTGGCGCAGTCTTCACGATCAACGATTCAAACTTTGATGCTTTGGCAGCCACTGACTGCGCCGTTGCAGATGGCGGCGTTACGGTTCCTGACAACTTAAAAAGCATTGTCAACGGCGGTGGTGGTAATCAACCTCATAACAACCTTCCACCGTATGTAGTTACTTACTGTTGGAAACGAACAGCATAATGAATTTTTGGTAAATGACAAAGACTTTAAAAGACTGTATCGACTTAATCAAAACCTCACTCGAAAAGAAAGCTGAAGTGGGGGGGTAGTTTCGTTTAAACAAGTTTCAATTTCCGATGATTTATCAGTTGTTGGAACAGCTTGGTTTAATGGCCCGACTGTCGCCCAAAAAGATTTATCAGTAAACGGAACAACTTGGATAAACGGAGCGGGTAGAGTCAATTCCGACTTCACGATTAACGGCACCACGTACTTAAATGGCGAGACGCAAACTCAGTTAATTGTCGTTAACAGATACAATGGTGAGGGCGGAGAAATTGTCTTGAAGGGCAGTAGAGATGATCTGCCAGATTTTCATCTTGATGAAGCGTGGGGCAACGCACGAATTTGGAGTAGCAAGAATAACCGCTTAGTCACTCAATGGTCTTTGACATAAGAAAAGAGAAGGGTTGTTCACTCCCTTCTCTGATGAAGTTCAAATAAGTTGAAGACGGACTTTTCAAACTTCGGGGCAGAATTATAAAAGAATTGCCCCGACTGCAATACCGAGTTTCGAAACAACTCACTAACGGGAGTTCACGATATTAGCAATCGGGGCAATAACTTTTTCAAAATTATCGTCTTTAGATTAAGAGCTAAATCATCAGACGAAGGTTATTGTACAAGCATTTTCAATAAATGGGTTTAGGCAAAGTATAGGCAGTTTTAAATTGCCACAAAATAATAAGAATTAGAAATGCCAAAGAAAACAAAAACAGAAATTAAAACCGCCATTAAGAACGTACTGAATAAAGTTACGATAGGTTCTGAAGGTGGGAGCATTAACGGCTCGATTGTGATTACGGGCGAAAATAATTTTGTAAAAGCACCCGCTTTCAAAATTGGAGATACTGATTTAAGCACATTTATTGAAGAAGCGGGCAAGGTAAAAACCGTCAATAACCAACAGCCTGATTCAACGGGAAATATTGACATTCCGATCTCTGTAAACAACATTCAAAGAGACGATACGGGGAATATCACATTAACGCCATCGGATGTCGGAGCCTCTGCTTCAGATCATACTCACGCTTATCTTCCGCTAGCTGGCGGAACGATGACGGGACAGATTTATGTCAATGCAAGAGAAAGTTCTTGGTTTGATGGCAGAACATCTGCGTTAATAAGAATAGCCAATGGTGTCGGTTATAACGTTTTAGCTTCAATGCAGTGTGCAGGTTATTCTTGGGAAATAGGTTGCGAAGGTAGCAATAATGGGAATGCCATGAGAATTGGTTGTGTTTCCGATACTAATTTTAGTGGCGGCACAAACACTCAGAACCAATATTTTAGATTTGATTTAAACGGCGACTTCATAGCTTCTCGTGATATTCGAGCAACATCTTGGGTTTATGCCACAAACTTTAGAGTTAGTTCTGACAGACGCTTAAAAACCGACATTAAAAAAGCTGAGTATTCCCTCCCTGAAGTTGAATTAAAGACTTTCCGATTTAAGGCGGACGAACGAAAAGCAAAGCACATTGGCTTTATTGCTCAAGACATTCAAGAACAAGTCCCCGACATTGTTAATGAAGATGAAACAACTAAACGATTGACCATTGATGAATCGGCATTGTTAGCAATCGCAGTAGATGAAATCAACAAGCTGAAAAAGCGTGTGACCGAATTGGAGAAGAGATGACTTGCGGTTATATGAATAGCGCAGGGACGGATTTAGATAGTTTATTCCTTATTAACAACTCAAACGGCGGAGCATTAGGTTTTCAATGTTCCAACGGTCAAGACCTCGGTAACCGTTTCTCGGCTTCGAACAAGCTTAATTACGCAGTTGGTTTTCAGAATTCGGCAGGAACAGATTTAGGTTATTTAAGAGGAAATCAGGGCGCTCCCGCCTGGACTGGATATACAGCTTCTCTCGGCCACCAACAATCAGACAGAGGTGCGAGTTGTTCAATTAGCCATGGCGATGGTGAGTCTTCTTACCACCATACAGTTCGCTATTTTCAAGGTTGGTTTAACGTTCAAGGTTATTGCACAGGTCTGGGAACTGCGGGTGTTAACTGGCAAGTGTGCGCAACTATTTGGCATAACGAAGGTAGTTACACCCATCGGTATCAGCATAGTTACGTTGATAACTCCACCGATTTCAACTATGCGAAAAATAAGCAAGGTATTTGGTGTCCATATTCAAATTTAGGTTATGCCCTCGCTCCCAATACTGAAAGTGGCTGGGTGACACTATTTAACGCAGGCACAGGCACAAGTTGCAGTAGAAACTTCGCTTATTGCATTTGCGGGGGAGACGGAAATAACGGTCGCCCTTGGAATAATCATTTCAGAGTTTATCAACGGTTTTACAACGGCATTGGCTCAACGAATTGGATTTGTCATGAGCTGGTAATTGATCCATAAAAATAAAAATGAAGAACAGATACACAATTCAAATCCTCGGTAATTTCGATACCGACGACAAATTCTCAATGCAAGGGAAAATTTTCAAAGCCTTAGACACAATCGAAGGTCTGACGGTAAAAGCAATTTCCACTGATCTTTGGTGTGACTACAACGGCACAGTCAGAAAGTGGGACGACGAAGGAAGAGAGGTAACTGACGGCTATGTAATGACGCCCGTTCAGCCGACACAAGTTGTCACTCCCGAAACTTCTGAAACTGTAGAAAAGACAGAAGATTTAGAAATCGAAGAAGTCACGGACATAAACTCAAACTAAAACAAAATGGCATACAAATATAACGTTATTATTCAAGGCATCATCGTTGATGAAGACTCTCTTTCGGCGCAGAAAAACATCGAAGCTCAACTGAAAGCGATGAACGTTCCGTTCACTGTTAAAAGTGTAAATCTGGAACAAGTCTTCGGTTACGACGATAAGCCTGTTGAAGTTGAACTCGCTCCTCAAACTCAAGAACAAATTGTCAAGGGCTTTGTTGAAGCGGTGCAAAATTTCATGGACTCAAAAGCTCAAGAACTAAATTACGACTCCATCTTCACGGCGATTACTTACGAAAACGATACAAACGTTAAATTTGCAAAAGAGGCTGAAGCGTTCAAAGCATGGCGCTCTCAAGTCTGGACAATTTGTTATGCGGTGCTTGATGAAGTCTTAGCGGGGACTAGAAACACTCCGACGAAAGAAGAACTCCTTGCGCTTCTTCCTGAGCTTGTTATCAACTACGAGACTGAATAATGACAGATTTAATAGCGGCCAGACGATTCTTCTTTGATGTTCATCCGTTCGGAAAAACTGACCCGCTTTCTGTCATGAACAGAATGTTTGCGGGTTGGTTTTGCGCCGATAGATTCGGCATTCTCAACAAGTATTCTTGTTACCGAGTTGCCGAATTCAACGAAAAGTTTCCAAAAGCTAAGAACCTAAGCCTATCGGACATTTGCGACAATCGAGCCGTTGAGCTTATGAATCAAAACAAGCCGATTGTCGTTCTTTGGTCTGGCGGGGTCGATTCAACAGCGATTGTTTCGTCTTTTCTAAAGAACAATATTCCTCTCGATCAGTTAACCGTTGCTTATTCGGCTATGACTGAAGAAGAATATCCGTTGTTTCTCGAAACAATGAGAAAGCAGGGCGTTAATCTTCAAAGAAAAGACAATATTCCCGCTTATTGCAATGAGCTTTCTGACTGCTTAATTATTAACGGCTGGTGCGCCGATCAACTTTTCGGTTCAGATGTTCATAGGTTCAATATTGAGCTTTACAACAAACCTTGGAAAGAAGGTATTCGGGAGATGTTGATTACAAGAGATATTCATTTAAATGAAAAGTCTCTTGAAGCGCTAGAAAATGTCTATTCCGATTACGCTCAAAAACTTGGTCTTGAGATTTCCGAGTTTTGTGAATTTGCTTGGATGTATAACTTCAGTATCAAATGGACGTTTGTTAGAGAGGCGGCAAAACTTATTTGTGTGAATAAAGCCACAAGAGATTGCGTGGTGAACTTTTTCGAGACGGACGATTTCCAGTCTTGGTCTGTTAGCAACTTTGATAACATCAAAAAACATAATGTTTTCAAAGAGCCTAAGTTTTACAAACAACCTTTGAAACAATACATCTTCGATTTCAACGGCGATGAAGATTACTTCTTAAACAAGCCGAAAGTTAATTCAAGATCATCCACCGAGCCTGAATACAGACGAATTTTTGTTCTTGACACCGACGGTTATCACACTTACCAATTTAAAAATACTTCAGACCCGCAAAATTCATTCATGGAGTTAAGAAGAAGTGTCGCCAGAAACTACTTAAGAGATGAATCAAGATAAGTTTTTAGTAGCTAGAGGCTTGCATTCTGCTTCTTACGCTAAATCCATTGCCTCTACTTGGATTTGGGCACCTGCATTATTTGTTTCCAGTCAGATCGCTTATCAATACGGACTTTCGGGATTCTTGATGTTTCTAATCCCGAACGTTCTGACTTTACTGATCTTTGGCTTTGTTTGTGACAAATTCGACATTGATTTTTCAACAGCAGTAGAAACAGTTAAGAAGGTTGGAAAAATTCAAGAAGTCGAACATCTGACAATAACGAGCGCTCTTCTTATCGGTTCAACATTCGTGCAGATTCTGGGCATTCACGCACTGCTTTCTCAATGGTTCGGAGTTCCTAGAATCTTCAGTGCATTAGCCATTCTCGGTTTATCACTTCTCATTATTTGGGGAAAGGGCTTAAAAGCCTGTATCAAAACTGATGCCTTTAAGTATGAAATCATTTTTATTTGCGGTTTGGCTTTAGTTTTTTGTGCTAATAATCACACGGTTCTAAATTTTGACGGTCATTTAGATTTCAACCTCTTAACGCTTTTCTTAAGCTTCGGACTTCCGACAGCGATTGGTCTTTTATCTGCGCCTTACGCTGATACAACCTTTTGGCAAAGAGCAAACAGCATAGGAAGAGGCGAGAGGTTTAAAACCTTCTTTTTAGCTGGCGCTTTTTTTGCTTTAATCCCAATGCTTTTTGCTGTAGTCGGTTTTAGCGCTCCGACTATAGATAACTGGCAACTGCAAAACTTTGCAACTTCATCTTTTTCAATGACGCTTCTAGCAGTGGCGGTTTTATCAGCGCTGATTGCAACCGTTGACTCTAACCTTTGTGCGGTCGGAGCATTAGCGAAGAAGGGCAAAGAAAACATTACGATAATCGCATTTTGCGCTCTTCTAACGGCTGTATTTTGTTGGTTAGATAACCTGACTATCGTTGATCTGTTCTTGCTCTATGGGACATTAAGAACCGTTGCAAGTGTACCGACAATTCTTTCTTTAACTAATCGTTTTGACGCAAAGCGACTTCAAATTGCAACGGGAGTTGCAATGATCGTTTGCCCTATCGGTTTTGCATTTGCTCAACCATACGGCAATGGCTGGATATTCACAGTATTAGCGCTTTTAATTCCATTGTTAGGGTATAAAAATAATGAGACATCCCGACACGTTCCAAGTGCTTATTGCATTCGATCAATTGATTAACACTTTACTCGGCGGTATGGCTGACGAAACACTTTCCGCTCGTGCTTATAGACACTCTGTTGACGGTACAAGAAAGTGGCCGCGTTGGATAATTGACCACATTTTTTTCTGGCAACCTAATCATTGCATGGAAGCCTTTCTAAGCGAAAAGAAAAAGGCTCATTTACCCAAAGATTATCAATAACAATTCCCTCAGAGAACTGGGCAATAACAACAATTACAAGGACTAATAATGCCCGATAAAGACCCTGAAAACTGGGGACTTGCGTTTTGGGCCTTTCTGACTGGTCTCGGTTTTGCGGGCGGAATTATTCGCTACATCGAGGACTACAGAAAAGAGCTTCAGCGCAACCCTCGTACTCGAAGAAAATTTACTCTGCTAGAACTGCTTGCAAAGGCCTTCTCTTCAGCTTTCGCTTGCATTGTTATTTATTTCATCTGCAAAGGACTCAACATCGACGATCTTGTAGCGCTCGGCTTGGCTGGTGTCGCTTCTTATTTCGGCACTGAGTCTCTTGGCGTCGTCTTTCAACACTTTAATAAAACAACTACAAAAGATGATAATTAAACCTTTTTCAGCTTGGTCTCCAGAATTAGCCGCAGACTTTATTGAAGAGTTTGAAGGTAGAAAGCTCGAAGCCTATAACGAAATTCTCGACCTAGATTCTTTGCCCAATGAACATTGGAAAGCTATTCCTGGATATAACGGCAATTATCAAGTTAGTGATTTAGGAAGGGTAAAGAGTGTAGGGCGATATGTCGAGCGCTCGACTGCTCAACGGAAAGTATGGCGAAACGAAAAAATTTTAAAACAAAGTTTCCAAAACAACTATTTGGCCGTAGGTCTTTCGTTTAATGGCGTTCATACAAATCATCATGTGCATCGTTTGGTAGCGGAGACATTCATCCCAAATCACGGAAACAAACCTCAAATAGACCACATTAACGGTATAAAAACAGACAATAGAATTGAAAATCTAAGATGGGCTACGGCAAAAGAAAATTGCAATAACCCTTTAAGACTAGAAAAATTTTGTGGCGAAAACAATCATTTTTATGGGAAACATCACTCAGAAGCCTCAATTCAAAGAATAAAAGAATCTTTGAAAGACAGAGATTTTTCTGGTGCCAAAAATCCAGCCGCAAAGAAAATTAGAAACATTGAAACAAACGAAGTTTTTCTTACTGTCAAAGAAGCTGGAGCCTCTGTAGGTGTTTCTGATAACTCCATAAGAAGCTCAATAAAAAGACATCACAAATCAGCAGGTTATCATTGGGAGTATGTAAATGATTAGAAAACCTTTTTCTCAATATGACCCCTTAATTGCTTCAGATTTTATAAAAGAATGGGAAGGGTTAGAGCTGTCCGTCTATAAATGTCAGGGTGGTAAAAACACCATCGGCTGGGGACACACTAGAGGTGTAGGGCAGAAAGACACTATAACAATAGAAGAGGCAGAGGAGTTTTTGAAAAACGATCTTCATTCTCACGCACGCGGTTTAGCGCCCGCTATCAAAGTTCCCGTAACAAAAAATCAATTCATTGCTCTTCTTTCTCTCGCTTTCAACATTGGCGTTTCTAATGCAAAAACCTCTGATGCAGTAGCTTTTTTGAACAAACAGGAATATCAAAACTCAGCCGACGCCTTTTTGAATTGGAGAAAAGCGGGCGGGAAGGTCTCAAATGGCCTTGTCAGACGGAGAAGTGCGGAAAGAGAACTGTTTCTAAGGGAGGACTAACATGAATAACCCTAGATTTATTGAACGTCTTATTGAGTGGTATCAGTCTGATGATTTCAGAAAAGATGTTGCAGACCGAACGTTAAAAATCATTCAGATTTTCATTTTTGTTGGATTCGGTTATCTGCTCGGCTGGTACTCGGTTGCTCTTGAAGTTTCAAAATGCGAAGTTGACCTAGAAAAGATTTCTCACGAGAACACCCGCATGATGCTTCAAATTGCCGAGGAGCATAAAAGTTCGCTTGAAAATCAAAGAAACTCTTATCAAAACTTAATCAAAAACGAACTTAAAGAGCTTGCTCAAAAGGTTGAAGTCAATAAAAACTTGATTGAAACCAATCATCAAAAAATCGATCAAAACGGCAAGTTGATTCACGAAAACAAAGAGAAGATTACAAATGCAGTGGGTATCGGCAATTCTCGTTAGTTTAGTTACTTGGTTTGCGACGTGTTCCTACTATCAGGCTCAAATAGCTGATCTTCAAAAAGAACACGCAACCGAACTTCAGATTCAGGCGCAAACCAACGCTAAAAAGTTTTATGAAGACTTCACAAAAGAAAAAGAACGATATGAAGCGCTCAACAAAGAATTGGCTCAAGCTCGGCGTGATGTCGCTGATATCACTTCCGCTAATGACAGGATGCGCAACCAACTGTCCGCCCTGTCCAGACTGCAATCAAGTAAAGATCGAGAAACCTGCCTTAGAGATCTTAATGAATGTCGAGAAGTGGCAGTCGGACTATCTGCTCTTGCAGGACAGGCTTATGAAGCATTTGAACTTCAAAAACGAGCCGACAAAATTAAGTAAGTAACGATACTCATAATTCAATGATGCCCATTGACCTATGGAGTTTATTGTTTATAATATTAAGTAGTTACTTACTTATAAATAAAGATGCTTTTCAAAATAATCAGCCAATCAATTCTCAATAAAGAAGATGTCGTTTATTACTACAATAACGAAACGAATGAAATCTTCGATTCTGAAAATCGTTTGGTTGACATTGCGGAATCATTAGACATCCCTTTGAAAGAGTTTAAGCCTTTCACAGGCTTTCCAGTTTCAAAGACAAGAGTCTTATCAAAGCTCAAAGTCCAGTTGGGTTTGAAATGCAACCTTAATTGTTCTTATTGCTCCCAAGCTGAGTCTAGGAGTCTATCTAAGGACGATTCTTTGGGCGATGTTGAATCGTTCATTGCTTCTCTCCGTCGAGAAGAACTTTCAATTAAACCCAACGGACGCATTGAGTTTTGGGGCGGTGAGCCTCTTGTCTATATCAAGACATTAAGAAAGCTGATTCCTGAGCTGAGAAAACTTTATCCAACGCAAGAATTTCACATGATCTCCAACGGCACTTTACTGACCAAAGAGATCGTTGACTGGCTCGTTGAGAATAAAGTTTCTTTCATTATCTCTCACGACGCTCAGGGATATGCTCTTCGAGATGATCTTGACCCACTTTACAAGACAGAAACAAAACTTATTTGGTTGTATGCCAAGGAACAACTGCACAAAGCAGGTCTGAAATTCGGTTTCAATGTTGTGATTACTCGTGCAAATTGCGATATATCCAACATTCCCGAATTTTTTCAACGGCATTTTTCGGCTAAAGCCTCTTTCGGCTTTGAGGGCATTGTTCAGCCAAGCCGAGAAGAGGATGTGTTCAGAAAAGAAGACATCGACGTTCTTGAGAATGATATGAAATACGTTCTTGTCCATAATCAAGAAGACTTCGGAAATCTTGTTAAAGAAGCTCAGAACGTTCTTAACGCCTTAGCTCAAAGAAGACCGCTTTCAGCTATTCGAGCAAAGTGCGAAGCGCCCAACTCTGATGTTTTGGTCGTTGATCTCAAGGGGAACGTTATCTCCTGTCAGAACTTCACGCATATCTCTCAGAAGATCGGCGAATTGAACGATTACGACAACATCAAATCAGTGAATTTTGTTCATTGGTCAAAGAAGTTCGTCAAAGAAGATTGTAAGAGTTGTCCAGTTGTTCAGTTCTGCAAGGGCGGATGCCCTTTAAACCTCTGCGCTTTCTGTCATAACGATTACGTTTACCACATGGCTTTATTCAAAGCCGTTTGGTTTTTACTTTTCCAAGCAGACATTAAAACAATTACACCCATTCAATGATTACCTCAATTATCAAAAGAGACGGCAGTATTGAGCCGTTTAATCCCGAGAAAATTGTCATAGCAATATCAAAAGCAGGGTCTGCAACAGGTGAATTTGATACTCAGGTATCAAAGGAACTTGTTCAGTCTATGGTTCTCCCTCGTATCAATGCGAAGAAGGGCAGAGCTGTTTCTGTCGAAGACGTGCAGGATATTGTTGAAAACGTCTTATTCGATACAGCTTTTGAAAAAACTTATAAGGCTTATGCAATTTACCGCAACGAGCATACAAAAGCTCGTGAGCGCCAGAAAGTTGCGGTCGATGTGGAAAGCTCCGTTAATGAGTACATCAATCAAGACGACTGGCGTGTAAGAGCAAACGCTAATCAGGGCTATTCTCTTGGTGGAATGATTCTTAACGTCTCGGGCAAAGTTACAGCTAACTACTGGCTGAACAGCGTTTACCCGAAAGAGATTGGATTAGCACATAGAAACGGAGACTTTCATATTCACGACTTGGATATGTTATCAGGATACTGTTGCGGCCACTCTCTCAGAGCACTTCTGAACGAAGGTTTTAACGGTGTTCCGAACAAAGTCTCAAGCAACCCTCCGAAACATTTATCTTCGGCATTATCCCAAGCTGTTAATTTTTTAGGCACACTTCAAAATGAGTGGGCTGGCGCTCAGGCTTTCAGCTCCTTCGACACGTATTTAGCTCCGTTTGTCCGTGTTGACAAACTGACTTATCCCGAAGTCAGACAGAATATTCAGGAATTTATTTTCAACTTGAATGTCCCAAGCAGATGGGGTTGCGTCTTGCCAAGCACCAAAGTGCTGACTACAGAAAACAAATGGAAAGGTTTCGACGAACTCACTACTAAAGATAAAGTTTGGTCTATAAATCAACAGGGATATCTTTGCCAGTCAGCAATTAAGGTCGTCATTAAAAAACCTTATGACGGCTTGATTTACGAACTGTCTAATGACGCTTTTAACTATAGACAAACTGTTACAGCGGAACACCGAGTCTATGTTAAGAACAATCATTTGGGAGAAACAATCAATCCAGCCTCCTACATTGTCAAAACGGCTCAAAAAATAGCCGAAGATGAAAAAGAAGTTTGGGTTCCGTATTCAATTGGAGCAAGCGGAGAAGAAACTTGGGAGGATTGGACTTCTGTTAATGAAGCCCTTACAGGAGCAAAACCCCATCCGCCGATAAATATTCAAATTAACAAAATTTCTTGCCGTCATTACCAAGGTGACGTCTGGTGTCCTTCTGTTACGGAAGGAAATGTCATCTTCAAAGATGAAGAAGGCCATGTCTTTTTATCTGGTCAAACTCAAACTCCGTTTACCAACTTAACGTTTGACATTCATTGTCCAGACGACTTGCGAAATCAACATCCCTTGATTGGCGGGAAAGAAGTCGATTTTACCTACGGTGATCTTCAAAAAGAAATGGACATGATTAACCGTGCCTATATTGAAGTGATGATCGAAGGTGACGCTCAAGGAAGAATCTTCACGTTCCCGATTCCGACATACAACATCACAGACGATTTTGACTGGGATTCTGAGAACTCGAAGTTAATGTTTGAGATGACTGCGAAATATGGGACTCCGTATTTCCAGAACTTTATGAACTCAGACCTCGATCCACACATGATTCGTTCAATGTGCTGTAGGCTTCGTCTTGATTTAACCGAACTTATTCATCGCGGCAACGGCCTTTTCGGTTCCGCTGAACAAACTGGTTCTATTGGCGTCGTAACGATTAACCTTGCAAGACTCGGTTATCTCTTTAAAGGTAATTGGGAAGGATTGTTGGAGCGCTTTGATTACCTTTGTGATCTTGCGAAGACGAGTTTGGAAATTAAGCGCAAACTAATTACCAAGTTAATGGGCGAAGGGCTTTATCCCTTCACTAAGCGCTATCTCGGCAGTTTCAAGAACTTCTTCTCAACTATCGGCGTAAATGGCGCAAATGAGATGATTAGAAACTTCTCTGACGACCGATACGATATTACCGACGAAAGAGGTCACGAGCTGGCTGTCGAACTGCTTGAGCACTTGAATAAACGCATTCAAAATTATCAAGCTGAAACGGGCAATCTTTACAACAGTGAAGCGACTCCTGCTGAGGGAACTGCAACACGTTTTGCTCGCGAAGACAGAAAGCGCTTTCCTGACATTATTCAGGCAGGTCAAGACGGTCATCGTTATTACACGAACTCTACTCAGTTACCTGCTGGCTTTACCGATGACCCATTTGAAGCATTAGACCATCAGACTGATCTTCAGAGACTTTATTTGGGCGGATGTGTAGAAAAGGGTAATTACGTCATTACGAACAAAGGACGTATGCTCATTGAAGACATCGCTGAAAATTGGAAATCGCTTAAAGGCTCGTTAGAAGTTGTTTCTTATAACTCTAAGACCAACAAAAGTGAATGGAAGAAAGTAACTGACGCCATGAAGATTGACGTGAGCAAACACGACAAAATTCACATCACAGGCGAAAGAGGTTTGAACATTGTCACAAGCGACTGGCACCCGTTCTTTGTCGTCAACAAAGAAACCTATTTAGTTGAAGAAAAGCGAGCGGATGAACTGAAAAAGGGCGATTGGATTCTTCAAAATAAAGAAATTTTAATTCCCAAGACCTCTGACTCCGAGCTTTCTTTTGATACTGCTTATCTGATCGGTTATTTCATGGGCAACGGTTCTATGTCATTAACAGAAGATAACAGAGGTGGAAACCACATCACTAAAACTTTCATTCGATTTGATGATGGAAACAAGAACATTCTCAAAAAGATAGCGAAGATTCTTAACGACAAATTTGGAACCGAAATTCAATCTCATTCCCAAGATAGAAGAAGCAAAGATTGGAAAATTGGAACTACAAAAACCAACGTTGGCGACTTCTTCAGAAAGTACGGCTTCAAAGAAGGAGTCAAGTGTTACACGGTAGGCGTCTCAGAAACACTGCGTCAAGAGTTATCTAATCAAGAGGTAGTATCGGGCGTACTTTCGGGACTTATTGATAGTGATGGCCACATAAACGATATGGGTGATTTTGAATACATGACAGCTTCCGAACGTCTTGCGCAGGATGTGGTCGAAATGTTCAATTTGCTCGGAGTGATTGCTTATTACAAACCCAAACTCTCAGTAAGAGAAAATGAATCCGTTATGTATAGAGTCAGAGTGAGCGCCTTTGAATTGTCAAAAGTTTGGGACTCTTTGAAAACCACTACTGCAAGAATTGTTAAAGCGGATTATAAAAAATATGCTCGACAACTTCCCGTTGCTAGGGTTAAAGAAGTCTCGAAAGTTGATGTCGAAGACAATCAGTTTTATGACCTAACGGTAGAAGATAATCACAACTATTTGTGCGGCAAGCAAACCTATGTGTTTATTCACAACACCGTTCTTCACCTCTTTACAGGCGAAAGAATTAGTTCGTGGAAAGCGGCAAGAGACATCGTGAAAAAGACCTTCTCTCATTATCAGTTACCTTACATCACGATCACGCCGACGTTCTCTATCTGTCCGAAACACGGATACATTGCTGGCGAACACAAGTTCTGTCCGCTTTGTGATGATGAACTAGTAGCTAAAAAGAAACACGAGAAAGCAAAATGTCAGAAGGTTGGGATTGGTAAATAACAACAAATACAAGGAGAAAACTAAATGGAAAACCAAAAAGAAGAAATTGAACTGAAAGACGAAGAGCGTCAACCTTGCGAAATCTATTCGAGAGTCATGGGTTATTACCGAAGCGTTTCTCAGTGGAATGAAGGGAAGCAGGGCGAGTTTGAAGATCGAGAATACTTCAAAGAATCTAAATGTCACTTAGACGAAGAAGAGTCTAAATAATCAAGAAGGGGCGTTTTGCGCCCCGTCCGTTTACCGACAATAAGGATAACAATGGTACAACGATATACAGAGATACCGAGTACGCAAAAAATTCGGGATTCTCTTCAGCCGATTCTGAACAACGACAAGACGGCTCTTTCTTGTAGCTCAGGTACGTCTTTTCCTTCTGCAAACATCGTTGAGGGAATGCTTTGTTATCGTACTGACGAGAAAAAGCTCTATCAGTTGATTGATGTTAACAGTCCCAAAACTGGCTGGGTTCTAATCGCTGATCTCAATGGCGAATTCAGACACATCGAGGGCGGAGAGGGCAATGCAATCGACTACACGGCCAAAGACTTAAACCTTTGGAACAAGATGCCTACTGGTTTCTATGAAGGAACCAATATGCTCAATGCTCCTGAAGGTGATACTCAATGGCGCGTTATTCAATTCAGACATGGTAACTCCGACGGTTTTGCAACTCAGATTGCTTTCGGCTTTACAAGCGGTTTGATGATGATTCGTCATCAAGCTGGCGGTGACTGGTCTGCATGGAACAGAGTTTTCGCAGGTTCTCCGACAGGTGCAGTTATTGAGGGCATGAACGCTGAGAAAGTTGGCGGTTATAAGTCCGGTAATGAATCAGGTCGGGTTCCCGTCAGCAACGGTACAGTCAACACCGATCTCAATGCGGATATGGTTGATGGTCACCACGCAGGTAACGGCGCAAATCAAGTCCCCGTCAGCAACGGCACGGTGAATCTGTCCTTAAACGCTGATCAGCTTGACGGCTATCACGCTGGCAATGGCGCTAATCAAATTCCTATCAGCAATGGCATTTTAAACAAGGGTTTGAATGCAGAAATGATCGGCGGATTTGCCGCAAAGGAATTTGTGAAGATTGCTGGTGACGGAAAAGTTAACGTCATTAACGCTAACTCTACAAACTCTCAAAGCGCCACAATTCAAAACGTGGATGGGTTTAATTACAACATCAATGTCACTCCAAGACAGACGACCACTAAAGATCACCTCTTAAGCGGAGTCAGTAGCGACACCTACGATTACTACAGAAACGCTGGCGGTAGCGGAGATTACGCAGGCACAAGAACAAGAATTTACATAAATACACTTCCAGAACTTGGCGGTAACGGCAATTACAGCATCAATACCATTCTCAAGGCGCTCGTAAAAGTCGCTCATTCTCACTCCGTCGTTAAAGAAGACTACCGCTACAACTGTAGATGTGATTGCGCTTGCGATTGCGACTGTGGCGACGACAACTGTTCAGAATAAAGATGCAAGAAAGACCTAGAAGACACATAATTTCAAAGATTTTCCCCTTTGATGTCACAAACTATGCGGCAGACAAAACACGTCTTGCTATGAGAGTTTTAGAGCCGATTTCTAAGCTCCCTGAAGAGACGCAGAAAGTCTTAGCAAAGAAACCCGCTCATAACATCAATCTTCTTCACTCTACTTTGCAGTTAGCAAGCAACAAAGCCCAACAAAATCTGCAAGAAGTGAATTTCACTTTCGAAATTGATGGCGTGCGCTATTTCATTCTGCTGGAAGAAGTGTTTGATAAGAACACTCACTTGCTTCGCAAATCTTGGCTTCCAATGGGCAACCTTGCTTTCGTCGTTAAGAAAGATGAAGGTGTGTTAACTGTCGTGGATACTCAGAAAGAGTCTTATGTCTCTCGGTTCAGATCGGCGTATCAAGCTCAGTTCATGGGTAGAACAAGCCTCGGACAGGTCTTTTGCCGTGACAAGAAAGATAATGTCGATGAATGCGCTATGAGCTTTGCTACAAAACCGAACGGCAAGATCATCACTAAGCTGAGAATCGACAAAGAGACAACCCCCGCTGGTTTTGTCAACGATAAAGTTGGAGCTTCTCGTTACCTCAACATTCTCCCGAGAATGACGGCTCCTGATCACTGCAAGCCTAATGAGTTAGTCACAATTCACGTCCAGTTCTATCAAGGCAACACCGATAACAAGATTACAGGTGTTAATTGGGATGGACTGGTTGTCGAAGCGGTTGATGGCTACGCACCTCATAAGAGAGTCAAGATTCGTGACGGTAAAGGTTCTTTCAAGGTTCGTGCGTTAGACCTTGAAGACGGCGACATCATGCGCATTAAGCTCAACACCAAGTGGTACACGGATAAGGCCGAATGTCAGATCAAAGTTCTTTCCAACCCTTAAACATTCTTTTTGGTTCGGCTTGTAATCTCAAGTGCGGTTATTGTCTGCAACAAGACGGCACACCAAAAGTCAACAAAAAAGCTGACTTGAACGACTTCATTCTGAAGTTTTGGGATTACTTAGACCGAACTAACAAGAAATTCTCTTCCGTGCATTATTGGGGCGGAGAACCCATGCTGTATTGGAAGAGAATCAAAGAGGTCTATAAGCTCATTGCCCCCTTTGTTGGCGCGAAAAGACATCGCATTACGACAAATGGAACTCTAATAACCAAAGAGTACGTTGACTTTTGCAATAACTATTCAGATATTTTTACCGTCGTTTCTTTCCATGATGGAAGAATTACCGACGATAAATGGAGATTGATTGGCAAGCTCAATCACTTCTCCATTGAGGCACTGATTCATCACAAAAGAGTCAGTCCGCTTGCACTAAGGGACGATTACGAAAGAATCTGTGACTTAATGGGCAAGAGACCGCCGATTGGTTTCGACATGATCAAAGCCAACGACGGATGTCATTCTGACTATTGGATGACAGAAGAAGACCTTTGTGATTACTTTGCGTCGATGATTCATATCTATGAATTGGCGAACATCAAGAAAGACCCGTTTTGTCAAGCCGTCATTGCTCAGTTTCTTTACCGTTATCGGAAAGACTTAAAGTACAAGGGAATCAAACCCAATCCTTGTGTTAACAATCACATTCTTTCAATTGACCTGTTCGGCAATACTTACAACTGCCACCATAACAACAGCCCAGAAAACATCACGGGCAACATTTTCAACCCCGACTTCATCCCACCAAAGCCAATTAGTTTCAACTTAAGTCGATTTTCAAGCACAACAGACTGCCGAAACTGTAAGACTTATCCATCTTGCGGTGGCGGTTGCTATACCTCTAATACGCATGAAATCGACTGCTTCTATTACAAAACAAGAGAAGAACTTGCAAAACTTTGGCTTGAAGAATTAGAAAAACATGAACGAGAAACTTCAAGAATTCGCCAAGATTTACAACGACCTTAAAAATTATCCTACTAACGTTGATGTCGCCTATCACTTCGGCATTAACGAGCGAACAGTTAGAAAAAGAGCCAGAAGAGCACGTGAAGAAGGCATTGAGCTTATCAAACGAGGAAAAGTTCCTTTAACTGAAGAAGAAACAATCTTCAGAGAGAATTACACAAAAGAAGACTGCATCGCAGAACTTCAGAAACTCCAAGAAGAGAACTACGGTAAATTCATTACTCGCACTTTCTATCGAAACGAAACCTACACTTCGGACTCTACTTGGAACCGCTACTTCGGCACCTTTGACGAATTCAAGCGTCAAGCAAGACTGACTCTGACCCGTGCCCAACAGCAGTTAGAAAAAGACATTGCTAAACACGCTTCAAGAGACTCGTACAGCTCGTTTAACGACGAAAGAAAGGGCTATGAAGGGAAGTACCTCAAACCTAACAACAATCGCTTTAAAACGATTCTCGTGGGTTCTGACTTTCATGACATTGAGTGCGATAAGTTCTTTTTAAGAACATTCTTAGATGTCGCTCAAAGAGCACAGCCTGATGTTATCTGTCTTGCGGGAGACCTCTTTGATCTTCCAGAGTTCGGCAAATACACGGTTGACCCAAGAGAATGGAATGTAGTCAACAGAATTGAGTTTGTACATAAGAACATTCTTGAGCCGATGCGAAAAGTCGCTCCGAACTCTCAGATCGACTTAATCGAAGGAAATCACGAATGTGTCTCTCTTGATACCGAAGTTCTGACAGATCACGGCTGGATTAAAGCCCCTGATCTTCGTTATGACATGAAGGTGGCAAGTTTCGTTCATTCTGAAGAAAAAGATCAACTTCACTTTGATCATCCGAAAGCATTAGCGGGAATGAAACTTGTGCAGTGTGTTCACGTCACGGGAACGCTGGCTAATGAGCTGATTTCGAAATCTCATAACATCTATATTGACGGCAAACTTCAGCCAGTTAAGAACTTCATTTCAAAGAATGTTCTTCAAAACCGTAAAACAAATTCTCTGAATTTGTCCTTTAATGAGTTGGTTCCTGACGAAGCCATCATTGCTATGGTCACTGGCAAAAGAAAGGTTGACTTCTTGATTCTGTCCAAACTCACTCCGAGACAGTTAAAACTTGCAGAAGAGCATCTTGAAGAAAGACCCTCTAAACACGGAAGACGCCTAATTGTTAATGACCCTAAGATTGCCGAAGCTCTTCAGTTGTCCTACATCTTCAATGGCGTTCCTTGTGTTTACAAAGAAGTTTGGGAAAGCAAAGGCTTTATAAAGAATTGGTGTTTGGTTCTTTTTACAAACACAACAACTTCCAGAGCGACAGTCAACATTGAAGAAGCTGATAGGCAGACCGTTGTTGCTGTTCAAACTATCGACGGTACTTTGATTACACGACGTAACGGAGTAGTGAATTTTACGGGTAATTGCCGTTTAATTAAGCACTTAGCAGAAGCAACACCCGCATTAAGAGCGGTGTTGTCTGATCTTCACGGCTTTACTATTCCGAAACTTCTCGGATTGGATAAGTACGAAGTCAATTACATTGCAAAAGCGGATTTACGGGCTTGGAGCAAGCGTGATGAAGAAAAAGAGATTGCAAATAACTACAAGGTTTATTACGACAGTTTCTTAGTACATCACTTACCGCAAGCTCGGAATATGGGAATGCCAGGATGTCACGGGCATCACCATAAACACATAGTTTGGAGTTCATTTTCTCCGACCTATGGCACATTCGAGTGGCATCAACTGGGTTGCGGACACAAACGAAGCGCAAGCTACTGTGAAGGAGAGCGCTGGGGGTTGGGTTTTGGCTTAGTGCATATTGATACTCAGACTAAAGCAACAAACTTCGAGTACATCCCCGTCACTGATTTTGCTATGGCTGGCGGTAAGTTTTATCAGCGTGATTTTGCAACCGAACCTCAATACTAATAATGACAAGAAGAAAAGAACAACCGTCGATAGAAGACCTTGGCAGACCCGACGTTAAACCGATTGAAGGTAAGACCGAGACTCAGAAGCGTTACATCAACGCCATTAAAAACTTCAAGCTGATTTTTGCAACGGGTTCTGCTGGCACGGGGAAAACTTGGCTGGCTACAGCTTTGGCCGCTCAAGCATTGTTAAACGACAGAACAGAGGGGATTATTCTTACACGACCCGCAGTTGAAGCGGGCGAGAGCTTAGGCTTTCTTCCAGGCGAAATTGAAGAAAAATTTGAGCCTTATCTTCAGCCTTTTAAGCAGGTTCTCTATGAACGTCTTGGTAAAGGTAAAGCCGAGTACATGATTAAAGCGGGAAAAATCAAAGCTATCCCGCTCGGGTACTTGCGCGGTCTCACATTCAAAAATTGCTTTGTAATTTTGGACGAAGCTCAAAACACATCTCCGACACAGATGAAAATGTTTTTGACTCGAATTGGCGAAAACTGCACGGTAGTAGTCAATGGCGATACTTCTCAGCAGGACATTAGAGGTGAGTCGGGTTTAACCGACGCTATCGAACGACTGAGCTACATTCCGAGCGTCAAGATCATTGAATTCAAAAAAGAAGACATTGTTCGCTCAGGTTTGGTACAAGAAATTGTCGAAGCGTATGAACAGCCAAAGAAGGATAATCGGCCATTAAAAGAGTACAAACGCTTCTACGAACGCAAGGAATATCCAGCTGCTCCATATATCCCTAATATCTCGCCAAATCCTTACGACCCTCCGTTGGGCGGTTGGACTTGCAAAATAACAGACAAAGAGGTGATAGCCAAAGAGGTAAAAACCGCCGAAGATCGTCTTAATGACAGCGAAAACCCGTTTAGTCGGTTCTTTCAAAACCACATTAAAAATCTAAGTCTGTAAACCGAAACTTGCTTAATCACCCCGCCAGTATTCAGCTTGGCGGGTTTCTTTTTCTCAAACTCTCAACGAAGCTCTCACCCTTATAATATATATAAATAAGAAATTACTTAATTTAAAGAAACATAAATAGGTGAGAGCTGGAGTGAAAACAATGATTCAAACGTTACTTCCTACTTGGTTGCAGACTACCTTCGGAGTGGACAAGTCCCTCGAAGAATGTGAGATTTTAATGATCTCTTCTTTTACGCCCCTTCAAAGAGCGAATGAAGCAGGTTTGTTTCGCTCGAAGTGGTTTGACTACCGTCGGCTCCATCCGATTCAAGCCGATTACTACTTTGCGGGTCAGTACAGAGAGCTTGCGGTGCGTTGGTTAGAGTTTACAGAAGGGAAAGCCTCAAGTCGCTACAGAAAGGGCGCAAGAACCAACTTTTTAGCGTCTAGGGAGAAGGTTTGCGTCAATCAGCTAAGAAGATGCGCTGATTCGATTGGATGCGAATACAGAGCGTTTTTAGAGGTTTTAGAAGGGTGTCTTAAAGAACTGCACAAACTCGAAGGAAAGTATTACCCAAGACCCGCTCAGTTTCTACAGTTGGCAAAAGATAAAGAATTGATGAATGCAATTAAAAGGGATTTTTGGCTGGGCGACGAAACGTTCTATGCAAAAGACCCGTTCTTTTCTCCCGCAAGGTTTATAGGACACGCAGATCAAATTGCTTATGAAAATTATCTTGTTTCTCGGGTCAAACGTACCGTTTCAAACTTTCAAAGAGAACTGCTTCTAGGAACAATTATGTACAAACACAATGCGCTGAGAATCGAAAAAGCATTACAAGAATTCGGGTTAACGATAGTACAAAACGCACAACGAACCTTTGTTTAAATAATAAGTAGGTAACTACTTAAGATATAATGTCTGTCATCAAAAAATGAGAAGAATAAATGACTGAAGAGGTAATCCCTACAACAACAGCAGACGGTACACCCATCAAGTACGAATTCGATGAAGAGTTTCAGCGAGCTTTGGTGGTGCTTGCGTTGCGCGATATCAATTTCATGCGTCGCGCAGACAGTCTGTTGTACCCACAGCACTTCGATTCCAACGCAAATGCGGTGCTGTGCAAGATTGCAAAGGATTTCTACAGTAAGTACAAAGCGCCCTTAGACGGCTCAATGCTTAAAGAAGTATTGAACGACTACAAAAAAACGAAAATCTTAAAAGAGTCGGATTTAGCAGAGATTATTCCCATACTAAAAGAGGTCTATACAAATTCGACGCCCCTTCCTCCTTCAGAACCGATTATTGACAAACTCTCCGAGTTTGCTCGAAGCAGTGCGGTTACTTGCGCCATTATGAAATCGGTCGATCTCATTGAGAAGCGAGATTGGGGAAAGATCGAGAAGGGTTTGAGAGATTCTCTTTCAGTAGGAGCAGAAGATGATTCCTCTATCTATGACTATTTCGCAGAAATCGACAAACGGACAACGATCAGAGAAAACGAATACGCAGGCTTTACACCTCCGAGAGGCATAACAACAGGCTGTAAACAACTTGATGATGTTCTTTACAGAAAAGGCTGGGGTAGAAAAGAGCTTTCATTGATTATGGCGCCCGCAAAGGGTGGTAAGTCAATGGCTTGTATTTACTTCGCAAAAGGGGCCAGTATTCACGGGTATAACGTGTTGTATGTAACGCTTGAGGTTGCAACTGACATCGTTTCTGCTCGTTTGGATGCTTGCGTTAGTGATACTGAAATACGCAAGTTGGCCGAGCATTCAAAAGAAGTTAAACGCAAGATTGAGTCTGTCGCGCAAAGAATAAAAGAAGAAGCGAAAAAAGAAAGGGAGAGGGCTGAGAAAGAGGGGAAAAAAGTTCTGTCATCCACAGGAATGGGCTTGTTGCATATCAAAGAATACCCTTCGGGTTCTTTGAAAGTCTCAAACTTAAGACGTTATCTTGAATCAGCAAGAAATAAGGGCGTTCAATATGACTTGATCTGCGTTGACTACGCTGATTTGATGGCACCCGAAGTTAAGTCGCCCAATCAAATTGAAAACTTCAGACAGATTTACGTTGATCTGAGAGCTTTAGCTTTTGAGTACAACTGCGCGATTCTGACCGCGACTCAGACGAACCGAGAGGGCGCAAAAGCAAAAGTTGCTGAGATGACGCACGTGGCGGAAGACTTTAACAAGATCAGAACCGCCGACATTGTGATTTCAATTAACACAACAAAAGATGAACGTTTAAAAGGCGAAGCTCGCTTACATTTTGTCGCAAGCCGAAACCAAGAATCAGGGATGACTTTAAGAATTAAGCAAGACATCCCAAAAATGCAGTTTATTTCGGGCGTTGTTGGGTGGGAACCCGAAGTTGCTTCTCCGTTGCCGCTAACGCCTGAAGATGAATCTGCAACTGGAATGCCCGAAGAGGAAGTGCATTAACCGTCATAAGGAGATGACTATGTTTCATAAATGGAGATCAATTGAGAACTATGAACGTATAGATAAAGACCTTTTGAACCAAGTCGAATGTGATCTTTTTTACGTAACAGAAAAATTGGACGGCTGTAACGTCTGTATTTGCAATAAACGTAAAGTCATTGACGAGCTTAATTGGAACGAAAGCTGGGTAGTTCGCTCAAGAAACGGAGGAGATTTTTCTGAGAATGCTGACGTTAAAGTTGCGATGAAAAAGATCGAGCCGTTCTTAGAATTTCTTCGTGTTGCTCTTCGGTATGACTGGAATCAAGATTTCCGAGAGTTCGTCATTTATGGAGAATTAGTTAATAGCAAACTTCTGCATAGAATTTGGTACGGCGACAAGAGCCCACAAATTAGACTTTTCGGTCTGAGTTTCTACAACCCCGAGCTTCTTCGTTGGGTTGACGCTACGATTAAGGAACTTTTTCTATATGCCTCTTGGTATTCTGAAATAAATAAAGCAGAGACTAAACAGTTTTTTGTACCGATACTAGGAGAGGCAATACAACTTTATGAAATCGACATTGACAAACTTCCGAAAAGAAGTCAATTGTCGATTGATGGCGCATTAGAGGGTTACGTTCTGCACAATGTTGATATAAAGGGACGTGGGATTCTTCCGCTTATCAAATGGAAAACCAAAGAATTCTCCGAGTGCATTGAAGGTTATTCTTCAAGAAGAAGCGCTGAAGTTACCGAACAAGAACAAGAGATCGGAAGGGTTCAAAAAGACTTCGCACGCTACTTTACGTTAAATCGAGCTTACTCAGTTCTCTCTAAACATTCTGAAGTTTCCATCAAAGACCTGTCTTCATTGTGCAGAGAGTTCTTCGATGACGCAAAAGAAGATTACCTAAAGGATCATCCTGAATTAGTCGGTCATCCAGACGAAAAGAAGATGTTTAAAGGCTCTTCTTCAGCGTTCTTGCTTCTAAAAGAGGCGATGAAAAATGTACAACAGTGACTTGGCCGACGCCATTGAATCTCTTGATATTGAGTATTGGCTCGATAGAGAAGGGATTCAATATCGCAAAACAACGGGTTCTCATGGCGTTCAGTTAAACATCAAAACTTGCCCTGTTTGCGGTGGCGGAAATTGGAAAGTCTATCTGAACGCCGAAACTGGTCTTGGCAACTGCTTTCATGGTGATTGTCAAGCTAAGTTCAATAAATGGAAATTCATCTGTGCTTATTTGGGCAATCTTTCTAAGAGACAGGTTGTTGATCACATTAAAGCCGTCTCTGAAGAAACGGGCTGGAGACCAAAGAAAGAAGTTAATCATGCTCAAGAGAATGTATTTGAAAACACTCGGTTTTTTATGCCCGAGATGATTGACATTGCAGACGCTATAAGAAAGCACGGCAGTGGTTTTAGAAGCGCCAAATATCTCTATGACCGAAACATCACTTTTGAGTCGATTGAATACTTCAAACTTGGAGACTGCCTAACTGGTTACTTTCAGTACCGCAAAGCAGATGGCAACATCGGTTATCAAGACTATTCGGGAAGAATCATTATTCCGATCTTTGACATTGACGGAAAGACAGTGACTTTTCAGGGAAGGGACTATACGGGAGAAAGCCCGAAACGTTATTTGTTCCCGCCCGGACTAAATGCGACGGGAACTCTCTTCTATAACGGTTGGAACTTTGATGGTCATGATCAGATCGTGATCGGCGAAGGAGTTTTCGATTGTATTGCAATCAGACAGGCTTTCAAGAAAGAATTAGCGCTCAACAAAGTTCTTCCAGTCGCTTCATTCGGAAAGCACATTTCGTTGAGTAGCGGAGGGCAGATTGATTACCTCAAAAAACTGCGTGATAAAGGACTTAAAGTCTGCACATTCATGTGGGACGGAGAAGTTGAGGCTTTAAAAGACGCCGTGAAAACCGCTTTAGAGGTCGCAAAACTAGGATTGACAGTGCGTGTCGCTACTTTACCGAAAGATCGAGACCCTAACGAATGCACACCCGAAGAAGTTATCAAAGCATTTTGGGAGGCAGTACCTATCAACAGATTGTCAGCAATCAAATTCCTGCTTTCTTTAAATTAAAATATAAGTAGTTAACTACTTATGAAGGTAATTATGAATTTCGACAACATCAAATTTGACGGTGAGTCGATAAATCAAAAGATAGATCGAGAATTTAACGACCACACCCCAAGTGAATACGGCATCATTTCCTACTGCGGTTTTGATAGATCAAGCTGGGAATCAAGAATGATGTTTCAAGAATTGAGAAAAGCAGAAAAAAGGGAGAAAAAAGAAAATGGAAAACGTCACTAAGATTACAAACAGCGATGTTTTAAAAATCAATCAGATTTTTGATTCATTAGCAGAAAACGGCTCAAGAAAAGTTAAAGAAGAGATTTTGAAAAACAACTACAGTTATTTACCGCTGTGGCAAGTTTTTAATCTGTCTTTAAATCCGTTCTTCAATTATTACAACGTCTCTGAGCATTTAATTCCAGAAGAAGAATCAGATAAAATTCGTGGTTATTCCATTGACGATATTTGTTCAAGAATTAACAACGGTGAAATCAATTTAAACACTGACGATGGAGTAAAACTTTTCTCTGCTCTTTATTGGGGCAGTTCAAAAGAAGCTCAGAGAATCTTAAAAGGAATTGTCGATAAAGACTTGCGCGTTGGAGTCGGAGCAAAAACACTGAATAAAGTGAAAGCTCACGCGGTTTCAATTATTCCTTATATGCGTTGTAGTCTGCCGTCGCAGGTTCCTTTTGAAAAGATCAATTGGGGTCAGGGCGTCATTGCTCAAGAAAAATGCGACGGTATGTTTATTAACGTGAACAACACCGACAAGGGTCTTGAGATGTATTCCCGCACTGGCAATAGATTCAAGTACGAGCTTTTATTCCCTGATGTTCCTCAAGAAGTTCTGATGCTCGGTCTTGTTAAAGACTCTCAGTCTCATGGAGAGTTGTTGGTCGTCAACAAGAAAGACGATATGGTTCTGTCAAGAGAAGAAGGTAACGGCATTTTGAATTCTGTTCTCTCTGGAACAGCAATGCCGAAAGAGTATTACGCCCGTATCGTCATTTGGGATTCTGTACCGCTTGATTATGCCCTCGAAGGTATAGAGTGCAAGATTGGCTATAAAGATCGTTTCTTGAAGATGACTGCTGAGTACAAGGCGGCTCTTGCTTATCTTACTGAATTGCCATTCGAGCATGACTCTGAAGATAAAGCTAATCACTTTGTAAGACATCTTCAGGTTGTACCCACTAAGAAAGTACATAACTTCGCCGAAGCTCAAGAGTTCTATTCCAGTATGCTCAAGCAAGGCAAAGAAGGTGCAATTCTCAAGACTTTCGACGGCACTTGGAAAGATGGTACCTCTAAATGTCAGATCAAAATGAAGCTCGTTGTTGACTGCGACTTAAAGATCGTCGGTTACGAAGAAGGAAAGGGCAAGTACGAAGATTCAGTTGGTTCGGTAGTAGCTGAATCAACTGATGGATTGCTTCAGGTTTCCGTCTCGGGTTTTGATGACGCAACACGACAGCTCATTCACGAAAACCGAGAAGGTTTAATTGGAAACGTCATTACCGTTCGGTTCAACAACATCATGGAGCCGAAAGAAGAGGGCGAAAAATACTCTCTGTTCTTACCGAGATTTGTTGAATTCAGAACCGATAAAACAGAAGCCGATTCTTTAGAGCGTGTAAAAGAACAACTTCAATCAGCGATTAAGAGCGCTTAATGGAAAAAGAAGAAAAGAAAGAACCCGAAGAGCAGAGAGAATTCAGCGACGAAGTTCAGGCACTTCTTGCAATTGATAGGAACTTAAAAATCAGCAAAAGAACGCTTTTGATATTTATAATTGCTTCGCTTATATTTTGCGGTGATATTAAATATTGGAGCTTCGTCGTTTTATTTAACTTAGCTTTGTATTTGCTGGTTGAAAACTTTCAAGCAAGGGTTAAAGAAGAAATGTACTCTTCGGTCAGATTTCAGTATGAAGTCAATAATCGAATTTGCGTTTCTAAAGAGACTTTAAATAATGCCTTTAGAGTTGAAGTTTCTCATTATTACCGAGACTTGGTTAAACAGAATGAAGAGCTTTTGAAATTTAAAAAACAGTCTCAAAAAACAATGATGAATCTGAACTTAGAAAATCAGGCATTGTTTGAAGAACTTAGTAAGAACAATTAAAGGAAACGGGGCTTTTGCCCCGTTAATTTTATTTACTGTATTTAGAAAATACTTCTTTTCGTTTTCTTTTATGAAAGGAAGTGTTCTTCATTATTGGGATGGTTATGTCAAATTCAATTTTCTTCATCCAGTCGTACATTTTTTCCAATTGTGTCTTTTCTCCATAAACATCAATTGTAATAACGCCCGATGTATGTCCTACAATAGATTGTCTAACCTCAAGAGGAACGTCAAGACGTTGCATTTCTGTGATAAAAGTATGTCTAAAGCTATGAAATACTTTTCTTCTTGAGTTGTCTGAAGTAATTTTAAGTTTGTCTAGGTATTTTCCGAACCAAACGCTAATATTGTTAGAAGGCCTTTTATGATACAGAGAAGTGTTCTCTGGAAATAAAATTGAATAGCCTTCAGATTTTACTTGCTCACAAAATTCTTTAAATCCAAGCTCTAATATTTTAGGATGTATTGGAATTTTACGAATAGATGATTTGTTTTTAATCAATTTATCTTCTGAATTATCTATATTAAAATAGGGAATGTTAACGTCGAAGATAATATCATTCAAACGCAACTGCAATATTTCCGCTACTCTTGCGCCTGTATATAAAGCAAGCACACAAGCCCAATAATAAAAACTTAAAAATTTAGAGCTTTGTATCAACTCTTCAGAAAATATTTTTTGTAAATCGCTTGTTGTGAAATTTGCATAATTATTCGAGTCAAATGTTCTTGGAGGTCGAGGATATAAATCTGATTTGATAGGATTTGAATCAAGTAAGTTTTGGTTGACAAGAAAGGCAAAATAGCTTTTTAACCTGCCAGTGATATTTTTTGAAGTTCCATAATTTCTCGGATGTTTCCCCGCTTTAAGTATGGTTTGAATATCTAATTTATTATCATACTCAGAAGGAAGCGAGAATATTATTTTAATGACCTGTCTCATAAACTTTGTGTTTATGTCAGACAATCGACTTTCTCCGAGAATTAAAGAAAATTCATTAAAAGAATAATTAACTCCACGAATAGTTTGCGGAGAATAATTCATTCTTTTCATGTAAGACAGATATTCTTCTTTTCTGGAAAGAATTAACTCTGAATCGAAAAATTCAATTTTTTTATTTTCAGACGAGGTTTCTTTAGGTTGCCCTTTAAGCTCTTTTATGGCATTAACAACTTCTTGTGTTTCTCCTTCAAGAGTCATTTTCATATCACCGATCACTACGCTTGCCATGAAGTTCAAACATAGGTCGGTAGATTTAGTTGATGTTTGTCGGAACATGATTTTTTTGTTTTCCCTTCTGGCATTAATAACTAAGTAACTACTTAATTTTAACAAAGGGTCAGCCTTGATGATAGCTTCAGCCAGAGATTTTGTTCCGAGTGATATTAAAAAATCTCTGGCTGATCTTTCCGCTTTTACATCCGCTGGTATCGTTTTTCGGAAGTAGTAATATCCGTTTTTTCGCCTGACAATGCCCTTCAT